CGCCACTTCCATTACCCGCAAGTGGTAGTTTTACCGCATACGAAGATTTAACCAAAGAACAAGTATTAAGTTGGATTCAAGGTATCGTTGTAGAAAATTATCTTGACCACGTACAAGAACAAATCATTAAGCAAATCACCAAGAAGAATGACCCATGGGTGGATGTCACAGAAGCTCCTTGGGGTGGTACACTTGGTAGCGGACCAGCTGCCCCCGCCACAGGAGAATAATAAACCATGGCAATCACATACTCAGTAAAAATCAATGGTGTTCGTGTGCAATCACAAGACACCCTCACCGACGTGGTGAAACAAGTGGATGCTTCCATGACAGGTACAGATGGAGAAGCATCATTCACACTTCCATTCCAAGTTCAACTTCCTGAAGCTGATGCTGAAACATTCACAACATTTGCTTCGTTAACAGAAGCACAACTTGTGGCTTGGGTGGAAGCTGAAACTGAAAAACTGGAATCCATCAAGGCACACATTGCGTTAGTAGTAGAAAAAGAAGTGGAGAAGTTGGCATTGACACAAAAGCCACTTCCTTGGACTCCCGCTGAACCCGAAGCACCCACTGGCTCATCACCAGAAGCAGAATAATTCTGGTTATCCATGGACTTGACATTTCCATCGGATGTTGTTACATTACAATATATTTCTGAACCTTATTCATTAACACGGAGTGAAAACATGAAGTTAACGAACCAACAGATGTTAGATGTATTTGCAGGATTGAACACGCTATCCAACGAGAAGTTCGCCGCCAAGCTGTCTTGGAAGATTCAAATGGCACGAACCACTCTTCAACCATTAGTGGAAGCTCTTGACAAGTTGATGGCAGAAGTCAGAACCAAGTATGCCATCAAGGATAATTTGGGTGAAATCATCCCAGCCAAGAATGACAAGGGTGAAGATATTCCCAACACCATTCAGATTGCCCCTGAAAACATCGTGGCAGCAAATGATGAATTGATGGGTCTGATGAAGACCGAAGTGGAAGTCTCCAACGTGTCATTGTCACTTTCTGATTTCCCAGAAACATTGGAAATTTCTCCCAATACTCTCGCCGCCCTAAGCCCAATCATCACGGCTGAGTAAGAAATTTCGTAAAAATGGTGGGTGCTATTACTAGTTCGTATAAATAGTCTAGTAATAGCACTTTCCTTTTTATGGTGAGGGACCATGGCAATCACCACACGTCAACAATTAAAAGATTATTGCCTTCGTCGTTTAGGATATCCCGTGATTGAAATCAACGTGGATGACGACCAAGTGGAAGATAGAATACAAGACGCCATTGATTACTGGAATGAATATCATTTCGATGGCACAGAACGTGTCTATCTGAAGGCACAAGTGGAAGCATCTGTTCTCAGATTGTCCACGATTTTTGCATCCCAATTCACCTTGGGTGAAACCATCACAGGTGCCACTTCAGGTGCCACGGCAGAAGTGTATGCTGTGAAATCCAGCAATCAACTGAAGGTTCGAAATGTCAGCAAGGCATTCAGCAATGGTGAAATCATCACAGGAACCACGTCTGGATTCTCCACCACATTACATGCCACCACCGCCTACACAGAAGGCAGTTGGACATCAGGAGCATTTGATGTGTCTGATGCCGTCACAGGTGTGGTTCGTGTGTTCCCTGTGGGTGACTCAGGTAGCACTCGCGCCAACACCAACATCTTTGATGTGGTGTATCAGTTCCGGCTGAATGACATGTACAATCTGCTATCCTCAGATGTCATCTATTACAATCAAGTGAAGATGCATCTGCAATTGTTGGATGACATGTTTGCCGGGTCACGCACCTTTCGTTTCAACAGAAAGCAAGACAAAATCTATCTGGATGTGAACATGGATGACATCTTTGATGATGGTGATTACGTCATCTTTGAAGTCTATCGTGCCTTGGATCCTGAAGAATGGACTGAAGTGTACAATGACATGTTTCTTCGTCGTTATGCCACCTCCCTCATCAAGCGTCAATGGGGTGAGAACATGAAGAAGTTTGGGGGAATGCAACTTCCAGGTGGTGTGACATTGAATGGTCAAATCATCTTTGATGAAGCCTTGGCTGAAATCACACAACTGGAAAATGAAATGCAATCACGCTACGAACTTCCCGTAGATTTCATGGTGGGCTAACATGGCCACCAATTTCTATTTTCAGGCAGGCAACACATCTGGCACCACCAATGAACAACGGCTTCTTGAAGATTTAATTATCGAAAGCATCAAGATATTTGGTCATGATGTCTACTATCTCCCACGCACCTCCATCAAACAAGATGATATTCTAGGCGAGGACATCCTCAGTCAGTTTGACCATGCCTACCCTGTGGAAATGTACATCAAAAACGTTGATGGCTGGGAAGGTGACAATGAATTGTTCACCAAGTTTGGTATTCAAACCACACATCAGGCCACATTTGTGATTTCTCGCCGTCGGTGGGAAGAAGTGGTGGGAAGCAATCCTGATGAATTCCTGCAACTGCCCAATCGTCCTGCTGAAGGAGATTTAATTTATCTCCCCAAAACCAACAGCATGTTTGAAATCAAGTTTGTGCAACATCTGGATCCCTTCTATCAACTAGGCAAGTTTCACATCTACAGCATGCAATGTGAATTGTATCAATACAGCTCTGAACAATTCAACACAGGCGTAGAGGACATTGATGCCTATGATGATGCACTATCACAGAATGTGTTTGATTATCAGATTCTTCTGCAAACAGGAGACAGATTGTTGACACAAACAGGATACAGCATCATCAAGGAAACCTATGCCACAGGCACCAATGCACCATTCAGTGACAGTGAGGACTTTGAAACCGAAGGCAAAGACATCCTGGATTTCACAGACATCAATCCTTTTGGTGAATATTAATGTTTCGTAATCAACACTTCTATCATCAGCACGTTAGAAAGGCCATCATCGCATTTGGCACCTTGTTCAATGGCATCTATGTTCGTCGATTGGATGACAGTGGAGATGTCACGCAAAGTCTGAAGGTGCCATTGAGTTATGCCCCCAAGCAGAAGTTCATTGACAGAATTCGTGAAGTACCAGAAATTGATGAAACCAGAAAAGGTGTAGCCATCACATTGCCCCGCATGGGATTTGAAATCACCACGTTCAACTATGATGCCGCACGAAAATTAGCCATCACACAGAATGTTCGTGCCGTGGAAACACCTGGTGTCACCAATACAGGTGTTCGCCATGCTTTTGTGTCCACACCTTACAACATGGGCATCAGCATGAGTGTGTTTGCCAAGAATCAGGATGATGGATTGCAAATCATTGAGCAGATTCTTCCCTACTTCAATCCAGATTTCAATGTCACGGTGAACATGATACCTGAACTGGGTGTGAAAAATGACTTACAAATCATTCTGGATAGCATTGACTACCAGGATGAATGGGAAGGAAGTTTCGACAAACGATTGAGCGTCATCTGGAACTTGAACTTCACCATGAAGTTGAACTTCTTTGGATATGTCTATGACAGCAACTTCATCAAGACAACAATTCAGAAGATATATACAGATGACACCCTGGTGGATGATTCCACCCCAACCAACAGTTTGGTGGGAACAAAAATCACCACCACCGTGGATCCCAGCACTGCCACACCGTTGGACACTTACAATTATGTACAGGAATTTGAAGATATCTTCACAGGTGAATAATGTTTGATAATCTTGATGACAAGTTCAATGTGGTTCACACCACACCTGAACAACTTGAAAAATTCACAACCACGCCATCAGAGGATGATGCTGCCCATGCCCGTGAGACTCTTCGGACTCTGATTGACAAAGGCAATGAAGCCATTGATGGCATTCTGAACATTGCCAAGAACAGTGACCATCCTCGTGCCTATGAAGTGGCGGGACAATTGATTAAAACGGTGTCTGATACTGCCAAAGACCTTCTGGAAGTGCAAAAAAGAAAGAAAGACTTGGACAAGGACGACAAGCCGAAAATTCAAACTCAAAACAATCTGTTTGTGGGCTCCACACATGATTTGTTGAAGGCGATGAAACAGGCTCAACAACCTATAGAATCTCTAGATGATGGAACAGGAAAGTAGTTATCATGGTAATCCCAATTTAAAGTCCATTGGGTTACAATTACAATTCACGCCGGAACAAGTTCAAGAAATAGTCAGGTGTCAACAAGACCCCATCTATTTCATTGAAACCTATTGTCACATCGTGTCATTGGACAAAGGCTTGATTAAGTTCAAGTTGTATGATTGTCAGAAGAAAAAAGTGGAAGTCATCCTGAACAATAGAAAAGTGGTGTTGATGGAAGGTCGTCAGCAAGGCAAGACCATCACATCTGCTGCCTGTATTCTTTGGTACACGTTGTTTCAAGAAAGTAAAACTGTTGCCATTCTTGCCAACAAAGGCAGTGCCGCTCGTGAAGTGTTAGATAGATATCAAATCATGTATGAACATCTTCCCATCTGGATGCAACAAGGTGTTCGTACTTGGAACAAAGGTAATGTGGAACTGGAAAATGGTAGCAAAGTGTTCACTGCCGCCACCACAGCATCTGGTATTCGTGGTAAGTCTGTGAACTGGTTGTACATTGACGAAGCTGCCATCATCCCCAACAACGTGGCAGAAGAATTCTTTGCTTCTGTGTATCCCACCATTTCTGCTGGTACCACCACCAAGATTCTGCTGACATCCACCCCTCTGGGATACAATCATTTCTGGAAGTTCTGGAATGAGGCAGAGAAAGGCAAGAACGGCTTCGTGAGTCATTTCATCCCTTACTGGGAAATTCCAGGACGTGATGAAACTTGGGCGGAAGAACAACTCCGAACATTGGGAGAAGTGAAGTTCAATCAGGAAGTGTTGTGTGAGTTTCTGGGATCCAGTAACACGTTGATTAATGGCAGAACTCTGGCGCAGATGAGTAGCATGGACCCCATTTATCAGAATGACATGGGATTGATGTTGTATGAAGAACCATTGAAAGACAGAACCTACGTGATTACCGTGGACGTGGCGCGTGGTGTGGGTGGTGACTACTCAGCGTTCACCGTTATAGATGTCACGGAAACTCCTTACAAGCTGGTGGGTAAGTTCAAGAACAACACAATTGCTCCCATGTTGTTCCCTAACGTGATTCACAAAACTGCCAAAGATTACAACAATGCCATGATTCTGGTGGAAACCAATGACATTGGAGGTCAGATTGCTGACATCTTGTATGCTGAACTGGAGTATGAAAACATCTTGGGGACAGTGAAGGAGAACAATCAAACCTACATCAGTCCAGGATTCTCCAAGTCCACTACATTGGGTGTTAGAACCACCAAGTCTGTGAAACGCACAGGGTGTTTTGCCATCAAGAGCCTACTGGAAGAGAAAAAACTAAATATATTTGACGCTGATACCATCCATGAATTCTCCACTTTCATAGAAAGGAATGGGAGCTACATGGCGGATGAAGGGTATCATGATGATTTGGTGATGACATTGATTCTGTTCGGGTGGTTGACCACCAATCAATATTTCCGCGAACTCACGGATGTGAATGTTCGTGAGCGCCTTTACAAGCAACAGATGATGCAAATCGAGGATGAATTGACTCCTTTTGGATTTGTGAATGATGGTTCTGAAGAAACCATGTTTGTTGCTGACAATATTGTTTGGTCCACCGACCAAAATTTGCCATGGAAACGGGATATAGATTCATAAACTTATAAATATTTTCAACTAACTTTTGCAATAGACTTATACAGTCTTTGAAAATATCACATCATAGGAGATTAACATGGCATTTCAACTTTCGCCAGGCGTTCTAGTTGTTGAAAAGGACTTGACCAATGTTGTTCCTGCTGTAGCCACATCAATCGGTGGTTTCGTAGGTGACTTTCAATGGGGTCCAGTTCTTGAACCAACAACCATCAGTTCAGAAATTGAATTAGTAAAGACCTTCGGGAAGCCAAATGACACAACATTTGCAAGTTTCTTCTCAGCAGCCAACTTTCTAAGCTACTCAAACAACCTTAAAGTGGTTCGTGCTGTAGGTTCAGCCGCTCGTAATGCTGTGGCTTCAGGCACTGCTGTTCAAATCAAGAATGCTGAACAATGGGAAGCATCTTATGCATCAGGTCAAGGGGCTGTAGGTTACTTTGCTGCCAAGTACCCAGGTGCATTAGGCAACTCATTGAAGGTGTCTATGGCTGACAATTCAGCCGGTGCATTTGCTGGTTGGACATATGCAGCAGAATTCGATTACACACCTGGCACATCAACATTTGTCAGTGGTCTAAGTGGATCAAATGATGAACTACATCTTGTCGTGGTGGATGAAGATGGTTTAATCTCAGGTACTCCTGGAACCATCCTTGAAAAGTACACTGGCATTTCCAAGGCAGCTGATGCCAAGACTGCAGAAGGTGCATCCAACTACTGGCAGACGGTGTTGGAAGGCTCCAAGTACATCTGGTGGATGGATAATCCAGCTGGAACCAACTGGGGTAGCAATGCTGCTGGTACCACATTTGATGGTCTAGGTACTCATAGTGCATCATTGTCAGGTGGTGTATCCACCTCACCTGTTGCTGGTGATGTCATCACAGGTTACGATGAATTCGCCAATGCAGAATTGGTTGATGTGAACTTGTTGGTGATGGGTCCACACAATGCCACTGTGGCATCAAGTGTCATCACGATTGCTGAAGACCGCAAGGATTGCATGGTGTTCATCTCACCTGAACTTGCTGATGTGTATAACAATGCAGGTAATGAAGCCACAGATGTGGTGGCTTTCCGTAACACACTAACATCCACTTCCTACGCTGTGTTGGACTCAGGTTGGAAGTATCAATACGACAAGTACAACGACAAGTATCGTTGGGTGCCATTGAACGCTGACGTGGCAGGTCTCTGCGCTCGTACCGACACTATTGCTGACCCTTGGTTCTCACCAGGTGGGTTGAATCGTGGTCAAATCAAGAACGTAGTGAAGTTGGCATATTCACCAGACAAGGCAGACCGTGACACACTGTACAAGAAGGGTGTGAACCCTGTGGTGTCATTCCCAGGTGAAGGCACTGTACTCTTTGGCGACAAGACACTTCTTAGCAAGCCATCAGCATTCGACAGAATCAATGTTCGTCGTTTGTTCATCGTACTAGAAAAGGCCATTGCCACAGCAGCCAAGTACCAATTGTTTGAATTCAATGACGCCTTCACACGTGCTCAATTCCGTAATTTGGTGGAACCATTCCTCCGTGACATCAAGGGTCGTCGTGGTGTCTATGACTTCCGTGTAATCTGCGATGAAACCAACAACACAGGTGATGTGATTGATGCCAACCAGTTCGTGGCTGACATCTTCATCAAGCCTGCTCGTTCCATCAACTTCATCACACTGAACTTCGTTGCCACACGTACTGGTGTCGCATTTGAAGAAGTGGCTGGCGCCTAATCAATAACTATCTAGGAGAACACAATGGATATTTCGCAATTCAAGAACAAATTAGGCGCAGGTGGTGCACGTCCAAACCAATTCCTAGTGACACTAACTTTCCCTGCTGCTGTTGGAGCAGGTGCAAGTGATGACTCACTACTTGTAACATCTGCAGCTCTACCCGCATCAAACGTCAACCCCACCATCGTGCAATATCGTGGTCGTGAAGTGAAGATGGCCGGTGAACGGACATTTGATCCATGGACCATAACCGTGTTGAACGACACATCAATGAAGATGCGCCAACTGTTTGAACGTTGGTCCAACCTCATGAACAATCGTGTGGACAACGGCGGCTCATTGGCACCAGCTACATATATGTGTGACCTGGAAGTGTCACAACTGGACCGTAATGATGCCATCATTCGCACCTATAAAATCTTTAACTCATTCCCAATTACTGTTTCTGAAGTGGCATTGGCCTACTCAGCAAACGATGTGATTTCAGAATTCAATGTGACGTTCCAATACTCACATTTTGAAGTGACACCTGTTTAATCTTTAACAAGGTAGAAATATTATGGAAATTTTTGGGTATTCAATAAAGCGGAAGGAACCGGTACAAACTGAACGTTCATTTGTACCACCTTCTGATACTGAAGGGGCACTGGACACCATCAAGGCAGGTGGCTATTATGGCACCTATCTGGATCTGGAAGGTGCAGCAAAAAATGAATCTGAACAAATCAAGCGCTATCGTGACATCTCATTGATGTCTGATGTGGACATGGCCATTGATGATGTGGTGAATGAAGCCATCGCCAATCTGGACAATGAACAAATCGTGACCATTGACCTGGAAAAAGTGAAAACCACGGCATCTGTGAAGAAAAGCATTGAAAATGAATTCAACACATTGTTGGAGATGTTGCATTTCAAAGACAAAGGTCATGATTATTTTCGTCGGTGGTACATTGATGGTCGTATCTATTTTCACAAGGTGATTGATACTGCCAAGCCTAAACAAGGCATCACAGATATCAGATACATTGATCCAAGAAAAATCAAAAAGGTACGAAACGTCAACAAAGAAAAAGATGTGAAAACTGGCGTGGAGTTTGTGAAGAATGTGGAGGAGTACTTCGTGTACAATGAGAAGGGCCTTCACATGACTCAGAATGTTGCCGCATCTGTGAATGTTCAAGGATTGAAAATCACAAAAGATGCCATCTGTTACACCACATCAGGATTGTATGATGTGGACAATCAAATGGTGTTGAGCTATTTACATAAAGCCATCAAGCCTGCCAACCAACTTCGCATGATGGAGAACGCTTTGGTGATTTATCGGTTAGCCCGAGCACCAGAACGCCGTATCTTCTACATCGACGTGGGCAATCTTCCCAAGTTGAAGGCAGAACAATATCTGAAGGACATCATGAATCGTTATCGCAACAAGTTGGTGTATGATGCCAACACAGGTGAGATTCGTGATGACAAGAAGACCATGAGCATGTTGGAAGACTTCTGGTTGCCTCGTCGTGAAGGTGGTAAAGGAACAGAAATTTCCACCTTGCCAGGAGGACAGAATCTTGGTGAGATTGCTGACATTGAATATTTTCAACGTCACTTGTATCAGGCATTGAATGTTCCCATCTCACGATTACAACAGCAAGCCGGATTGAACTTTGGTCGTGCTGCTGAAATCACCCGTGATGAATTGAAGTTCACCAAGTTCATTGGCAAACTTCGCAGACAGTTCTCACAAGTGTTCAGTGACCTGTTGAAAACACAATTGATTCTGAAGGGTGTGTTGACGGAACAGGATTGGAAGGAGATGTACAATGATGTGGAATATCGTTTTGCTCAAGACGCCTATTACACAGAAAGCAAAGAACAAGAAATCATTCGTTCACGAGCTGAACTAGTAGGACAAATGGATCCCTTCGTAGGCAAGTATGTCACGAAGAAATACATTCAAAAGAACATTCTCCGCTTCACTGATGAAGAAATCGAGGACATGGAGAAAGAAATGGAAGCCATGGCTCCTGAACCTGAACCGAATACACCTCAAGACATCAATTCATAACTCCTTAGGAGATAGATATGGAAAATATAAACGAAAACGTTCTTGATTTAATTGACCACATTGATAGTGGTGATGCCATGGAAGCTGAAAAAGCCTTCAACAACATTTTGCAATCACGTGTGGATGAATTGTTAGATGCCTACAAGCAAGATGTAGCCACCAACATGTTCAACACAGAACAATGTGCTGATTGTGAAGAACAAAATGAAGAAGTTACTAATGAAGCCTTGAAGGGCGGCCAACACAAGATTGATGCCAACAAGAATGGCAAAGTGGATGCTCATGACTTCAAGTTGCTTCGTGGCAGAAAAACAGCCAAGACAGAACGTACAGACAGCGCACTTGCCAAGAGAGTAGAGCACAACAAGAAGAGCATGAAGGAAGAAGCAGGTGTTGAAGAATCTGTGGCAGGATTAATTGGTGCTGGTGTTGGTTTAGCTATGGCTGCTAGAGGAGCCAGTCGTGCAGCAAAAACTCCTTTGTCAGGACCACGTTCTGGAACTAAAAACTACTTGAAGAATTTTGCCAAGGGTATGGTAGGTATGAAGGACAAGCCCAAACCCAAGAAGAACGTGAAGGAAGAAATGGAACTAGATGAAGCTTCCTACTCAACCAAAAAGCCAGGCAAGATGTTCAGCAAGATTGCCACCAAGGCTGCCAGAAAGTATGGAAAGGAACGTGGCGCCAAAATTGCAGGCGCCGTACTCGCCAAGCTCCGTAAGAAAGGAAAGTAAAAATGAACGAAGCCAAGATGACTGACGCTGACATGAAGCAGCGGGAAAAGATTGTGAAGTCCATGAAGAATAGCTTCAAGGATTTTCGCAGACGTTATGGTGCTGATGCCAAGAATGTGATGTACGCCACAGCCACCAAGATGGCCATGAAGGAAGACCTTCAAGGGTCATCTGTGGCAAAAGTTCCTTACCGAGAACTGGACATGGACAATCTGGTGCAAGATGCCATCAAAGACATTCCTGAAGATGATGGACCACACACCAGCAGCATTGGTGACATGGATGCCATCAACTTTCAAACTGTCGCCAAGCCTGAAGATGTGGTGAATCAACCCAACAATGAAGGCAATCGTGAATCCACAGCTGTGACATCCACCAGAAAAACTGGCAAGCCATTCAAAGCCATTCGTTCACGTGGTCCAGGTAGTTATGGTGCTGAAGATTTGTCAGGTGCCGTGGCTTCAGTAGCCATAGGTGAAGCCGTGAAGGATGAAGCTGACAAGGGTGAATATGATTACGAAGGTGACATGGCCAAGTCCTCACTTCGCACTATCATTCGTAACGCAGAAATGATGCATGACATGTTGGGAGAAGATACCAATCTTCCAGAATGGGTGCAAAGCAAAATCACCTTGGCAGAAGATTACCTTGTGTCAGCAGCACAATACATGCAATCAGAAATGTCAGAAGAAGTGGAACTGGATGAGGGTAAGTGGGATTATCCAAAACAATTGACACAAACAAAAACTACATCGCAAACTGGTAGTACAAATGCCGCGGACAATAGAGCACGTAGAAAAGCCTTCCGCAAAAAGGTTAAGGCAGCTGCACATAAGAAATTAATGAGTGGGATGAAAAATGAAGAAGTGGAACTGGATGAAATTTCTTCATACACAGCTAGTCGGGCTGCTGACAAATCTTGGTTTCAAGGCAATCATCATGCCGCCACCAATCATAGATTCAATGACAGAAAACTACGCACTGTTGCTGGTGACGGCTCGAAGCGAGCCGATGGTAAGTTAGGAGACAAGTCTCATGCCAAAGCCAAGTCGCAACTTAAAAAGTTTCAGGATTACGCCAGAAAAAGACGTAATCAAGAACTAGTGGCCAAGCACCCCAATCTAGCAAATGAACCACGTTACCAAGACCGAAATCCTCGCGAGCGCACAGAAGAATACAACCCCACACCTTTCAGAAACACAGAACGTGGCGTACGTGGCAGCAAGCCTAATGGTCAACTACGGGGAACTAACAGCAGACAATTCTTCCGTCCACCTGAAGGCTTCACCAAGAAGGGTATTGAAAAGGGTGGCGGTATAAAGACCATGTATCATTACAAAGGCAAGAGCAACACACCTTCAGGTGCCACCATGAAGATGGGTGGTGTCACAGTGCCCATGGGCAAGACACCCACTAAGCGCCGTGTGAAGGAAGAACTAGGACTGGAAGAAAACAAATATAGCCTGCCCGCAGGTTCCACTATGAAAGGGAATGCACCTGTGAAGCCTAAAAGCTATCTGGAAAAGCGTTTCGGTCATTTGAAGCCAGGGGAATCAGCTTCTTTGAAGGGTGACCCAAAGAAGGTCATGAACAAGACCAATGAAGAACAAGAACAACAGGTGGAAACACCTAACGGGAGTAATAACTAATGGCAATAACCGTACTTAAAAATACACCCATTCATGCCGTTGTTGCCGTGTCAGGTGCCAGTGCAACAGAAACCATCAACTTGGCCACCACTATCAAGACGGCCGCTCAAACAGCAGGAACTCCTGTGGTGAACATCAGTGCCATTCATTGGTCTGTGCCTGCAGGCAATGCCACCATCACACGCAACTCTGTGCCATTATGGTTGCTGACAGGTGCCAGAGAATTCGATTTCAATGGATATTCTGACAATCGTGAAAACACCAGCAACATTGTTGTGGTGACACCAGCAGGGGGCGGCACCGTCATCATTGAACTTGTGAAGATTTCAGGTTATGGTGATACACAACATGTGAACCCATTAACCTAAGGAGATGAATCATGAAGCTCATTTCTGAAATCGTAGAACAAGTACAAGTCATCACAGAAGAAAAGTCCAAGGACTTATATATTGAAGGTGTGTTTCTTCAAAGTGAAATGGCTAACAGAAACAATCGTATCTATCCCAAGGCTGTGATGGAAAAAGAAGTCACACGATACATGAAGGAATATGTGGACTCCAAGCGCGCATTTGGTGAACTGGGACATCCCGAAGGTCCAACTATTAACTTGGACCGTGTGTCACACATCATCACATCACTTCGTGAAGATGGTAACAATTACATTGGTCGTGCCAAGATTCTGAACACCCCCATGGGAAACATTGTTCGGGGATTGATTGAAGGTGGTGCACAACTTGGAGTGTCATCACGTGGTATGGGTACTTTGAAAGAACGTGATGGTGGTATCAATGAAGTGCAAAATGACTTCTATTTGGCTACTGCTGCTGACATCGTGGCTGACCCCTCAGCCCCAGATGCGTTTGTGCAAGGCATCATGGAAAACAAAGAATGGATGTTTGTGAATGGACAATGGACCTACCAAAACATAGATGAAACCAAGAAGTTAATCGAAGCCACCAGAAAGCAACAACTGGAAGAAGTGAAGTTCCGGGTGTTCGAAAACTTTTTAAATAGTCTTTCCAAGAAGTAAAGCTGTATAAATAATAGTAACGTTTGTAACTAACTTTAGGAGATAGTTAAATGGCCTCAATCGAAAACAAGATTCGTGAAATGATGAATCGAAAGGCTGAAGAATTGGCAGAAGCTTTCCCAGGCATGGGTAACAACAAAGAAGCTGCTCCCATGGCCCAAGGTTCATCTGAAAAACCAGAAGTACAAGTGATGGGTGTGTCAGGAGCTGCCAAGACAGCCAACCCTGTGAACACACTAGCAGCTGGTGCAGGTGCCAAGGAAGACAAGCCCATGGCCCAAGGTTCATCAGAACAAGCTGCTGTGGACTCAGAAGATGACCAAGAAACCCAAGGCAAGACACAATCTGCCAAAGCAAAGAAAGACACCACTCTTTCATCAGCACATGGTGCCGGTGAAGCTCCTAACTTCAAGACTGTAGCTGATCCTGCTTCAGTAGTAAATCAAGCTTCCAACACTGGCAACGTTTACAAGGAAGAAGTTGAGGAAGTTGAAGCTGAAGAAGTTTTCATTTCTGAAGAAGAATACAATGCTCTTTCTGACGAAGAAAAGGCAGAATATGAAATGGTAGAAATTGAAGAAGCCAAGAAAGAAATGGAAGACGAGGAAGAGGAAGAGGAAGAGGAAGGAGAAGAAAAGGAAGAAAACGGCATGAAGAAAAAGAAGGAAGAAATGATGAAGAAGATGAAGGAAGAATTGTCAAAGGATGTGGAAAATCTTCTTTCAACTGAAACCGAATTGTCAGAAGAATTCAAGACCAAGGCAACTTCATTGTTTGAAGCCGTTGTAACTGCACGTGTGGCACATGAAGTGGAAATCATGGAAGATGTTCTTGCCGAACAAGCAGCAGAAATTGTTGCTGAAATGCACTCAGAATTGGTGAACAAGGTGGATGCATATCTTTCATACGTTGCTGAACAATGGTTGGAACAAAATGCTGTAGCTGTGGAAGAAGGTCTTCGCACAGAAGTAACAGAAGATTTCATTGCTGGTCTCAAGGTGTTGTTCAAGGAACACTACATTGAAGTACCAGAAGAAAAATATAATGTTCTAGGCGAAATGCAAAAGCAAATTGAAGAATTGACCAACAAGGTGAATGAATCAGTTGCTGAAGCCGCAGAACTTCACCAGGCATTGACAGAATCCAAGCGCGATGCCGTGTTCACCAAAGTAACATCAGATTTGGCACAAACTGAATCAGAAAAGTTGCGTGGTTTGGTGGAAGAAGTTGAATTTGAAACAGAAGAACTTTTCGAACAAAAGTTGACTGTCATCAAGAACAACTACTTTCCAAAGAACGTTGTAGAAACAGCTACCATCACCGATGAACAACCCATCGTGGAAGAAACATCCAATTTGGTGGCTCAATACGCTGAACGCATCGCTCGCACTAAGTTCTAAAAAGTTCCACTTGTATAAATAATATTAACGTTTTCAACAAAACAGTAACAGGAGAATAAAGAATGTTCCTCTCAGAAAATCTACAAAAGAAGTGGGCTCCAGTATTGGACCACGACAATCTCGCACCAATCAAGGACAACTACAAGCGCGCAGTAACAGCTGTTGTTCTTGAAAACCAAGAACGTGCTCTCCGCGAAGAAAAGGCAGCTCTTTTCGAAGCAACACATGCTAACCAAACTGGTTCAGCAGTTGACACCTACGATCCAATTCTTATCTCATTGGTTCGTCGTTCACTTCCAAACTTGATGGCTTACGATGTTGCAGGTGTTCAACCAATGACAGGTCCAACAGGACTTATCTTCGCCATGAAGTCACACTACACATCACAATCAGGCACAGAAGCTCTATTCAACGAAGCTGACACAGACTTCGCAGGTACAGGTTCACACGTTGGTTCAAACCCAGTATCAGGCACATACACAACTGGTACAGGCGTATCAACTGCAACTGCTGAAGGTTTCGGTGATTCAACCACCCTTCAACAAATGGCCTTCTCAATCGAAAAGACCACAGTAACTGCAAAGTCACGTGCTTTGAAGGCTGAATACACAGTTGAATTGGCACAAGACTTGAAGGCAATTCATGGTCTTGATGCAGAAGCAGAATTGGCCAACATTCTTTCACAAGAAATTCTTGCTGAAATCAACCGCGAAGTCATCCGTACCATCTACAAGGTGGCAAAGCCAGGTGCCGCTTCAACAGCTTCAGCAGGTACATTCGACCTTGACGTTGACTCAAACGGTCGTTGGTCAGTAGAACGCTTCAAGGGCTTGATGTTCCAAATCGAACGTGATGCCAACGTAATCGCACAAGAAACACGTCGTGGTCGCGGTAACTTCATCGTTTGCTCATCAGACGTTGCAGCAGCTCTAGCAATGGCTGGCAAGTTGGATTACACCCCAGCTCTTTCAGGCAACGATGGCATCTCATCAGATGACACTGGCAACACATTCGCAGGTACATTGAATGGTCGCTTCAAGGTGTTCATCGACCCATACTCAGCAAACACATCAGCCGCATCACAATTCGTGATGGTAGGTTACAAGGGTTCAAATGCTTATGACGCAGGTTTGTTCTACTGCCCATACGTTCCTCTCCAAATGGTTCGTGCAATTGATCCATCAACCTTCCAACCAAAGATTGGCTTCAAGACACGTTACGGCATGATTGCAAATCCATTCGTAACACAATCAGACGGTACAACAGACGCAGATACATTCACTGCTGACCGTAACCACTACTATCGTTTGTTCGCAGTAACAAACCTTCTATAATCTTTAGAAGTAGTAGTAAAAACAAGGAAGAGAGAGGCCGAAAGGTCTCTCTCTTTTCCTTTTGTTTCTCGCATTGCTTTATAAATATCTTATAGGATTATTCATATCATTCCGGACATAGTAAGTTTAACACTCTGTCAAGTCCCTGTCAAGTAACGAGTTTCACCTATGACAACAACCATCACATCATCAAAAATCACCACTGGCGAAATCAACTGGACTGCTCGTCAACCAGAGGAATTGGATTTCCTTCGGCCAAATGGGTTTAGGTTCATGATTCAAAGTCTGCCCAAAGTGACCTACTTCTGTCAAGCTGCCACCATTCCTAACATCAGTTTGGGTTATGCCACACAAAGCACACCTTTTGTGGACATACCTCGGCCAGGTGAAAAGATTGACTTCAGTGAACTCACCATCAAGTTCATCATTCAGGAAGACATGGCCAATTACATTGAACTGTTTGATTGGATGATTGCTTTGGGATTCCCAGAAAACCACAGACAGTTCCAACAACGCTTCACCCAACAATCCTTTCGGTTACCAGAACCAGCATCAGGTGATGCCACGGTGAATGACCGACCTGGCATCCGGTCATCTGACTTGACTGAATACAGCGATGCCGCTCTTCTGGTGTTGAATTCTGACAACCTCCCGATTGTTCGGTTGAATTTTGTGGATTGCTTCCCCACATCACTCACAGGAATGGAGTTTGATGTGTCCACAGGCAACACCCAATATTTCACAGCCCAGGCTTCTTTCCGATACAGAATGTTCACCATTGAAACATTGTAACTTGACAAACCACTAGTATTGTGTTATAATTCAAGAAGGTTTTCGTGAGAGGTGGTTATGAAATTACAAGAAATACAAGCCATGTGGGAACAGGATTGCAAAGTGGACCAGACCAATTTAGGTCGGGCCGCCGCCCGTGTTCCTGAATTACACGCCAAATATCTGAACATGCTTACATCAGTTCGCCTGCAATATCGCAAGGCTGAAGCTGATTATCTTCGCCTTCGTAAGTTGAAGAATCGTTACTATCGCGGTGAGTTGACCAAAGAGGAACTGGTGGAGTTGGGGTGGGACCAGTATCTGAGCAACAAACCATTGAAGAATGAAATGGAAGATGTGCTGAACATGGATGATGACATCATTCATCTGATTGATAAAATGGAATACATCAAAACGGTGCTGTATCAATTGGAACAAATTTTGAAAAGCATCAACAGCAGAACCTGGGATGTGAAGTCTGCCATTGAATGGTACAAGTTCACCAATGGTGGCATGTGAGTACCGTTACAATAAACAAGAAAGATGAGGTGTATCTTCGGGTGGAGGCTGACCCGGATGTGCTGCTGGAAATGAATGACTTCTTCACGTTCGCAGTTCCTGGCGCTCAATTCACACCTCAGTATCGTGCGAAACTTTGGGATGGCAAAATTCGTTTGTTGAGTTTGTTCACCAAAGAATTGTATGTGGGTCTTGCCAATTATGTGGAAGAATTTTGCAAAAGAAACGGGTATGCATTTGTTAACAACTGTAATCCTATCCGTGACAACCATGATGTTACTCAGTTTATTGATGGGCTGAACTACCATTCCAACGGTAAGCCGGTGAACATTCGAGATTACCAACGGAACGCTGTAGAAGAGGCCATATACAATAACAGAACTTTGCTGCTGTCTCCCACAGCCAGCGGCAAAAGCCTTATCATCTACACTCTGGTCAGATGGCATGAACAACAAGGCAGAAGGCAGCTCATCATCGTCCCCACCACATCATTGGTGGAACAATTGTATGGTGATTTTGCCGATTACGCCACCTCTTCGGAATGGAAAGTGTCTGAGCATTGCACACGCATCTATTCTGGCAAGGAAAAAATCACCAACGTTCCTGTGGTGATATCCACCTGGCAAAGCATCTACAAGATGCCCAAGAGCTTCTTTGAAAATTTCGATGTGGTGTATGGTGATGAGTGTCATTTGTTCAAGGCCAAGTCCTTGACTTCCATCATGCATAAATGCACCAAAGCACCTTTCAAGATTGGCACCACAGGCACATTGGATGGCACCAAGACACATCGGTTGGTGTTGGAAGGATTGTTTGGTGCTGTACACAAGGTGACCACCACCAAGAAGTTGATGGACACCAATCAACTGGCAGAGTTGAAAATTCGGTGCCTCACGTTAGATTACACAGATGAAGAAAAGCAATTGTGCAAGAAATTCAGCTATCAGGAAGAGTTGGATTGGTTGGTGACACATCCCAAAAGAAACAAATTCATCAGAAATCTTGTGACAGGATTGAAAGGCAACACCTTGGTGTTGTATCAATACGTGGAAAAACATGGTGAGCCTTTGTATGATTTGATTTCTGAAAAAATTGAACAGGGAAGAGATTTGTTTTTCGTACATGGAGGAGTGGAAGCTGAAGAACGTGAACAGGTTCGTGCCTTAACTGAGCAATCCGCGGATGCCATCATCTTGGCCTCATACGGCACATTCTCTACAGGTATAAATATTAGAAACCTCCATAACATTGTGTTTGCTTCACCCACCAAGTCTCGTATCAGAAATCTACAAAGTATTGGTCGAGGTCTTCGTTTGGGTGAACAAAAGGTGAGTTGCAAATTGTACGACATAGGTGACAATCTGTCCTGGAAGTCTCATAAGAATTACACATTACTGCATCTAATTGAACGTGTGAAGATTTACAATGAAGAAGGGTTTGATTACAAACTTCTAACTGTACCATTACATGCATAGTTTACACGACGGTTATTTCAAAGTGGTTCGATTGAAAACAGGAGAAAGCATCCTCTGTTCCATGGACAGAGACATCAAATCTCCTGCCTCAGAAACACATCTTCAGTTGAATGTTCCAGTACAAGTGGTACCCATGAAAGAAATGAGAAAAGGCAACCATGTAATTGGAGAAAGTTTCATGCTTCGTCCCTGGATGGGATTGAGCGACGGTGAAGAATTCACCATCAGCACTGATGTGGTGTTGACCATCGGTGACCTGAAGAAAGAAGTGAAGCAACAATATGTAAATTACATTTCTCAAGCCAAAGAAACACGAAAGAAAATTCTGGACCAGGAAGAAAGGTCTGAAGCTGCTGATGAATTGATTCGTGAAATGAACAATGGTGAACTGAGAATCATTGAACTTGATGATGAACATTATGGAGAATACTATGGCGAAGAAGAAGGATGAAAACAGCAAGCATTACATAGATAACAAGCAGTTCCTACAGGCACTGATTGATTACAAGAAAGAAGTGAATCAGGCGAAAAAGAATGAAGAGGAACGCCCTCAGGTGCCTGACTACATTGGTGATTGCTTCATAAAAATTGCCAATCATTTAGCCTACAAAAGCAATTTCATCAATTACAGCTTCCGAGAAGATATGATTCTGGATGCCATTGAGAATTGCCTCATCTACATGGACAACTTTGATCCCAAGAAGTCCAGCAACCCTTTTGCCTATTTCACGCAAATCACCTACTACGCCTTTGTGCGTAGAATTCAAAAGGAAAAGAAATATCTGCAAACCAAATACCGATACATTGAATCTTTAGATATTGAAGGCATCATTCGACAAGCACATGATGAAGGGAGCTATGATAATGGCTTCATCAAGTATCTGAAACAACAAGCTGACACAGCTCAACAAGAACTTCATGAAGCCAAGAAAGACAAGAAGATGACCAGAAAACCCAAGTATCTTCAGAAATTGGATGATGAAAATGGTTTAGATGAATCTCACCATATTGATGTGCTTCAAGTGAATGAAAGCGTGGAAATGGGAGAAATTGAATACGAGTAGAAGTTGACAAGTTCCTAAATAATGATTATACTATTAGTACTACCTGTGAGGTGTTTATGAGAATTCGGTATTCAGAAATATTCTATTCGTTCCAAGGTGAAGCAGAACTGGCAGGTGTGCCTTCTGTTTGGTTACGTTTCTTTGGATGTAATTTAAATTGTCATGGATTTGGACAACAGAATCCCACTGACCCATCCACATATGTTCTTCCCTACAAGGAATTCAATGTGGATTCTGTGAAGTCAGTGGCAGAACTTCCTGTGTGGCAATATGGGTGTGACTCATCCTATTCCTGGTCACAACTATACAAGCATCTGGCACATGATGGCTCTCCCGCAGAAGTGGCACAGCGGTTGATTGACGCCAACAAGAGTGAACATAATCCTGAAGGATTGTTCCTACATCCCAAGACTCAACAAGATGTCATGGTGTGTTTCACTGGTGGTGAACCCATGTTGCAGCAGAAAGCCATAGTGGCAATTCTAACGCAAATGGCTCACATGGGAAACATGCCCAGAATTGTTACCATTGAAACTAATGCCACAACCAAAATGTCTGATGAGTTGAAACAATTCATCGCTCAGGATTTTCGTCAGTTTGGGGGATACAGGTGGCATTGGGCCATGAGTCCCAAGTTGTTCAATGTGTCCGGTGAAGAAAATGCCATCAATCCAGATGTGATTCGGGATTACACATTCAGCCTTTCCACAAGTGTATTGAAGTTTGTGTGCAATGGTACAATTGAATGTTGGAAAGAGCTTGACCATCAGTTGGATCGTATTAGATTACTATGTGGGCAATTCATGCCACAGGTTTGGGTGATGCCTGTGGGTGCCACAAAGGATGCTCAAGAACATCCTGATATTGCAAACTTGTGTGTTGAGGCCATGAATCGTGGATTCAATGTCGCCACACGAAATCAATGTTACGTCTTTGGAAACATCATCGGGAGATAATATGAAAGCACAACGTTATAACGCCAGCGCCATTCGTACTGCCATGGGTAAGTGTGACCCTGAACTGGGTGCCAAGGTGCACAAGCATCTAGTGTCACTAGGAGTGGAAACCCCCACCATTCAGTCCAGTGAATATGCTGACAGAAAGGTGAAGAAGATTGAAAAACATTTCACTGCCATCATGGAAACTTTAGGCATGGATTTGAAGGATGATTCACTTCAAGATAGTCCCGCTCGTGTCGCCAAGATGTTCGTGAATGAATTGTTTTGGGGATTGGATCCTGCCATGTTCCCAAAGTGTACTGCCATTGAGAACAAGATGGGCTATGATGAGATGGTGTTGGAGAAGAACATTGGTGTCACATCATGTTGTGAACATCATTTCGTGACCATTCACGGACATGCTCACGTGGCTTACATCCCTCGCAAGAAGGTGTTGGGATTGAGCAAGTTGAATCGTGTGGTGGAATATTTCTCACGCCGTCCTCAAGTTCAGGAACGTTTGGCTGAACAAATCTATCATGCCTTGGCATTCATTCTGGAGACAGATGATGTGGCAGTGGTGATTGACGCCGAGCATTTCTGTGTGAAAGCGCGTGGTGTGGAAGACCCACACTCCACAACCATCACATCCAAGTTGGGTGGTGCTTTCAAGGCAGATCCAGCGCTTCGTTCAGAGTTCATGAACCTGATTAAGTGATATGTCTGTGAATGTGATGTTGGACCTGGAGACCATGAGTGTGGAATCCAACGCAGCCATCTGTTCCATAGGTGCCGTGAAGTTCACCATTGATGATGGCATCATGGACACCTTCTACTGCACCGTAGATGCCGCTGATTGCAAGAAGTTAGGTCTGGACATTTCAGCAGACACCGTGCGTTGGTGGAGTAAACAACCCCGTGAAGTGTTGGAGATGTTGAGAAAAGACAATCTTCCCCTTCATGACGCCTTGGTGAAATTTTCACACTGGTATGGATCCAAGCCGCTCCCAACATGGGGTTGTGGAGCAGGTTTTGATAACGTCATCATGGACAACGCCTACAAGGCCTGTGGCATGAATCGTCCCTGGACACCTTGGATGGATAGATGTTATCGTACCATGAAGGAAATCATTCAGATGCCTTTTGATGAACGTTCTGGTAGTTATCATAATGCCTTGGATGATGCTGTATATCAAACCAAACATCTTCTGAAAATTCTAAAGAGTTGATTATGAAATTTGAATATGTGGCATCAGGATTATCCTTTCTCCGTGTTCGATTCAAGGAGTCCCATAGTGGTGATACCGCCAACAGATTGAATGATTTGTGGGCATTGCTTCGTGGACAACACAACCATGAATTCTCCTTTCTGTACAATGCTTTCATTGAAAAGGAGTTTGGTGAATTCTTTCGTGATGTGTATCGTGGCAAAGGTGTGAATCAGATTTACGCCGACTCAGGTGGTCTTCAGATGATTACTCTGGGCAAGACCATCACGCCACAATTGAAGCAGGAAGTGTACACCAATCAAGGCAACTATTCAGATTGTGCCATGAGCTTTGATGAGATTCCTGTGTCATTGAAGTCCGCCAGGTCCTCCAGGTCAGACACCAGCAGCAAGTATTTCGACAGAAGCAAGTTTGAATGGTGTGCCAGAGAATCAGGCAAGAACATTCGTGACCAGATTGAGACTTTCATCAAGATGGGATCCAAGGCAAGACCTTTCTTCATTGCACAAGGCAATGATTTGGATAGCTATGTTCGTTGGACAGAACTGGCCTTGGAAGAAATTCCCAAGGAACTTCATGAGTTCATTGGTGGTGTGGCATTGGGAGCTGTGGCACTAGGTACTGGCACACTGGAAGATTGCAAGAGAGCATTCTATTATACACAACTGCCATTGTCCAAGACCACACATCACTTCCATTTGTTGGGTGTCGGGTCGGTGTCCAGATTGCTTCCTGTGATTGCCATGCAACATCATGATGTGTATCAGAACACCTTGGTGAGCTATGACAGCACCACTCATACATCAGGTGTGCAGATGGGTCGATATTATGGACCAGACTTCAAGTGGATCACACCAGGCAGATTGTTTCGTGATGATGAAAACAATTATCAGACAGAGAATGGTGGTCAAGGTGCAGAAGATTACAGTTTCATCAATAGTGATGTCAGAAAGTATGTTAAAGACTACATTGTAGATGATGACTTCTTCATGGAAGCCATGAACATTCCAGTTCGTGCCTATCAGAAGTTGCACAATGGAAACTTTCTCCCACCATTAGAGGCATTCAGTGCCTACTTTGTGGGGAGCACCATGAACTTTATACGTCATGTGGAAACTGTGTCCAATGATTTCTCTAAGGCTCATGGATTGGTGGATGCGTTAACCTACTCCACCATTGATGCCATGAGAAGTGTGAAGTCTCGACAAGATTTCGAGTACTGGTTGCAACATGCAGGTTCAAGTTTGGATAGCACACCTATTGAAGATGGTCAACCCGCAAGCCTTCCGGAGGATTTCTAATGGAAACTATAGAACGATATATTGAAGTCACATTCCAACGAGAAGGGGTTCACAAGTATCCCGCTGCTTTGGAAGACCCTAAATTGTGTTCCGTGAGTTTTCTAGGATATCCTCACCGCCATATGTTTCATTTCCGTGTTCGTGTGGCAGTGACACACAATGACCGAGATATTGAATTCATCATGTTCAAACGTGAACTGGAAGCTTTATATAGTGAAAACTTACTCCAATTGGATCACAAGAGTTGTGAAATGATTGCTGAGGATTTGATTGAATACATCAAAAAGAATTATCCTGGTCGTGTGATAGAGGCAGGTGTTAGTGAAGATGGTGAGAATGGCGCCATTTTGATTTACAAGCCGTTCATCACACCCACTGTTACTTTGGTACCTGCCGTATGATTTTCATCATCCCTATTGAACCCATTGACCAACGCTACACCAAACAATGGTATCACAACATTCCCAAGGACCTGGACCGTCGCGGTTTGGCGAACAGAACCATTGGTGACCCCGTGGATTCTGGAACCACTTCAGGTGCCTTTTTGAACTTTGCCTTCACCAACAAGTACAAGGCATCACAAGTGAAACAGATTGCTGATTTGTTCATGATGAATCAAGTGAAGCCAGGTGACAAGTTTCTGGTCACAGATGCCTGGAACTTTGCCATCACTGCCATCAGATACATGAGTGACTTGCTGGAGATTCCTGTGGAGATTCATGGCATCTGGCATGCAGGTGCCTATGACCCCACAGACATCTTGGGCATGAAGATGAAAGGTGAATCAGCCAATCATGCAGAAAGAAGTTGGTATCATGCCTGTGATTACAACTATTTCGCTACAGAGTTTCATCGTCAGATGTTCCTGAACAACCTGAACATCACACCTGAACATCACAGAAAGGCAATTCTATCAGGACAACCACATAAGATAATGAGTGTGGACATGGCCAAGTACATCAACTTTCCTAAAGAGAACAAGGTGATTTGGCCTCACAGATACAATGCTGACAAACAGCCAGAGATTGCTGAACAACTGGATGTGGTGATTTCACAGAAATTGAACTTGGTGAAAGAAGATTATTATCATTTGTTGGGAACCAGCAAGGCGGTGTTCAGTTGTGCTTTGCATGAGAATCTAGGCATCAGTATGATGGAAGGATGTTTGGCTGGTGCCATCCCGATTGTACCGGACAGATGTAGTTATGCTGAAATGTATCTGAAGCCTTTCAAGTATCCTTCTGAGTGGACCAACAGTTGGGACAACTTTCAACTTCACAAACAGGAACTGAAAGATTTCATTCAGGACAAGATAGATAATTATGATAGTTATGAAAGTTTGATGGAGCGTCAAAGAGGGATTCTGGCTTTGAAGTATCTGAATGCTGATGTTATGTACTCTTATCTTGCGAGGTGACCATGAAGTACTATTCAACAAAGACATTTGGCAATGACCGTGGATTGAGTTGCGCCTTTCGTCAGTGGCGTGCCACATCCCATTGTAATCAAGTACATGGATACAGCTTGGGATTTCGTTTCATTTTCGAAGCAGATACATTGGATGAAAGAAATTGGGTATATGATTTCGGTGATACCAAGTGGATCAAGATGTATCTGGAAGAAGCCTTTGACCATACAACTGCTGTGGCAGCAGATGACCCACATCTGTCATTGTTCAAGCAGATGGATGACGCAGGTATATTAACACTTCGCATATTCACAGGTGTCGGGTGTGAAAAGTTTGCTGAGATTGTTTACACTGATATTGCTCCACAAGTATTATCCATGTCAAAGAATCGTGTTCGTTTAAAGAGTGTGGAAGTGTTTGAACATGGAAGCAACTCTGCCATCTACGAGGGATAAATCATGTCAAGAAAATTCACAGTGGAATTGGATTGGGACACGGTGGACAACATTGTAGCCCAAGAACTTAAAAACAATTTAGAAGGCTTCATTGAAAGCTTAGAGCGGGTGAAGAAGTTGGGTCGGGGTGATGTATTCACCACGGACCTGGAACAGGACATTGTGGATATTGAAAAGCATATTGAGGCGTGTAAGTTGTTGATTGCCTATCACACGCCATTCGATGAGCTATGAAAATCGCCATTTTAACTGATACACATTTTGGTGCACGAAATGATTCACAACATTTCGATGCCTACTTCAGGAAATTCTATGATGAAACATTCTTTCCCTATATTACTGAACACAATATCAAAACAGTTTTCCACTTGGGTGATGTTTTTGATAGGCGCAAGTATATTAATTTTGCCACACTTCGCTCTTGCAAAAATTATTTCTTTGGTCCTTTAGCAGAATTAGGTGCAGACATGTACGTGATTCCTGGCAATCACGACACCTATTACAAGAACACCAATGAAGTGAACAGCATTGATTTGCTACTTCGTGAATATGAGAACATCCATATCATCCAGAAATGTGCTGAGATGAATTTTGGTGGGCAAGATTTCAGTTTCATTCCTTGGGTGTGTCCAGACAATCATGATGCCACCATGGACTTTCTGAAGCGCCATCGGGGAATTGGTCTTGGGCATTTTGAAATTTCTGGATTTGATATGTTTCGTGGTGCCACCAATGAAGGTGGGATGGATCGTGAACTGGTGTCACATTATGACATGGTGTTGACCGGCCATTTTCATCACAGAAGCACAGATGATAATGTGTACTATCTAGGCAGTCCCTATGAAATGATTTGGAGTGATTTCGAGGATGTTCGAGGATTTCACATTCTGGACACCGTGACCAAGGAACTTACATTCATTCCCAATCCCAATCGCATCTTTCATAAGATTTACTATGATGACAGAAAGCCCACGGTGGATGCTTCTGCCTACAAGAAGTGTTGCGTAAAGGTGATAGTCGTTCATAAAAATGACTATCAAAGATTTGACAAACTGTTGGATGCCTTGTATATTAATGAAGTGATTGAATTGACCGTCCATGAAGATTTTTCTGAGTTTGAATCTGAAGCATTGGAAAGTGAAGCAGTGAACATTGAAGATACCATGACATTGTTATCTGAATATGTGGACTCAGTGGAATCAGAAAAGGATAAAGAACGATTGAAAACGTTGCTGAAAACATTGTATGTTGAGGCACAAAATCTAGAGATATGATTCATTTCAAGAAAGTTCGATGGCGTAATTTCCTGTCCACAGGAAATGCCTATACAGAATTGCAGTTGGATGTTCGCCCCACTACATTGATTGTGGGTGAAAATGGCAGTGGTAAAAGCACGTTGTTGGACGCCATTTGTTTTGCTTTGTTTGGCAAGCCCTATCGTAACATCAACAAGCCTCAGTTGGTGAACACCATCAATGGCAAGAACTGTATGGTGGAAATTGAATTTTATATTGGCAACAAGAATTACAAGATTATCCGAGGCATCAAGCCTGCCGTGTTTGAGATTTGGGTGGATGGCAATCTGTTGAATCAGGATGCTGCCAGCCGAGATTATCAGAAGTATCTGGAAGAAAACATTCTGAAATTGAACTTCAAGTCATTTACACAGATTGTGATTTTGGGTTCAGCATCATTTACACCATTCATGCAACTGCCAGCTGCTGCTCGGCGTGAGGTGATTGAAGATATTCTGGACATCAAGATTTTCACATCCATGAATCTGGTGTTGAAAGAAAAGATAACAGAATTGAAAGTGAAGATGACGGATGTGGAACATAAAATTGCACTGGCAAAAAACAAAGCCGAGATTCAGCAAGATTACATCAAGACGTTGGAAGAGGATCGTGACGCACGAATTGCTGACATCGAGGTGAAAATTCAGGAGGCTGGCAATGAAGTCCATAATAAACGGAATATGTTACTTCATCTTGATGATAGAAGAAATAATCATTTTAACAGCATTGGGGATGCATCTAGTGTTAATGAAGCTGTTTCCGAAATCCTACGGCAAGTCCGAGAATTTGAATTAACAGCCACATCTATAGAAAAAGAAATTTCCTTCTATCATAACAATGACACCTGTCCCAAGTGTAAGCAAGGCATTGAACATGATTTCAAGAAGGACATCATTGATGAACGGTCAGGTGATTTGAAGAAGGTGCAAAATAACATTGAACAGATTGAAGACCAGAAGATGATGCTCCAGGAGCGTTTGACAGTGATTGCCACCATCAACAAAGAAATCACTCAGTTGAATGAGGAGATTTCCGGAGTGAAATCTGAACTAGCATCCACGGAACGGTTCATTCAACGATTGGAATTGGAGAAGGCGGATGTCAGCCAGAAGGTGGGAAACATTGATGTGGAAAAGGCCAAGTTGAAAGACCTAGCCAAGGATACATTAGGTGTGGTGAAGGAACGCAGTGAATTGAATGAACTCAGTGATTACTATGATATTGCTGGCATCTTGTTGAAAGACTCTGGTATCAAGACCAAGATTATTAGGCAGTATCTCCCGGCTATAAATAAACTCGTCAATAAGTTTCTGACATCCATGGACTTCTTTGTCCAATTCACATTAGATGAGAAATTCGATGAGGTTATTAAATCACGTTATCGGGATGATTTTAGTTATGAAAGCTTTAGTGAAGGCGAGAAACAAAGAATTGATTTGGCGCTTCTGTTTACGTGGCGCACAATCGCTAAGCTTAAGAATAGTGCTAGTACTAATCTGCTTATTCTTGATGAGGTGTTTGATAGTAGCTTAGATAATAGTGCCACGGATTATGTGATGACGTTGTTGAACACATTGGGAGATGGCACCAATGTTTGGGTGATTTCACATAAAGGTGACCAGTTGTTTGATAAGTTCAATCATGTGGTGAAGTTCACCAAACGTCAGAATTTCTCGGTGATTGTCTAATAAATATTAGAGGATGATATGCATTTCAATCTTGATGAATTACAATTGATACATTTCACTGATGAACGAATGACCACGCGGCCTCCCGCGTTTGATTTCGAGAAGGATGGTGACAAGGCAGAGGAGCTGGCAGCAGCTTTACACAGTAAAATGGTGGAGTGGGATGGCGCAGGATTATCTGCCAATCAAGTAGGTCTTCCCTATCGTGTGTTTGTGATAGGCACCAAAGAGGAAAAAATTGCCTTCTTCAACCCCAATGTGGTGGGAGTAAGCAAAGAAGAAGTGGCTATAGAAGAAGGATGTTTGTCATTTCCAGGATTTTTCTTGACCTTGAGGCGCCCCAAAGAAGTATTCATTGAATGGCAGGATGAGAAGGGTGAAATGAAATCTGGCAAGTTTCAGGGGATAGGTGCCAGAGTGGTGTTACATGAGTATGACCATATGGAGGGAATCAATTTCACATTTCACGCATCCAATTTCAAGTTGAAGTGGGAGTTGGACAAGTGGAAGAAGCGTCAACTCAAATTACAAAAACGGTTAGCATATGGACGATAATCAATTCGATTTTGGATTTTCCTTCGAGGAGAATGATGGACTTCCCACCGTCACTCCCGTGGATCCAAATTTCAAAGAAGAACTATTAGATAAAATTTCTGCATTAGAAAACAAGTTGGAAGAACTCACAACAGGTGACACCTCATCTCTGATTGAACAACACAAACAGCTGGTGACATCAGAAGTACGCGGTAAGTTACAACAAGTTGAGCAGTTGATCCTTCCCCTTCTTTACAATCTCCAAAAGAATCCTGACAAGGAATACATTCATTGGCCGAATCGTAAAGACATCATTCAAAAACAAATTGACAGGATTCTACAGGTGACCAGGTATTATGGAGAAACCAATTGAATCGCCCATGGCGACAGCATTCACAGACCGGCCCATTTCCAAAGTTCATAAGTTCTATCTTTCAGGTGAGATAAAATCACCTTCAGAATACATTCACTGGTTTGAAACCATTCGAAACGCCAGTGAAAATGATGTGATTGTGATTCATATTAACAGCTACGGTGGTGACTTGTTCACAGCCATTCAGTTCATGCGAGCATTTGCAGAAACCAAAGCCAACATCGTGGCATCTGTGGAAGGTGCTTGCATGAGTGCAGCCACAGTGATATTCTTGTCTGCCAAGCATTTTGAAATCAGCAAGCATTCCATGTTCATGTTTCACAATTACAGTTCAGGTAGTTTTGGTAAGGGTGGCGAGATGTATGATAACATTGTGCATGAGCGTGAATGGAGTCGCAGATTATGGAAGGATGTATATACAGGATTTCTGACAGAAGGTGAAATCAATTCCATTTTACAAAATAAAGATATTTGGATGTCAGGTGATGAAGTCACCAAGCGTTTGCAAACGAAATTCAAGCCCCAAAAGTCTAAATCTCCGAGAAAGAAGAAGGCTGTAAGTCGTTGATTTTCAACAACTTACGTAGGGGCTTGACAAAGGACGCCCTAGCAATTATACTTAATGTATAGCTGCTAGGGTTTTCTTCTGACACGGGGGTTGTATGGCGAACGTTTTGGACTCCACCAAGAGCACGCTGGGTCGGCTTCTGGCCGCCGAGGACATTCGTATTGAACACCAAAAGGTTCGCGGTCCTTCATTTGATGTGAAGAACCGCGTTCTTGTTCTCCCCATCTGGCAAGACATGGACGCCGACCTGTATGACCTGATGATTGGTCATGAGGTGGGTCATGCCTTGTACACGCCGGCTGCGGGTTGGGTGAACAAGGTTCAGGAGTATGGCAAGGAGTACAAGACGTTTCTGAATCTTGTGGAAGATGCGCGTATTGAAAAGAAGATGAAGCGCAAGTACCCTGGGTTGAAGCGCCCCATGTACAATGGCTACACTCAGCTGGTGGATCGTGGCTTCTTTGGTGTCGCCATGGAGGACATGAAGCATCTTCCTTTTGCCGACCGCGCCAATGTGTATTTCAAGTTGGGTGCTCGCGCCGACATCACGTTCAGTCCGACGGAACAGGACCTGGTGGACCGCATCGAGGCGGCGGAAACGTTCGAGGATGTGATGATGTTGGCCAAGGAGTTCATGGATGTGGCCAAGGATGAAAAGTCCGAACTGGATGATTTGTTCGAGGATTTGATGGAGGCGCTGGACAATGATGGTCAAGGTGAGTCAGGTGATGAGTCTGAGGATGGTGAGACCACCAGTGTCCAGGACACCATTGACCGTCTCCGTAAGGCAGGCAAGAATCATATGGCAGATGCTTTGGAGAAGGCATCTGACAAGGCCAAGCAGAAGATTCAGGATTGGATGAGCAAGGATGAGACCTCTTCCATCACAGCAGATGCCTTGGAACAGAATCAGGAAAAGTTGATTGATGAGAATGCCTATCCTGCCACGTATGCGCATTTTCCGAAACTGGATGTGAAGAAGTTTGTGGTGGATTGGAAAAAGACTCATGAACAATTGAAGTTTAATCCGGTCATCGAGTCCAAGCGTTTGGAGTTGTACAACAAGTTCATGCAGGCCAATCGCAAGTACATCTCACACATGGTTCGTGAGTTTGAGCTTCGTCGCAATGCCAAGCAGTTTGCCCGTGCCAAGGTGAGTAAGACGGGTGAGCTGGACATGAATCGCATCTGGAGCCACAAGCTGTCAGAGAACTTGTTTCTTCAGACCACCACGGTGCCTGATGGCAAGAATCATGGCATGCTGATGTTGATTGATATGTCCAGCAGCATGCAGGACAACATTGGTGACACCATCGAGCAGCTGGTGAGTCTGGTGATGTTCTGCCGCAAGGTGAACATTCCCTTTGATGTGTATGGTTTCTATGACACGGGTTCTGGTGCTCGGGAAGATGTGAATTTTGAGGTAACTAGAAATGATGAAACCATGGGGGCTTTACAGATTCATGGTCACTACTTCCGTTTGAAGCAGTTATTTCACAGCAGCATGAAGACCCAGGAGTTCATGAAGGCCATTCAGAATGTGTTGATGTTGGCATACTGCTTCAAGCACACCTATGGTCGTTACTACTGGCAGGGGGGTTCGGCATCCCTTCCCACAGGGTTCGACCTGGGATCCACACCACTGAATGAGAGCATCCTGGTGTTGAACCATGTGGCTCAGCAGTTCCGTGAGGAGTATCGTATTGAGGTGTTGAACACTGTGATTCTCACAGACGGTGAGGCCACGAATGGCATTCAGGTGATGGGTATCAATCCTGATTATCCGGAAAAGGGTATGCATCCGGTTCATCTGGGTCGTCGCACCATCATTGAGAATCGCAAGACCCGCCATCAGATTGCCTGTACCACAGGTTACTATCAGGGCTACACCACACAGTTGCTGGAGATGTACAAGCATCTGACAGGTTCGCGTGTGGTAGGTATCTACTTGATGAGTGGTCGTAACTACAAGTCTCAGGCCTATCGCAAGTTGCAGATGAGTGTGGATGCGGTGAATGATGCAGTATTTGAACAGCAATGGAAGCAGGAGTTCAACAAGCACAAGTACATTGGCTTGAAGGTTCGTGGCTATGACACCTACTACATGGTGCCAGGTTCTGAAATTGGTATTGAAGAAATGGACATGGACAAGGCGTTACAAGAGGTGAACACCTCACGGAACGGACTATTAAAGGCATTCAAGAAAATGCAGAATACCAAGATGGTGTCCCGTGTGTTCCTGAACGCCTTCGTGAAGCAGGTGGCGTAAGTTGTTGATTTTCAATGACTTAGCCCCTCTTGACAAATGGCTGGAAAACAGTTATATTTAATGTATGGTTCGTGAGATGTTCTACTTCATCATGGAGGTTGTATGACGGTTCAGCGACTGGTGGATGCTCTTCGTAGCACTGGCAAGCAGGAGTTCACGCGGCCTGAGGTGGTCCAGGTGGCCAACAGCATCAATGTGAACCCAAGTCCGTTTCTGTCCAATCACGCCAACAAGGTTCGCCGTGGTGTGTATCATGTGAATGGCAATTCTGCCCCTACTTCCAACCCTGTTCTGGAGATTGTGAACGTGCCTGATTCCCCTGCTGTGATGCATCTGACTCAGCCCAAGTTGAAGGTTGAGGTGGACAATCTGGTACCCAAGAAGGATGCCACCTACGTGGCGTTTGGCTTCCACAAGGACCTGACCACCATTCTGTCCAGCAAGAATTTCTATCCGGTGTTCATCACGGGTCTATCTGGTAATGGTAAGACCACCATGGTGGAGCAGGTGTGTGCCAGCCTGAAGCGCGAGGCCATTCGTGTGAACATCAGCATCGAAACGGATGAGGATGACCTGATTGGTGGCAACACCCTGATTGATGGCAACGTGGTGTATCGTGAGGGTCCGGTGCTTCTGGCCATGAAGCGTGGTGCTGTTCTGATTCTGGATGAGTGTGACCGTGGCAGCAACAAGTTGATGTGCTTGCAGGCCATCTTGGAAGGCAAGCCTTACTTCAACAAGAAGACCGGTGAGACCGTACATCCGGCGGCTGGCTTCAACATCGTGGCCACGGCCAACACCAAGGGTCAGGGATCCGATTCTGGCAAGTATATGTCAGCTCAGATTCTGGATGACGCCTTCTTGGAGCGTTTCGCCGTGACCATTGAGCAGGAGTATCCTTCTGTGAAGGTGGAGAAGAAGATTGTGATGAAGAAGATGGAGCGTGTGGAGAAGGTGGATGAGGACTTTGCCGACAAGCTGGTGGCATGGTCGGACATCATTCGCAAGACGTTCAAGGAGGGTGCCATTGATGACCTCATCAGCACGCGCCGTCTGGAGCATATTGTGAATGCCTTTGCCATGTTCGGTAGCCGCATGAAGGCCATTGAGATGTGTATCGCTCGCTTCGACGCTGACACCAAGACGGCGTTCCTGGACCTGTACACCAAGGTGGACGCGGGTGTGGAGATGCCCTCGGCGGATGCCGCCGAGGAGGGTGAGGATGTCGCTGGAACGGTTTGATTATAATGGAAAAATCATTTGGGTGCATTCCAAAGAGGATTGTTCAGGTGAATATTGCGTAATTCATAATCCTAGCAATCATCGTATGAAGGATTGGCCCTTGAATTGGAGAACTGACCGATACATGATGGAACGAGTGTGTGAACATGGTGTGGGACATCCAGATCCTGACCATGTTTCACACATTCGGCGGGTGAAGGGTGATGACTATGCCAACGTAGATGCCATTCACGGATGTGATGGGTGCTGTCATGACTAATCCCATGGTGAACTATTCTGAAATCACGAAGCAAACGGCTAGTGAGATGTACAATGTTCGTGATGAGTACAAGCAGAACACCTACGAGCAAAATGTTGCCATCACCATATCTGAACAGCGTAGTTTCTCGGTGGGGTGCATCAACATCACAGGTGAGTTGAATGTAGGAATGATGATTCGTTCGGCGTGTCTTTTTGGGGCTGAGAATTTTTACATCTTTGGACGCAAGAAATTCGATAAACGTAGCACTGTAGGTGCTGAGAAATATATCAACATCGTCCAATATACTTTTGATGACCCGATGACCGCCGACAAATCCATTCTGAATCAATTGAAGATGTTGAAGCATCATGTGGTGTTGTGTGAACAAGGTGGAGAAGAAATTGGTACATATAAATCTCGTCCTTGGTATGAAAAAGGGTTGATGAACCCTGTATTCATTTTCGGTTCAGAGAGTCACGGAGTACCTGAAATCATTTCTCAACATCCTGATTTTCATAAAGTTGCTATTCCACAACGCGGTGTTCTTCGAAGTTTCAATGTGAGCGCCGCCATGAATATTATTGTGTGGGATTACATTCGGGAGATTTATCTATGATGACAAAGTTAAAAGAAGCAGCGGTGCTATTCTTCATTCAGGTACTGAGTTACACCGTTTGGTGTATCAACTTTCGTGCCGTGGCAGATGCTCATTATCACACAGCAGCCATGAGCGACTTCATGATTGCCTCCATCAACTTCTTTGTAATCCGTAAGATTGCACATGGACAAGACCAATTCCATCAATGGGCAGGATATGCACTTGGGTCTGTGGTGGGAAGTTATGTAGGTATTTGGATTTCCGCAACATTCTTGGGAGGTTGATATGAGTGAAGTTGTATCATGTGTGGCCATAGGAGACAGGCCCTATCTGGTTGCCACCACCAAGGATGGTAAAGTGTTTATTGGATATGTAAGAACTGGTGATAGACCTGATGTTAAGTGGACGAGATGCACCGACATTCCAGTGGTGAATGTTCATCTTGACAATGTGTGAGAACACATTACATTTCATTGTATTAGTTTAACAAGGAGTAATTATGAAACCTGTGAGTCCTCGGTATCCAACCTATGTCATCTATGAGGGATATGACCTGACTCTCGCCATTGAGTCTGTTGGCAAGGGATGGGAACCACTTGTTCGTGAAGTGTTTTACTTCATGAAGGAACATCGTACACACACCAAGGTGATTCAAGTCAAGGAGAAGTGGGGTGGGCTTCGCATTTACACGGATGTGATTGATGATAAATTGGATGAGAAAATTCGTGAAGTGGAAAAGAGAAGTTTCACAGTCTGTGAACTTTGTGGTGCGCCAGGCAATCTGCGTGGCGACAGCTGGTATCAAACGTTGTGTGAAACACACGGTCAAGGTAAACCCATCATTGAGGACGGTAAACATGCGTGAGGACATCAACTATAAATTTCTTGAGGATAGAATCCTTAATGAATTGAAAGCCTACATTGACAGCACCTATGATGAACATTATTCCCGAAACAAGTTTCAAGCCACGGAATTCATCATTGATGGTGGTCATGGTGTAGGCTTCACCGTTGGCAACATCTTGAAGTATGCACAGCGTTATGGAAAGAAAAATGGGTACAACAGAAAAGACATCTTGAAAATCATACATTACGCAATTATATTATTGTACATCCATGATACATTTGAACACACTACTGAGGAGTAACCTTTATGAAGATTAGCAGCAAGACACTTTCACTTCTTCAAAGCTTCGCACAAATCAGCAGCAACCTGCTAGTGAAGCCAGGCAAGAAGTTGGCAACTCGCAATGCCGTGAACAGCATTCAGGCACGTGCGGTAGTGGATGAAACATTCCCACAGCAGTTTGCCATTTATGATTTGAATCAACTCCTGTCTTTGATTTCCGTGTCACAGAATCCTGACGTGGAGTTTGGCGACAAGAGCCTCACCATTCGTTCTGAGAACGGCGGTGAGATGGAATATTTCTATGCTGATGAGAGTCTGGTGACAGCGCCTAATGAGAATCCTCCTCAGTTGGAGGATGTGTACTCATTCAAGATGACGGCATCTGACATTCAGACCATTGTGAAGACCGCTAGCATCGTGTCCGCCACCATGTTGAACATCGTGTCTGACAAGGGCAAGGTGACACTCAGCATCAATGACCCGAAGAACAGCACTTCTCACAGCTACAAGAAGCCTTTGGGTGACTCCACATCATCTTTCAATGTGAAGATGGCCATTGACAGCTTCAAGGTGGTGGCTGATGAGTACAATGTTCGTGTGGCTCACGCCGTGGCCAAGACAGGCAAGGTGTTGGTGTTCTTCTTTGAGTCCACTTCTTCTGACTTAACATATCTTATTGCGGCTGACTCTACATCTAAGGTGTAATCATGGAAGCCAATCGTGAGCAGTTTCTTTGGGTTGAAAAATATCGTCCGCGGAAAATCAGTGATTGTATTCTGCCTGACAAGTTGAAAAACACATTCCAGGAGTTTGTGGACCAGGACAACATCCCCAACATGTTGTTGTCGGGTACAGCGGGTACAGGTAAGACCACAATCGCTCGGGCTCTGTGTGAAGAATTGGGGTGCGACTACATCATCATCAACGGTTCAGAAGAATCAGGTATTGATGTATTGAGGACTAAAATCAAAGACTTCGCAAGTACAGTTTCGTTGGCCGGTAAGGTCAAGGTGGTGATACTTGACGAGGCAGATTATCTCAATCCCAATTCCACACAACCCGCTCTCCGTGGATTCATTGAGGAGTTCAGCAAGAATTGTCGGTTCATCTTCACTTGCAATTACAAGAACAGAATCATCCCTCCCCTACATAGTCGGACTACAGTGATTGATTTCAAGTTGGACAAGGAGGATCGTCCTGTGGTGGCCTCCAAGTTCTTCAAGCGTGTTCAGGAGATTCTGAACAACGAGAACGTGACATTTGACCCCAAAGTGGTGGCAGAGTTGTTGAACAAGCACTTTCCGGATTATCGTCGTGTGTTGAATGAGATGCAGCGGTACTCTGTGTCAGGTACAATTGATGCTGGCATCTTGAGCAATGTGTCTGATGCCAACATGAAGGAATTGTTGGTGACGTTGCGTGAGAAAGACTTCAAGAAGATGCGAACCTGGGTGGTGAACAACATGGACAATGACCCGAATGTGTTGTTCAGAAAGTTGTATGACTTCTTGTTGCCTGAGGTGGTTCAGGTTCCTCAGTTGGTGTTGCTGTTGGCTGACTATCAGTACAAGGCAGCGTTCGTGGCTGATGCTGAAATCAATCTGGTGGCGTGCCTGACAGAAATCATGGCTGCATGTGAGATGAAGTCATGACCGAGAAGAACCTTGATGGAGAAATCATCAAGGACTGGATTGTGGAAGAATACAAGATGCCGAAAATCAGTCCTTTTGATTTCGTGAATGCCATTCATTACACTAAAGAACATCTGATAGTGGATGAATGGAGTGAGAAGCAGTACAATCCGTTTGTTGTGAACAAAAGTTTGAGTTTCGGGGCTGACACCGTGCACGCAGCCAACGAAATGAATAGTCGTCCCCATTTGGAGAAACGCCTCCAGTTTGATTTCCTTATAAATACCATTAGACCTCGCAAGAGATTTAATAAGTGGTTGAAGGCTGAAAAAGTCCAAGACCTTGAAGTGGTGAAACAGTATTATCATTACAATACTGAGAAGGCACAGCAAGCTCTGAGGATTCTATCACCTGACCAACTAAATACCATTAAGGAACGATTGAACACAGGTGGATTGACAAATGGCACATGACTTAATAAACATACCTAGTATTCCAGGGTATCACCCCGTGGAAGTGAAACTGGTGAATCAAGATGACTTTCTGAAGGTTCGTGAAACACTGACACGTATTGGTGTGGCATCACGCAAAGACCAAACGTTGTATCAGAGTTGTCATATTTTACATAAGCAAGGCAGATACTTCATTGTTCATTTCAAGGAACTGTTTGCACTTGATGGCAAACAAGCTGACTTGTCTGACAATGATTTGCAACGCAGAAACACGGTGGCCCATCTGTTAGAAGATTGGGGCTTGGTGGAGATTGTGGATGCTGATATGTGTGAAGATACAGCACCATTATCACAAATCAAGGTGTTGGCTTTTGGTGAAAAGAAGGATTGGAATCTAGTAGCAAAATATAATATCGGAAAAAAGAAGTAAAGTAGTACTTGATTGTAGGGGTGTTAGGAGTTACATTTAACCTTAGATACGCCGAAAGGGTATCACTAACACATTCGCTCGACAGGAGGAATTATGACACGTACCTATACATTCAACACATCCAGCATTGGTGGTCCATGGGCCATTGGGTTTGACCCACTTTGGAATCGGTTGCAAGACATTCAAACAATGAATGCTTCAAGCAACTACCCACCATACAACATCATCAAGCATGATGCTGAAAACTGGAGCATCGAACTTGCTGTGGCAGGATTCAAGCGCAGTGAGCTTGATGTTGAATTGGCTGAAGGTGTTCTCACCATCTCAGCCAAGGCAGAATCCACTGATGAACAAGAATATGTTCATCGTGGTTTAGCAAAGCGTGCGTTCACTAGAAAGTGGACACTCGCAGATGACGTAGTAGTACGTGATGCTTCATTGACTGACGGTGTGCTTGCCATTAAGTTGGAACGCATCATCCCAGAAGAAAAGAAGCCACGTAAGATTGACATTATATAATTAAGTAGTCCTCCTAACACTCCTACAATTGAGTATATCATGGCTTTAATGTGTATCAAGACGCTTCTAGGCGAAGATTTAATTGGTGATGTCACCATACGTGAGAATACCGTAGACATTGACACACCCCTCATGGTGATGATTGTTCCCAATGAAAAGGGACAATACAGCGTGGGTCTGGCACCCTACATGATTTTCTCACAATCTCGGATGTTCGAGTTTGACAAGAAACACATCATTCTGTTCACAGAACCTGCTGATGAACTTCGGAATCAATATCATAGCATCACAGGAAAAGGTATTGTGGTTCCCAACAAACCAAAAATTGAATTGCTACCATAACAACACCAGGGGTGCTTGACATCCCTGGTTGTTTTGTTTATATTAAAACATAATCACATTCAAGACCCGGGAGCGGTTGAATGAAAAAGTTTTACACTAGTGTATTGCAGTTTGGAAACAAACTATTGGTTCGTGAAGTTCGTAATGGCAAGAAAGACAACCACAAGGTGGAATTTCGTCCCACCATGTTCATCAAGACGAAACAGGAAAGCAAACACAAGAGTTTGTTTGGCGACAACCTAGAGCCCATGAAGTTTGGTGACATTAATGATGCCAAGGACTTCATGAAGAAGTACAAGGAGGTGGAAAACTTCCCCATCTTCGGCAACACATCATTCGCCTATCAATACATCACAGAAGAATATCCAGAAGAGGTGGACTATGATATTAGTCAACTCACCATCTTCACTATTGACATTGAAACTGCATCAGAGAATGGGTTCCCGAGCGTGGACAATCCCATTGAAGAGGTGTTGCTGATTACTGTGCAAGACAACATCACCAAGAAGATTACCACATTTGGTGCCAAGAAGTTTGATATCAGCAACATCAAGAAAAATTTCGAATACATCAAGTGTCGAGATGAGGCCGACCTACTTTCCACCTTCTTGCGCTTCTGGCAACTTAACTGTCCTGATGTGGTGACAGGGTGGAACACACAATTGTTCGACTTGCCCTATCTCATGGTAAGAATTAAGCGAGTGTTGGGTGAGGATCGTGTGAAGGATCTGTCGCCGTGGCGCATTGTGAATGAACGAACTGTGACCATGAATGGACGTGAGTATCTCACAGCCGACATCTATGGCATCAGCAACTTGGATTACTTGGACTTGTACAAGAAATTCACATATTCAGCGCAAGAAAGTTACAAGTTGGATTACATTGCTCAACAAGAGTTGGGTCGTAGAAAGTTGGAACATGGCTACGAGACATTCAAAGAACACTACACAGAAGATTGGCAGTCGTTTGTGGAGTACAACATCGTGGACGTGGAACTGGTGGATGCCTTGGAAGACAAGATGAAGTTGATTGAGCTGGTTATCACCATGGCCTATGACGCCAAGTGCAACTTCACAGACATCTTCTCGGCGGTGAGAACCTGGGATTGTATTCTTCATAATCATCTCTGGGCCAAGAACATCATTGTGCATCAGAAGAAGGACAATGAAGGCAGAACCATTGCCGGTGCCTATGTGAAAGAACCTGTACCTGGCAAGTATGATTGGGTGGTGAGTTTTGACGCCGCATCTCTGTATCCCAGCATCATCATGCAATACAACATGAGCCCTGAGACCATGATGGTGGGTGTCACAGCCGACGCCAGCCCAGAAATTCTGTTGGAGGGAGATGTGAACTTCCATGACTTCTTGAAGAACAAGAATTACGCCATGGCAGCAAACGGCTATTGCTACACTCACAAACATCAGGGATTGTTTCCTGAGATTGTGGAAAAGATTTTCACAGAACGTGTGTTCTACAAGAAGAAGATGATTGAAGCACAGAAGGAATATGAGAAGACCAAGGATGTGAACCAGGTGAAGCTCATCAGCAAGTACAACAACATTCAGATGGCTAGAAAGATTCAATTGAACAGTTTGTATGGTGCCTGGGCCAATCAATACTTCCGATTCTATGATGACAGAATTGCCGAAGGCATCACTCTGACTGGTCAGTACATCATTCAGCACGTGGGTCGTTCCTTGAATGAATACTTGAACAAGGTGTGTGAGACAGAAGGTGTGGAGTACACATTCTATTCTGACACAGACAGTTGCTACATCACATTGGATCATTTGGTTCAGAAACACTTCTCCAATCTGGACAAGAGCAAAGTGGTGGATGTGATTGACAAGTTCTGCAAAGACAAGGTGGCCAAGGTGTTGGCAGATGCCTGTGAACATATCATGCATTCCACCAATGGGTATGTGTCCAAGATGGAGTTCAAGCGAGAGGTGATTGCTGACCGTGCCATCTGGGTGGCCAAGAAGCGATATGCCTTGAACGTGTATGATAGTGAAGGTGTGCGATACCAGGAACCCAAGTTGAAGGTGCAAGGCTTGGAGATTGTCAGAAGCAGCACGCCTGGCAGTGTTCGACAGTATCTTCGTGATGCCGTGAAGATGGCACTGACCTGTACACAAACTGAAATTCAAGACTTCATTGCTGATTTGGAGCAGAAGTTTCATCAAATGGCGCCAGAAGAAATTGCCTTCCCTAGAAGTGCCAACAATCTGGCCAAGTATCATTCTGGTTCAACCATCTACATGAAAGCCACACCACTTCACGTTCGGGGTGCCTTGTTACACAATCACTACATCAAAGCAAAAAAACTGGACAAGAAATATGAGTTGATTAAGGAAGGAGATAAAGTGAAATACTTGTATCTGAAGGAACCCAATCCCATCAAGGAGAACAGCATCGCCTTCACAACCAGTTTACCAAAAGAGCTTGACTTACACAAGTATGTTGATTATCATACTATGTTCGACAAGAGTTTCTTGGAGCCTATGAGAACCATTCTGGATTGTCTGGGATGGAGTACAAATAAAGTTGCCACATTGGATGACCTATTCTAAGGAGATGTTATGTCATTAATCAATAAGTTGCGTAAGAATTCCACAATTCGTGAAACAGAAATTCTGACAGAAAGCAAGTTCTTTTCTGCCAAGGACATGATTCAGACACCTGTGCCCATGATTAACGTGGCGTTGTCAGGTCGTTTGGATGGTGGGTTGACGCCTGGATTGACGGTGTTCGCCGGCCCTAGCAAGCACTTCAAGACCGCCTTTGCCATGTTGTTGGCCAAGAGCTATCTGGAGAAGTATGAAGATGCTGCCATCTTGTTCTATGATTCAGAGTTTGGTGCACCGGCTGGCTATTTCAAGAGCTTTGGCATTGATACGGACCGTGTGATTCACACACCCATCACAGACATTGAACAACTGAAGCATGATATGATGTCACAAATCAACAACATTGAACGTGGCGAGCATGTCATCATCATCGTGGACTCTGTAGGTAATCTAGCATCACGCAAGGAAGTGGAAGATGCTTTGGAAGGCAAGAGCGTGGCAGACATGACTCGCGCCAAGCAATTGAAGAGCTTGTTCCGTATGTCCACGCCTCATTTGACCATCAAGGACATTCCCATGGTGGTGGTGAATCACACCTACAAGGAAATTGGTATGTTCCCCAAGGACATCGTGTCTGGTGGCACTGGCATCTACTACTCGGCTGACAACATCTTCATCATTGGTCGTCAACAAGAAAAAGATGCTGATGGGTTGACGGGTTACAACTTCATCATCAATGTGGAAAAGTCTCGCTTCGTTCGTGAGAAGAGCAAGATTCCTGTGGAAGTGTCATTCGAAGGTGGCATCAGCACCTGGTCTGGTCTTCTGGATGTGGCTCTGGAATCAGGACACGTGGTGAAGCCACAGAATGGTTGGTATCAAAAGAAGGGTGAGGACAAGAAGTATCGCTTGAATGATACATATGCCAGAGAGTTCTGGATGCCCATCCTGAAGGATGCATCTTTTCAGGATTGGATCAAACAAAACTATGCCATCTCCACATCATCTCTGGTGGCAGAGTTCACAGATGAGATGATTAACGAGGAGTATGACAATGCCTAAGTTTACTGTACATAAAAACAATGAAGTGTATCCTGATAGCTCCGTGGATCATTATCTGGAAATCACAGATGGTGAATTTGCAGGATTGCATTTCAACATGGGACGAATTGAGTTTCTTGGTGAAGATGAGGAGGGCAATGGAAAGATTGAATTCGATTACAACTTGTTGCTTGCGCCTGCAGGTGTTAATATTGAAGAACGCAAGCAGGATGTGGAGGAACTGATTTCACAGGTCCTGCACGCCATTCTGGAACAGATGGTGGAAAACTCCAAGAAAGAGGTAACGGATGAAACTGGAAACGTTGATACTCAGCAATCTGCTGAATGATGAAGGATATCTTCGAAAGACCATTCCCTTCATAAAAAACGAGTACTTCACAGATTGGGCTGAACGCAAGGTGTTTCAGCACATCAAACAATTCGTGGATGAATACAATGCCTCGCCTAGTCGGGAGGCATTGACCATTCTGTTGCAAAATGACAAGTCATTGACTGAGGATGAATATTCCAAGATGTCGGACATTGTGGTGTCTTTGGAATCTTCAGAAACCAACAAAGAATGGATGTTGGCAGAAACAGAAAAGTTCTGCAAGGACAAGGCGGTGTATAACGCCATTGTGCAATCCATTCAAATCATTGATGGCAAGGATGACAAGTTCACCAATGAAGCCATCCCGGACATCCTGAAAGATGCGTTGGGTGTCAGTTTTGACAACAGCGTGGGACATGATTATCTCACAGATGCTGATGAACGATTTGATTTCTATCACAAGACAGAAGAACGCATCCCGTTTGATTTGGATATGTTCAACAAGATTACCAAAGGTGGATTGCCCAACAAGACATTGAATATCGCCTTGGCTGGCACTGGTGTGGGTAAGAGTTTGTTCATGTGTCACATGGCAGCAGGCGCCATGAGTCAAGGTAAGAACGTGCTGTACATCACCATGGAAATGGCTGAAGAACGTATCGCCGAACGTATTGACGCCAACTTGATGAATGTCACCATGGATGATTTGAAGAATCTTCCCAAGCAGATGTTTGATGACAGAATTTCCAGAATCAAGAACAAGACAGAAGGCAAGCTCATCATCAAGGAATATCCCACAGCATCAGCACATTCTGGTCATTTCAGAGCCTTGTTGAATGAATTGGATTTGAAAAAGGAGTTTCGTCCTGACATCATCTTCATTGACTATCTGAACATCTGTGCCAGCAGCCGATTCAAGATGTCTGGCAGTGTGAACAGCTACATCTACATCAAGGGTATCGCAGAAGAACTTCGTGGGTTGGCTGTGGAGTTCAATGTCCCGATTGTGTCAGCAACACAAACCACAAGGAGTGGCTATGCAAATAGTGATATGGAGCTTACTGATACTAGTGAGTCATTTGGACTTCCGGCAACTGCGGATTTCATGTTTGGTATTATTTCCACAGAAGACCTGGAAAAGCTGGGACAACTACTCATCAAGCAACTGAAGAACAGATACAATGATCCTTCTCAACACAAGCGTTTCGTTATTGGCGTGGACAGAGCCAAGATGAGATTGTATGATGTGGATATGTCAGCTCAGAAGAACATCATGCAGGAAGAGAAAGTGGAGCAGAAGCCTGTGGCTTTCACTTCCAAGGCGTTTGTGAAGAAGAATTTTGATGGAATTAAGTTCTAGTATAAATACGAGAGTCAGAACGGAGGTTCCCATGTACTTGGCTAGTAAGATACACAAGGAACTACGAAACCATTTCCCTGCTGATGACATCATCGGGCAAGAACTCCCTTATGGTGTCATCACCCGCCGTTTGAACAAAGTGCTCCGCCCCCTGGGAGCCAGAATTCGTGTGAAACGTGACAAGGAACTGAAGGTGAAGCGTGGCAGCATCAAGCAGCCATACAATTTTTCTGGGTATTTCGATACTGGAAAAAAGAAAAATGCCATTGTGTTGAATGTGCATTTCACACCTGCCAGAAACACTTTCAAATTCACACGACACAACTACAATGGATTCATCTTCATGTTGTCGCAGATTGCTCAACATGAATTCATTCATGAAAGTCAATTTGCTTTTCGTCCAGACCAAGCTGAACGAAAGGTGAAAGTGTTCCATTCTGATAAACTGTCCAAGAAGCGTTTGTCAGAAATTGAATACCTCAGAGAATGGTGTGAAATTGAGGCCTATGCGCATGACATTGCCATGGAAATCAATTACCTCTATTCTGAACTCAGACCATCCACCGTTATCAAGCACATAGACCAACATCCCAAGCTGTATAGCTATATGTTCTATAAGCGTGCTTTTAAAGGGACAGATTGGACTCGCTTGAAAAAATCTTTATTGCGTAAAATCTGGCGGTGGATCCCCTCAGCACAGGGCCCCATCGCCGTGTAAGTTGTTGATTTGCAAGCACTTAGCCAGGGCTTGACAAATGGACAAAAATGTGTTATATTTCATATAGGGGATACACTCCCCATCACACTCACGGAGGGCAGTACAATGTCAGAAAATTCGATGGATCTTCTTGGAATCACCAAGGGGCTGGTAGCAAACACAACGCGAACCTGGGCAGATGTGGATCTGGATGAACAGGAATATCTGGACCGTCTGGCCAGCTTTGGTGAAGGTTTCTACGACCTCTCTCGATTCCAAGAAGTGGTAAATCAAAATGGTAAAAATTGATGGTGTAGGTGCTTGACAATTGGTTGTAGGTGTGTTAGAATTAAGATGTAGGTGAGATGTTCAACTTCTTTCTCGGAGGATGTATTATGCGTAATTCTGACAAGGTTTCTTTCGTTTGTTTCACTAACGGCGGGACGCGTGGCAATGGCAAGACCATTGGCACCAAGATTCGGTTCACTAACGACCGGACCCGCTACACCAAGGCTCTGGGCAAGCTCGGTGTCAACTCTGTGGTTTGGGTTGACCTGCCGAATGCCATGACCAAGAATCAGGCTCTGGACTATCTTCGTGGCTCTAATGATGCCTCGATTTCGGAGCAGGTCTATCAGGATGCCATTGCCGCAGCGGCTCGCCGTCTCCGCCCTGCTTCAAAGGCTGTCAAGACTGTAAAGAAGACCAAGTAACATAACATTGGGAGCGCACGGTTTTCCGCCCGCCGTGCGCTCCGTCATTGAAAAGGGCGATATAAGGAGATTTACTATGTCACAGAATGACCGTCTTGTTCGTTACCTCTCAACTGGTCGTACCATCAGCGCCGCTCAGGCTCGGAGCCGCTTCGGCATCCGTAACCTCCGCGCCCGCGTGAACGACCTTCGTTCTGAGGGTTTCTGCGTGTACACCAATCGTGGTGAGACCACGACCTATCGCATGGGTCGTCCTTCACGCTCCATCGTGGCTGCTGCCTACCAGACTGCTGGTAGCCGTATCTTCGGCGGTAACTAATCAATCAAACAGGAGAGACAATCATGTTCTGGTATCATTATCTAATCATGGTAATGTTCTTGGCTATGATTGTCTCTCCTGTTTGGTTTTTTGGTAAAGTTAGTAAGATTCTGTTTGATGAGGCTGAGCCTCATGAAATGGTTGTTCAGTACGTTCATCCTGATGCCATCATCCCTAATGCGGAGGCCGTGGAAATGATTCATGCTGATGAAAAGGTGCTTCAGAACCTGGACAAGATGGTGAAGATGTCCAAGAAGAAGCATGTGAAGCAGATGTGGAAGATAAAGAAGGGTGAGTTTGAGCGTCAACTTCGCTGGAAGTCCACGGTAAGGAACACTCATGTCTAACCATCAGACCACATTGGAACTACTCAGGAAGCTGGGTGAGCTTCGGTCAGAGAATTATGAAATCAATTGGGAAGAATGGGAACACCAGACAGATGCTGATGAATTGGAAGCTTCCATTGATGCTGGTATCGCAGAATGTGAGAAACGTTTCCTAGACATGGCTGGAAATCTGGACTTCTATCAAGAAGAACTGGAGGAACAACAGCATCAGGAGCTGGAGGATTTGATTGAAGGTCTGGTACAAGGATACATCTATCAAACCATGCTTCGTAAGAAAAAGAGCATTGAGGATTTCATTTCATCCGTTTGAACATAAATAGTAGAAACCACTGTCTGGACTACTATGGCCGCTAAAAGCGACAAAAACACACATCTGGAACATCTAGAAGATGACATCATCAATCTAGGTTATAAAGGCGCCCAACAATCCATAGCGTTTGTTGAGGCGCTTTTTGACTTGTTCCAAGGCAATGTGAACAGAAAGCTGAACATCACCGTGAAGTGGGATGGTGCCCCTGCTGTGGTGTGTGGCAAAGACCCGGAAACCGGGATGTTCTTCGTGGCCACGAAACATGGTGCCTTTGCCAAAGACATGAAGCTGGGATTCTCTGAGGAGATGATAGACTACTATTATGGTGGTGGTCCAGCTGAAGTGTTGAAAGTGGTGTTTCGTGAATTGCGCGATTTGCCATTCAAAGATGTGTTGCAGGGAGATGTGATGTTCACCCCTGCCATCAAGAAAACTACCACGATTGAAGGGGTGAAATACATCACTTTCAAGCCCAATACCATCATGTATGCCGTGCCTGTCACGGATCCTTTGGGAGAAAAGCTACAGCATTCCCATCTTGGAATTGTGTTCCATACTAAATATACAGGAAAGAAGGCGGTGAATGAAATGTCGGCTTCTTTTGGTGTTGATGTCAGTAAGCTAAAATCTAAAACAGCCTGGATCCAGGATGCGTCCTATCAGGACATGTCTGGAAAGATGACGTTGACTGACCAGGAAACCAGAACGGTTAGTTCACTTGTAGCTTCTGCCAAAACCAACGCCATTTCTGCGAGAAAGTTTCTAGATGAGTTGGCAACACAAACATCTGATTTGACCGTGGGATACATGTTCAAGATTTTTGTGAACAAACTGGTGCGGGATGGCGCTCCCATCAACGAGCGCTCCCTTGCTGGGTTGGAAGCCTTTGTGATAGACCGTGTTGCCAAGAAGGAAGCAGGGATGAAAACCGCGGCTGGTCAAAAGAAGTATCAAGGGTTGAAAAAAGAATTACAGAAGTATCTTCGTACCAACGCCATGAATCTTCGTGCCATGTTCAAGTTGTATGTGACGTTGTTGGATGCAAAAAACATCTTTGTGAAGAAGTTGAATGAGGCACAAGGCATCCCTACATTCATTGAAACACCTGAAGGATTCAAGCACACGGACCCTGAAGGCTATGTGGCAGTAGACCGAGCAGGAAATGCAGTGAAGTTGGTGAACAGAATGGAGTTCTCACAAGCCAACTTCAATGCTGTGAAAGATTGGAGCAGGACACCAGTAGGACCCACCCAGTTGGATGAGGAACTGAAAACTATAGTATTTGCTTTTGGTCGTATGAATCCTCCCACCATCGGGCATAAAAAACTGATTGACAAAGTGGTAAGTGTGGCCAAGAACAAAAAGGCAGACTATCTCATCATTCTGTCTCGCACACAGAAGGCTCCCAAAGATCCTTTGGACCCAGACATGAAGCTGATGTTTGCCAACAAGATGTTTCCCAACGTGAGCATTGTGTTGGCCACCAAAGAGAAATTCAGTTTTTTGAAATGGATGGAAGGATGGAATGGCATGTATGACAAGGTTATCATGGTGGCAGGTAGTGACCGTGTACCTGAATATGAACAAGCAGTACATAAATATAATGGAACATTGTATACGTTTAAAGCAGTTGAAGTGGTTTCTGCAGGTGAGCGTGATCCTGATGCTGATGGTGCCGCTGGCATGTCAGCAAGCAAAATGCGTGATTTTGCCATGAAAAATGATTACAGGAATTTCAAAAAAGGATTACCTAGCACCATGCGTGATGTAGACGCACGAGCGCTTTTCAATGCAGTAATACAAGGAATGGAATAATGGCACAATACATCAAGCCACAAGATGTACAAGATGGAGAACAACGGTATGAAGTTGTGATGCTTGCAGCAGGCAAGGATGGTAGCGTTGTTGAGGCTACCAATCCTCTTCCTGTCACAGGCGGTTATGGCAGTAACAATTCTTTATTAGTCAGTCTCGGCGGCACGAACCTGGATGCGTTCGGTCGCCTTCGTGTTTCTGAACCCTTTACACTTGCTGATTACAGTCATATCTATGGTGAAGAAGTTGAACTGTTAACTTCGTCCAGTGGGTCAGGAACTAAAACACTTCGTGCCAATGAAGCCTCAGTTCGCTTATCAGTAGGCACAGGCAATGGCGATTATGTTGTTCATCAAAGCAGAATGCATCATCATTATATGCCAGGCAAGAGCCAATTGGCATTGATGAGTTTTGTGTTCGGTGTAGCTCGCACCAACACAGTGAAGCGTGTGGGACTATTTGGTGAAGAAGATGGCGTGTATTTCCAACAAGCAGGTAATGGCACACTTCAATTTGTGAAGCGCACCAGCATCAGTGGTAGTGTGGTTGATGAAACACCCATCCCACAATCTGCATGGAATGTTGACAAATGTGATGGTACCGGAGCATCAGAATTCAATATTGATGTCACCAAGACACAGTTGGTCTTTTGTGATTATCAATGGTTGGGTGTGGGTCGCCTTCGCATAGGATTTGTACATGATGGTGAATTCATTGTGGCTCATGAATTTGAACACAGTAACAATCTCGCCACGGTGTACTGGAGAAATCCCAATATCCCCATTCGTTGTGAAATCAGAAACACAGGTGTGGCAGTAGGCAGCACCTACATGGATCAAATCTGTTCCACGGTGATGTCTGAAGGTGGATATGTGGAATCAGGTGTGAACTTCAGTAGTTATGCTGAAAATATATTACTGAGTAAAGGAGCACCTGCCACAGCCAAGTGTATAGTTGCCATCAAGTTGAAAAACACCTATCAATCACTACCCAACAGAAGTGTTGTTCGTTTGACCGACTTGAATATACTATCTGATGGCTCATCCATAGTTTTTGAACTATGGCGTCTACCTAGTGCCAGCGCCAATATCACAGGCGGTACATGGGTCAGTGCCAATAATGATTCAGTTGTTGAATACAACACCACAGTAGGCACAGCATTCAGCACCACAGGCGGTGAATTGTTTACGTCTGGGTTTGTGGCAGCCAACAACCCATCAGGTAAACAAGCATCAGGAGGCATGGATTTGGCTGACCCAGTAAAAGCCAAACGTGCCTATCTCAGTCAGAACATTGGATCTACTGATAGTAATATATTCGCCTTAATTGCAAGAAATCTTAGCAGCACTGCTGATACCAACGTATACGCCTCTGCTCAATGGCGTGAAACACGATAACTTCAACCAGAGATAATCAATGGATATTCAAAAGCTCAAGGGACATGTTCCTGACACAGTAATCACACAAATTCCTGAAGTGATGGAAAAGTTTCAAATCAACACCCCTCTTCGCCTTTGCCATTTTCTTGCACAATGCGGTCATGAATCAGGCAACTTCAAGGCTGTGAATGAAAACCTTAACTACGGCGCCAAGGGCTTGTTAGGATTGTTCAAGAAGTATTTCCCAACAGAAGCCAAGGCTTTGGAATACGAACGGAAGCCAGAAAAAATTGCCAACTTGATTTACGGCGGTCGTATGGGCAACGGTCCAGAAGCTTCAGGTGAAGGATACAAGTATCGTGGTCGTGGCTATATCCAATTGACTGGCAAGGACAACTATGGTGCATTTGATAAGGTTGTTCCAGAAAACATTCTTGAAACACCTGACCTAGTTGCCACAAAGTATCCTCTTCTTTCAGCCGCCTGGTTCTGGAACTCACGTGGCTTGAATGCTCTTGCTGACAAGGGTGCCACTGAACTTGATATCACTGCCATCACCAAGAAGGTGAACGGTGGCACCATCGGTCTTGTTGACCGTATCAAGCATTTCAACGAATTCTACGCTCTGTTCAAGTAATAAATAACAGAATCAGGAGATGTTATGAGATTGAAACTTCTTGTATTACTATTATCATTTGCAGGTGTATTGTACTGGCAAGATTCCACAAGCGATGATGCCATGGACAAGTACATTGCTGACTACAAGAAGTTTCAGGCTCAAGCAGATTCAGCCACAAAGTTTGCCGATAGCTTAGCACAAGAAATCATCATTGCTGACAATGAAGCTCGTGCAGCACAAAGTCGTGCCAGCGTGTACAGCAGACAAGCTACAGAATTGAAAAATGAAACATTGAATTTAATGGATCGAGCACAATTGTTAACGGAGACTATCACCGACACACTACAACTTGCCAGACAGATACTTCCATTAAAAGATTCCATCATTACAAAACAAGAAACAACTATCACAACACAAGGTAATCAAATACAAGAATTAGAAACTGCCATACTAAAGAAAGATGACGCATTGAAACTTGCCTTACTCCGTGGTGATAGTCTCCAAACTGTTGTGAACAACATTCCTCCTGCTCCCAAGAATCCCAACAAAATGTTTGGCATCAAATTACCAAGCCGTAAGACTTCATTTGTAGTAGGTGTAGTGGCAGGTGTGGTGATTGGGGGAGTTGTTCTGAAGTGATTACACTAAAAGAATTTCTGGTGGTGGAAGCATTGACACCACAAGGGCGGTTCAAGAAACAACGTACCATGAAAAAGTATCGTTGGAAATTGGAACGTAGAAAAAAGATTACAGCAAAAATCAATGCCAGTGCCAAGCGTTTTCAAAAACGTTTAAACAAAGAAGCACTTCGAAAAGTGTATAAGTTGGTGGGTGTGAAACGTAAATCCTCATTATCCAACACGCAGAAGTCTGCTGTGGAACGTTTAGTTAAGCAACGTGCCAAGATATATAAGAAATCATTGATTCGTAAAGAACTTCCTCAATCCAAGAGAACCTACTGATGAATGAAGATTTACGTAACTGGTTCCGAGAAAAATGGGTGAACATCGCCAAGAAGAAAAAAGATGGCAGTTATGAGCCCTGTGGCACTTCAGGCAAGAAGAAAGGATATGCCAAGTGTGTGCCTGCTGCTAAAGCAGCTAGCATGAGCAAAGATGAAATCAAATCTGCCGTGAGAAGAAAGCGTGCTGCACAAGCTGCAGCAGGTCGTCCTGGTAAAGACCAGCCTGGTCAAGGCAACAAACCCATCATGGTGAAAACTATGAAAGAAGAAATCCTACAAGAAAAGAACAAGCCCACCAACCCCAAACTTTGGGCTCGAGCAAAAGCATTGGCTCGCTCCAAGTTTGATGTGTACCCCAGTGCCTATGCCAATGGCTGGGCTGCCAAGTGGTATCGCGGCAAAGGCGGCGGTTGGCGCTCAACAAATGAAGAACTAGGTAAAGACAATGAATGGGGCAGTCCAGAACTCACCAAGAAGATGTTGGCAGTGACCCCAGGCCAGGAAAATGCCGACATTCCTGTGTTGAAGAAGAAGATGGCCACCTTGAAAGAATTCATGAACATTGAACAGGAAACGGTCATCTATCATGCTGAATTGAATCCCGCCGCTTGGGATGGCATGGTGTTGAAGCCTGATGTTCGTGAAGCCTTGTTGAAGGTGGCCAGGTCTTTCATGGAAACTTGGGGTGTGGATCTGGAAGTCACAGACATCATCTTGACAGGATCCAACGCCAACTACAACTGGACCAAGTTCAGTGATTTCGACCTGCACGTGATAGTTCGTCTTGGCGGATACCATGATGTCACCCTGGTGGAAAAGTTGCTTCGTGCCAAGAAGGATGAATTCAATCGTCGCCATAACATTCGCATCAAGGGATATCCTGTGGAAGTGTATGCACAAGGCAGCAATGAACACCTTGTGGCAACAGGACAATACAGTTTGCAATCCAACAGCTGGTTGGTGGAACCCAGAATGTCAGCCCCTTCATTTGAACACAAAGAAATTGGTGACATGGCTGATAGTCTCATCAAAGAAGCACAAGAAGCCATTGCCGGTAAGAACGTGGACATGATTAAATTGGTGTTGGAAAAGATTGCAGGAATGCGTAAGTCAGGATTATCATCCACAGGTGAATTTGGATTGCAGAACATGGTGTTCAAAGTGGTTCGTAACTCAGGCATGATTGAAAAACTACGTCAAGCCTTGGTGGATTTGTCAGATGAAGAATTGTCTTTGGATGAAGCCGCACCAGCTTGGCAAAGAAAGGAAGGCAAGGACCCAGAAGGTGGATTGAACAGAAAAGGTATCGCCTCCTATCGTCGTGCCAACCCTGGTAGCAAGTTGTCCATGGCTGTGACCACCAAGCCTTCCAAATTGAAGAAGGGAAGCAAAGCCGCCAAACGGAGAAAGAGTTTCTGTGCCAGAATGGGAGGGATGAAGAAGCGGTTGACTTCAGCCAAGACCGCTAATGACCCGAACTCTCGTATCAATAAAGCTCTCAGAAAATGGAACTGCTAACAGAAGGAACACTCAGGAACTCTTGAAATTCAGCCTGGATGTTGAAAGCGAGCCTGAAGTAATTATAAATACTATAGAACGTTTTCAGGTGGTGATTATGCACTCAGACGAACGCAGCAAACAAATTGAACAATTGGTTCGTATGGGAATGATGCCTGTGCAATATCTGCCATGGTTGAACATGGCATTACATGGTGTTGACACAGACGCTTTTCTACCACTTAATCAACGACGCGTGTTCTATGATTTCACACAAAAAATCATGAACCTAGTTTTCGATGACCCACAAATGTATCGCCTTTTACGTCAGAGAGTTGCCATGAAGAAATTCGAAGAATTCAATCCTATTGCTGAAGAAGAAATGGATTTGAAACGTACACCAGAAGGTATGTTGGACACCCTTGCCAGAAGTGCTGAAAGAAAGAAAAAAGCCGGTGGAAAGATTTCTCCTGCTGAAAAGCGTTTGGCATCACGCGCCAAGACGGAACTTCGTCGCCGCCGTGACAACTTGAAGGGAAGAATGGAAGAACAGGTTCAACCTGTTGTGACTTCTGAATCATACGAAAAGGCATTTCTAGAAACATTGAAAACTTTCAATGTGTCCAGCGTCGCAGACCTTCCCAAAGAAAACGTTAAAGAATTTTTCAATACAGTCGAACAACTCTATAATTCAGGAGAATAACCATGTCAGGTTGGGGTATTAAAGACGATAAAACGTCAACAGGAACTGTAGCCATCACCACAGGTGGTGCTGTCACCGGAACAGGTACAGCTTTCACCACAGAAGCACGTGTGGGTGATTTTCTACTAGCAGGAAGCCAAGAATTTGTCATCACAGCAATTGCATCCAACACAGCATGTACTGTGATTGCTGCACGTGCAGGTGATAGCATTTCTATAGTAGGCGGTGGCACTAACTACACCTTAAGTGAAAAGCCAAAGTTCTTACGTTACGGCTTTTCCAATGGAACAGACACTAAGACTGTGTTTGGTGTTGACAAGTTTGAAATGTTAGACACAGACGGTCCAGCACAAATAGGATGGACACATCGTCAATCTGTAAAGACTGGTGCCATTGCTGCTGTGGATACCATTGGTGCTGCTGATGCAGCACGTAAGGCAGGCATCTATCTTGTGGAAGGAACCACATCAGGTTCTGGCACAGGACACATGTTCCGTATCACAGTATCAGCTGCTGGTGCAGCTTCCATTGAAATTGTGCAAACAGGTGCAGGACATGCGGACAATGACACCATCACAGTAACAGATGCTCTTCTTGGCAGTGGCGGGGCAGCCAACTTGACATTCCAAGTGAATGGTGTGGTGGAAAGAAAGCGTTATGAGACATTGGTGGCTCTTGCTGATATTACAGATGACGCTGCCGATGACACCTATTTCCCAGAATCACCAACACCTTCAGTCACACCTTCAGTCACGCCTTCAGTAACACCTAGCGTGACACCTTCAATCAGTGTGACACCTTCAGTAACACCTTCAGTAACACCTTCACCTTCAGTATAATAAATCATGGCTGATAGCAAAGTAACTGATTTGACCGCAGCCGCGTCCGTCAATCCGGCGGACGTGCTCTATCTGGTGCAATCCAACACAGATAAGAAACTTAGCATGTCCACATTATTAGCCAATCTTCCAAGCACCTTGATACAATTTGGAGGATTGTTGGCACTGGATGTTGAAAGCCCACAAGTGATTGCCAATGCTGGCACCATCAATGCAACATCATTGTTTACCCTTATAAGTAATACAGGTGGTGTGAATGCTCTATCCATTGTTGATGGCACATACACAGGTCAAATCAAATTCATCCTGTGTACATCTGCAGGCGGCACATCATCCATCACATCAAACATCAAAGGTGTAACAAGTGCCGTATTCACAGAAATGGGACAAACACTTATTCTTCTTTGGTACAACAGCGACTGGTGGGTTATTGGAGGCTCAGCAGCCGTAAATTTCTAAACTATGCCTATTGATTTGACGCAGGATACATTTTTATTATATGCAGCACAACATTATAACAATCCTTCTTGCACCAGCATCAAAGAATTTGATGGAGACTTGAAGCGTTTCAAGTACATCAAACGATTGTTGAAACGGTACAAGAAATCCGGAACATTGAGTGAACGTTTGGTGTTGAACCATTTGATTTTGTTACACAATGTGTTTGGTGTTGCTCTGGTTCCCATGTTGTTTTTGAAGTTTGAAATGGAGTTCTGGCCTGAAATCAAAACGTTTCTGGTGTATTTGAATTATCTACCTGAACGTTTTCAAATAAGCAAACAAATAAACGAAACTGACATTGAGTTGGATGTCAATGTCATCAACAAGTTGAGAAAGATATGAAAAAGTTCAAAGAATTTGTTGAAGCTGAAGTGCAAGAAGAAGTTCCAGCCAACAACATGGGAAGTGGCGCCATTGCCAAGTATGATCCCGTGATGAAGTTCAAGATGTTTCGTAGAAAGCCGGTGATGAAAAAGAAGAAAAAGAAGTGAACATCATAGTATTCGCCGGGAGCGAAAAAGATAAAACAAGGAGATAACATATGATTTGGATTGTACTACTCGCAGCCGTTTTGGTAGGTGCCTACTGGTTCATCTTCCGTGAAGAAGATGCTCCCATCACCTTGAAAGCCATGACAGAAAAGGCCAAAGATGTGGCTGATGTGAACAATGATGGCAAAGTGGACATGAAAGATGCCATGGCCGCCGTAGCCGAAGTGCAAAAAGAAGTGAAGAAGGTGAAAAAGAAGTATGGCGGTAAGGTCAAGAAGACCAAGTAATAGATGAATCTGGAAACAGAAGTGGCAGTGTTAAAGAGTGATGTCAACAGAATGGCATCGCTCTTTTCACGCTTGGATGCTGCCATTGAAAAAATGGGTGATGTGTCCAACAACATTGCCAAGATGTTGGCTGTTCATGAAGAACGGTTGTCCAAACAGGATGACATAGACGAGGAGTTGTTCTCATTGGTGGAAAGACGCCGGCAGGAAATCCAAGGTGATATCAAAGAGTTGCATTCCCGTATCACCACGGTCAGTCGTGAGATGTCCGATGACCTGACAGAAACAGAACAACGATTGATGACTGCCATGACCTATGGCACTTCTGAAATCAAGAAATGCATCACAGAAGAAACCAAAGCCATGTCAGAACAACAGACTGAACTGGAAAAGAGAGTGGTGGACCTGGAACGATGGAAATGGCTCATCATGGGCGGTAGTGTGGTGTTGGGTGCCATCTCTCATGAAATCCTGGGTGAATTTCTGAAGTAACACCAATAAAACTTGACAAATATGGTGTCATCGTGTATCTTCCAAGACAGGAGGAAACACGATGTCCTATTTTATTGACACAAAATATCTGAACATGATTGGTCACAGACTTCCCTTGTTTGCCAAGAAAAAGGCAGACTTGTGGAATTGTCGTTGCATCATCTGCGGTGATTCCAAGACCAACAAGAAAAAGGCACGTGGCTATTTCTATCGGCAGAAGAATGATATGTACTACAAGTGCCATAACTGTGATGCCAGCCAACATTTCGGGACATTCCTGAAAAACTTTGATGCTCATACCTATCAGCAATATGTGTTTGAACGCTACAGCAAAGGTGAGAACGGACCCAAGGCACATAAAGATGCCGAAGAATTCCTGACATTTGAAGCTCCTGTATTTAAACCCAAGTCCCTGTTGGATCAGGTGGCTGTTCGGTTGGACAAATGTGATGTGGACAACGAGGCAGTGAGATATTGTGTGTCCAGAAAGATTCCAGTTGACAAATATCAAGAATTGTATTATATTCCTTCAGTGAAGGACATCAAGAAGATTGCTCCTGAATATGATACTATTCGTACTGAAGAACCTCGGTTGTTGCTCCCGTTTTATGATGAAGCCGGTGAACTCACGGGAGTGACAATGCGAGGTCTTCGTGGTGAATCACTTCGATACATCATGATTAAGTTGCAAGAAGATGCTCCATTGATGTTTGGTATCAACACCATTGATAGGACTCGTCCCATCACCATTGTGGAAGGGCCCATAGATAGTTTATTTCTAAATAATTCTTTGGCATGTGCAGGCACAGGGTTCAGTAAAATTGAAACTTTGAATCTGCCGAAAGAACTCATCACCATTGTGTTTGATAATCAACCACGAAACATTGAGGTGTGTAGAATTGTCGAGAAGTACATCAAACTTAATTACCAAGTGGTCATTTGGCCTTGTGGGTATCATGAAAAAGACATCAATGAGTTTGTGGAAGCTGGAAAGGATGTTCAACACATCATTCGTGAGCATACATACCAAGGACTCATGGCGCAATTGAAATTTACAGAATGGAGAAATTGTTAATGAAAGTACGTTTGATTTCGCACACCATTGCGTGTGCCGATGACATGGACAACGTGGCAGAGATGAATGACCTGGTGGCATTTTGTGCTCGGGTCAGCAATCCCAGCAATCAGTACAACACCGAAACGGCAGACAAGCTCATCAGCTATCTTGTGAAGTGGAAGCACTGGAGTCCCTTCGAGATGGTGAACATTTGTTTGGAGATTGAAACCACCCGAGACATTGCTCGGCAGATTCTTCGGCATCGGAGTTTCAGCTTTCAGGAATTCAGTCAACGATATGCTGACCCTGTGAAAGATTTGTCATTTGAATATCGTGAGGCCCGCCTTCAAGACCAGAAGAATCGGCAGAACAGCATTGAAACCCAGGACCTGGAACTGCAAAAGGAATGGGTTCGCATTCAACAAGATGTGATTCGTCAATCCAAGTTTGCCTATAGTTGGGCCATCAATAACGGTATTGCCAAAGAAGTGGCACGTGCTGTGCTTCCTGAAGGCCTTACCACGTCCCGTATGTACATGAACGGCACCTTGAGAAGTTGGATTCACTATATAGATATACGTTCCGACAAGGCAACACAGAAGGAACACCGAATTATTGCCTTGGAGTGCGCCAAGGTCATCTCTGAAATTTTCCCATTGATAAATAACTTTTCACATAATGAGACTGAAACCGATGCAAAGTAACGTAAGAATTTTCATGGAAGCCTGTGGTCAAGAAGTGAAAGATAGACCCAGTTTCACCGATAATTACAAACAAGCTGTCCTGTACTTGAATCTTATTCGAGAGGAGATGGAAGAACTAGAACAAGGATTTGAAAACCAGGACATAGTAGAAACAGCAGATGCTTGTGGCGATTTAATTTGGGTGATTCTCGGTCTATGCAACTCATTAGGAATTCCTATGGGTCCTGTATGGCAAGAAATCACCGCCTCGAACATGAGCAAGACTGTGGAAGGTAAAGTTGTTCGTCGAGATGATGGTAAGATTCTAAAGCCTGATACCTATTTCCCACCCAACATTCACCGAGCATTACAGCTCCAGGAACCCGCCCAATGAGTAAGATGGAATTGCCCGCCAAGATTTTAAGTGACATCACCGTGTTCATGAAATATGCCAAGTTCATCCCTGAGCTTGGTCGTCGTGAAAACTGGAAGGAACTAGTTGACAGAAACAAGCAGATGCATCTGGAGAAGTATCCTCATCTGGCACAAGACATCACTGATGCCTATCAATTTGTCTATGACAAGAAGATTCTCCCTTCCATGCGCAGTTTGCAGTTTGCTGGGAAGCCTATTGCCATCAACAATGCTCGTTTGTATAATTGTTGTTTCCTACCTGTGGATCACGTGGATGCCTTCAGTGAAGTAATGTTCCTGTTGTTGTCAGGTACAGGTGTGGGATATTCTGTGCAACAACATCACGTGGAAAAACTTCCTGAAATCAACAAGCCTGTGAAGAATCGTCGCTATCTTGTAGGAGATAGCATTGAAGGATGGGCAGATGCTGTCAAGGTGTTGATGACTGCATACATGAAGGGCAAGGCCATGCCTGTGTATGATTTCTCTGATGTTCGTGAGAAGGGTGCGCCTCTCATCACATCAGGTGGCAAGGCACCTGGTCCTGAACCATTGAAGGATTGCCTCCACAATGTTCAGAAGATTCTGGACAGAAAGCACAATGGTGAACAACTCACCTCTTTGGAAGTGCATGACATTCTGTGCTACATTGCTGATGCTGTGTTGGCAGGTGGCATTCGTCGGTCAGCCATGATTTCATTGTTTGACATTGATGATGATGACATGCTGACCTGTAAGTTCGGCAACTGGTGGGAACAAAATTCACAACGTGGTCGTGCCAACAACTCAGCCGTGATTGTTCGGTCCAAGGTGGAAGAAGAAACATTCATGGAGTTGTGGAAGAAGATTGAGGCTTCAGGCTCAGGTGAACCTGGCTTCTTCTTCACCAATGATAAGGATTGGGGCATGAATCCTTGTGCAGAAATTTCACTTCGTCCCTTCCAATTCTGTAACTTGACCACCATTCATGCGGGTGATGTGGAATCACAAGAAGATTTAAATGCACGTGCCAAGGCGGCAGCATTCATTGGCACACTACAAGCCAGTTACACCAACTTTCATTATTTGAGGGATGTATGGAAGAGAACCACGGAGAAGGAAGCCTTGATTGGCGTTTCAATGACGGGGATTGCATCGGGTGGCGTATTGAAATTGGACATGAAGGAAGCAGCCAACCTGGTGAAGGAAGAGAATCAACGTGTAGCAGCTTTAATTGGTACGAACCCAGCAGCACGTTGCACCACAGTGAAGCCTGAAGGCACCAGTTCATTGGTGTTGGGAACCTCCTCAGGCATTCACGCCTGGCACAATGATTTCTACATTCGTAGAATTCGTGTGGGTAAGAATGAAAGCATCTACAACTATCTGGTGAACAATCATCCTGAACTGGTCACGGATGAATATTTCAAGCCAAACATTCAGGCTGTGATTGAAGTGCCACAACAGGCACCTGCAGGAGCTGTCACTCGTCAAGAAACAGCACTTGATTTATTGAAGCGCGTATCAAAGGTGTGGAAGGAATGGGTGAAGCCTGGACATCGTAAGGGTGCCAACAAGAACAATGTATCCACCACAGTCACCATCAAGCCAGGTGAGTGGGATGAAGTGGGAGCCTGGATGTGGGAGAATCGTGACAACTTCACAGCATTGTCCGTGTTGCCTTACAGCGACCACACCTACATCCAAGCACCATTTGAAGATGTTGATGCCGTGACCTATGAAGAAGCTGTCAAGACACTACACAACATCAATCTGGATGATGTGCGAGAAATGAATGATGAAACCAACCTTCAAGGTGAAGCTGCCTGTTCAGCCAATGGTTGTGAAGTGTCATGATGAAAAGTCTACACACCATTGCTGAATTGGAACAGGCTATCACAGAACATGATGTTGTGGTGGTGGATTTATATGCCACATGGTGTGTGCCTTGTCAACAGATGTTACCTGTAATTGGGGAACTGGCTGAAACATCGCCAGTCCCCTTCTACAAGGTGGACATTGATGAAGTACCTGAAGTGAAAGACTTCACTGGCGCAAAAGCTGTTCCCATGTTATTGATATATAAGCAGGGAAAGAAACGTGAATTTGCTTTCGGTGTGAATGAAAAATCTAAAATTGAAAGCAAGTTGAACCGAGTAATACGAGGATAACATGTCAGCCAGACAAGATTTAGCCAATGCTAAACGCGAGGTAGCCGAAGCCACAGCACGTGCAGATAAAACACAGCGTGAAGTGGATGCCGCAGAAGAATTGCTGAACAAAGCCACAAACGCTTTGGATGAAGCCATAAGATTACCTGCTATACCTTCAGTTATTCTAGATTTAACTAAATTGAAAGTTGAAAGAAAATTGAAATTTGAGGTGGCTTCAGCTGTCAATACTGTGGCACAAGCACAAAAAACCATTGCTGAAGCCAAAGAAAAGGTGGCAGAAACACAATATCAACTAGAGCAACTGAAGGAGATGGACCTCTCATTGGATGCGGATGGTATCACCGACACAGTACCAATACCAGTAGTGGTACCTGTCACGGTCAACATTCCAGTGTTAGGTGAGAGAACCATGAACATCACCACAGGAGTTTCTGTGGATGTTCCTCGAGCAGCACTAGCACTTGGTGCCACGGGAGCAGGTCAAGATGTCATACCCAGTTCTGTGTATAGCGTGTTGGAAACATTGAGTTTGATTCCTGAAGAAGGTGCAGTATCAGGACCAGGCGGTACCTTCTCCAAAGGGAACAACATTGCGGCTAAATTGATTGCCACCAACATGGTGCAAGCTCCTGATGTTGTGGCCTCAGGTGGTGTGTCCTCTGCTTATATGCAAACTGCATTGATGACAGCTGGACCAACCACCATCACCGGCGCCACAGCCATCACAGGCGCCACCACCATCACAGGTGTCACGGCCATTAATGGACCCACCACCATCACAGGTGCCGCAATTATAACAGGAAATTTGGCGGTAGGACAATATCTTACCACTGCAACATTAAAAGCGTTTGATATAAAACATCCTACCAAAGAAGGAAAACGTTTACGTTATGCTTGTCTTGAAGGACCTGAAGCAGGTGTGTATGTTCGTGGCAAAACTTCTGAAGGAACTATTCCATTACCTGATTACTGGTCAGGATTGGTGGATGAAAAAACCATAACCGTACATCTCACACCCACCAACATGGATCAAACCTTGGTGGTGAACAATGTGAACGGATTGACGATACAAGTGCTGGGCAATCATCGTCTGCCCTATTACTATTACGTGATGGCAGAACGTAAAGACATTGACAAACTCACGGTGGAATACGATGCATAAAATTATAGTATGTACATCTTGTGAAGCAGAATTCACCATCCGTCATGACATGGATGATGACCATTATCGGGTGGAATATTGTCCCTTCTGTGGTGAGACCATGGAAGATGATGAAGATTATGGATATGAAATCAATGATGAGGATGAAGAATGATTTGGGTGGCCATCTTCTTTTCACAAATTGTGTTCAACATTTTGAAAGTATTGGAAATTCGATACACCTATGAAGATAACATTCCCAAGTTGCTGTTGAACAGCGTGTGGATGGGGTTGGCTTCATTGGCATCCATGTTCTGGTCGTTGGATGAGTTGTTGAAAGGCAATTGGGCGGTGATTCCTGTGTATGTTATAGGCAATCTGGTAGGTAAATACGTAGGTATGAGCATTGACACCACGAAAAATCATCCTTTCTCGTTCATACTAGGAGAATAAATAGTTAAGTCTCATTGAGGATTTAACTATGTGGATGCACCAAGACAAAGAATTTACTGAAGTGCCTGACAACATCATTGGATTCGTGTATCGAATCACCAACCTTCAAACAGGACGCCAGTACATTGGAAAGAAACTATTCAGCTTTGCTCGACGAAAATCTGTTAAAGGAAAACGAAAGCGAGTTCGAGTGGAGTCAGACTGGCGAGACTACTACGGAAGCAACAAAGAGCTTCTTCACGATGTTGCTACCCATGGACCAGGAGCTTTCCAACGTGAGATACTTCATCTGTGTGGAAACAAAGGACAGTGCAATTATCTTGAAGCAAAACTCCAGTTCCAATATGGTGTGCTAGAACACCCAGATAAATTCTATAATGATTGGATCATGTGTAAAGTTCACCGAAAACACGTGAAACTATGACCCTTATCACTCTCTTTTCAGCACTATTCATCAGCACCATCGCCGCGTGGTTTTCCATTGCGGGGTTGATTGCCATTTTCCCAGGTGCCCCTGTGGCAGTAGGATTGATGGGTGCTGCCTTGGAGATGGGCAAGTTGGTGTCTGCCAGCTGGATCTACCGATTCTGGAACAACACCAACATCCTGATGAGAATGTATTTCATCGTGGCCGTGATGGTGTTGAGTCTCATCACCAGTGTAGGCATCTTTGGTTATCTGACTCGGGCCCATGTGGAAGGCACACAAGGCTTGGATGCCAACACAGAACAAATCACGTTGTTGGATGAACAGATTGTGATGGAACGTGACAATGTGGCATCTGCACGCCAGGCATTACAACAGATGGATGCTGCCGTGAACAACCTGGTGGGAGATGTGAATCGTGTGGAACGTGCCGTACAGATTCGTAACAGCCAACGCCGTGAACGCACAGCTGCAACTGCCACCATCACAGAAAGCAACAAGAAAATTCAAGAATTGCAAAAACAGAAATCAGAATTGAACGTGGGGCAACGCAAGCTGGAAACTGAAGTGGGTCCCATCAAGTATGTGGCACAACTGGTGTATGGTACCGATGATGCCACCACGTTGGACAAAGCCATTCGGTTGTTGACCTTGATGTTGATATTTGTATTTGATCCATTGGCCATCTTGTTGGTGATTGCCGCCAATCTTTCCATGAAAAAAGAAACACCTGTCATGGTGATGCCTCCCACCAAGAACTTTGCTGAATCATTATCCAAGTCTGAACCCGCCACAAAAGTGGAAAATGTCACAGACATGGAAATGGATTGGAATCCTGGCAGTTGGTTCAAAATAGTGAAAACCCCGAAGCGTAAGTGATTGAAATACAAGCACTTAGCGGGACTTGACAAATAGATATAAAATCATTATATTTCATACATACTCTAACACATGGAGGCTGTATGGATGGCATCACCAAGGAAGGCATTCGCAATCTTCTTCGGCAGTCAGTGGTCACGGTGACTTTCGCCAAGGCGGATGGCACTGTTCGTGACATGAAGTGTACGTTGGCTGAGCAGTTTCTTCCAGCTCAGGAAGTCAAGGAGTCTCAGCGCAAGTATAGTCCTGATGCTTGCCCGGTCTGGGACATGGAGAAACAGGCCTGGCGTTCGTTCCGTTGGGACAGCATCAGCAAGATTTCTCTCCTTGACCAAGAGGTGTATAGCAATGGCTAATCTTCATCTGGTTCTTCCTCCGGCATCCGAGTCCTCTTTGATTGCCGAGGAACCTACGTGGGATGGTGTGGTGAAGAATTACAATTCCGAAATGCTTCGTGGTCTGAATTGGCATAACTATTGTGCCTCAGACAAGGATTATTCCAAGTACATGGAGCAATGGCTTCGTGAGATGCGTCCTGCAACAGCCAAACAGGACATTCAAGCCTGGCGCAATCTGGGAAGCATGAACACCACCATCTGTGCTTTGGCTCGCATGGCACTTCAAGGATTTCCTTTGAATAGCAATGATTCACAGCGTATTCGTGATTATGTGATGAGCTTTGCCCTTGTGAAGAAGCAGACGAAGGCACCCTCTACCACTCATGTGAACACCAACAAGCCGAACATTCAGGACAGAATTCGTGCTCAGGTCAGCACCGTGTTGGCTGAGTTGGATGGCAAGATGGATGAAGCCTTTGATGGAGAGGTGCCTGAGGCTGATGACATGGCAGGATTCATCTTGACCAAGAATTTCAAGGCCCCGCAGCTCAAGTTGGTTCAGCAATATCTTCGTAAGCATCTTGCCGAGTGGTATTCTGCGTATAATGGCGAGGATGAGCAGCTGGTGGAAGGATATGCCTATGTGGGCAAGAGAAATTTCAAAAAGATTATTGATGCCTTTGATGCTGTCATGGATAGAATTTCACAGCAACAAACCAAGGTGAAGTCTCTCCGTATCAGGAAGAAGAAGCCTTTGGACAAGAAGAAGATGGCCAGCAAGATTCGTTTCAAGGCGGAGCATGAGGGTATCAAGTCCTGTAATCCTGTGGACATCATTGGTGCCAACATGGTCTGGGTGTACGACACCAAGAAGCGTCGGCTGGGCTACTACGAGGCTGAGGTGAAGGACAGCTTGTATGTGAAGGGTCCCAAGATTTACGGCTTCAAGGTGACCTGTGAGAAGATTCTCCGTAAGCCTGAAGAGCAGTTGGCTGAGGTGATGAAGCTCCGAAAGAATCAAACTGTGAATTGGTTTGATGGCATCAAGGCGAAGTGCAAGGTGTTGAAGGGACGTACATCCACTGACCTACTCATTGTGAGGATTGACTGATGACAGATAGATTTGATTTGGAACAACACATCATGAAGTGCTGGCAAATCACTGATGATTTAGATTTGATTGCCACGATGATTAGTGAGACCAACATGGAAGCAGAAGACCAGGATAAGTACATGAACATCCTGATTGGCATGAAGGAGCTGTATAATGCTCGTTTCAATGCCATGTTCAAGACGTTCGAGGACATGATTCAGGAAGGACAATTCAAGAACATGGCATGGAATCCTGGTGACTTCCAGGGATTGGATGAAATGCCATAATTTTCACTATCATTTTGGTGTTCATAGCAACATACCAGAATGTTGTGCCAGATACTATCAGGAACAAGTGGATGCTGGTGTGGAGAACATTGCATCCACTTGTCGTCCTGAATATCTAGATATTGACAAATACACACATATCAATTATGTTTTATGTGATGAATGTGTGAAGTTGGAACGTCAAGGACAATTGATTCCAAACATCTTGCATCTATGTCATCGGGATCCCAATGATGATTGCAAGAAATACATAGGGGTATGACATGATTATCGTGGATTATTCACAGACGGCAATTAGCACTCTGATGGCAGAGCTTCGTGGCAGAACTGATGCAGAAATCAGCACGCCATTGATTCGCCACATGATTGTGAATGCTCTCAGGTCCTACAAGAACAAGTTTGGCAAGGAGTTTGGTCAGCTTGTGATTGCCTGTGACAACAAGAAATACTGGCGCAAGAAGATGTTCCCCCATTACAAGGCCAACAGAAAGAAGGCCCGTGATGATTCTGGCTTTGATTGGCATGCCATTTTCGAGGCATTGAATCAAATCAAATCAGAAATAGCTGAGAGCTTCCCGTATGCCGTGGTGGAAGTGGACACAGCTGAGGCTGATGACATCATTGCTTCGTTAGTGTTGTGGAGTCAGGAACATGATTTGGTGCAACAAGGGTTGGAGGCAGAGCCTCAGCCAGTGTTGATTCTGTCTGGTGACCATGACTTCACACAACTTCAGCGTTACAAGAATGTGAAGCAGTACAGCCCCATTCACAAGAAGTGGGTGAAGGCCACAGAAACAATTGATGAGATTGTCATGGAACATATCTTGATGGGCGACAAGGGAGATGGTGTCCCCAACTTCATGTCACCTGATGATGTGTTCGTGACTGGTGGTCGTCAGAAGCCTATTCGAAAGAAGGATCTGGAGCAATGGAAGAAGCTGGATGTCACACATTGGGATGGCACACCACATGAGGCAGCCATCAAGCGCAACATGCAAATGGTGGATCTCCGAATGATTCCTCAGGACATTGTGGAAAACATTATAAATAACTACACTCAGCAAAAGGATGTACGAGACAAGTCTCAACTGCTGAACTACTTCATCGCACACAAGATGAAGAATCTCATGGAGCACATCACGGAGTTTTGATATGAAGAATTTACACGTTAACATGTTATTGAATGAAAAATTGGATTGGATTGCTCAAGGTGCCACTTTGGAAGAACAAGTGGACAGGACCAAACAAGTGGCCAAGATTGACACCACGTTTGCCCCTTTGATGCGAATGGCAGTACTGGAAGCTGAAAAGTTGCATGGGTTGCCCATTGGCATGCCAGACACCTACAAGCCAGACACCACTTTGCCAGATGGGTTTGCCAACACGGATGTCAGAGCAGAATTTCGAAGAATTAAAAATTTTCAATCTGGTGGTAGCATGGAAAAGATTGCAAGCCACAAAAAAGAAACACTTTGGGTGCAAATGTTAGAAGGCATGCACTGGAAAGAAGCCAATGTCATGGTCCACATCAAGGACCAAACACTGCTTCAGATTTACCCAAATATGCGAGAAGTATTGACACAATTAGGTGCCAAGATTACATTACCTGAAGTCACAGAAACAAAGAAAAAGAAAAAGCCCAAGAAAGTGTAAGTTGTTGATTTGGAAGGACTTACCCTGGGGCTTGACAAACGAGTCCCAGGGTGTTATATTTCAAGAGTAGGTGTTGATTGATAACTGATGTGTTCATGCCGCGTTCGTCTATCGGTTAGGACGCTAGACTTTCACTCTGGTAAGATGGGTTCGATTCCCATACGCGGTACTATTGCCCTATCGTCCAATGGCAGGACAGCGGACTTTGGATCCGCGAATCTACGTTCGAGTCGTAGTGGGGCAATGCAGTGCGATAGCAGTGCAATTCCACAATTCATAAGGAGAATGTATGAGCAAGTTATTCATGTTGGTCGGTGTGTTGTTCCTTGGTGCATGTGCAGCAAAGGAAGAAGCAGTTCAAGGTGAAGTTGCAGTTGACAGTGCAGCAGTTGTTGACTCAACCAAGATTGATACTGATTCAATCAAGTCAGCAGAAGTAAAGCCAGCAGTAGAAGGTGAAGCTGCCAAGTAACAAGTTAGACGTTCAAGTGGTTAGAGGGCCGACAATGTTGAGCAAATCGGTCGCCTATCTCAACTAGGAAAGCGGGTGAGTCCGCCCACTTCAACGTCACCTCGGGCCTGTAGCTCAGCTGGGAGAGCGCCTGATTTGCATTCAGGAGGTCATCGGTTCGATCCCGTTCAGGTCCATGAAAAACTTAGACCGTATAAATAAATTGTAAGGTCTAACAAGGAGAAAAGATGGTAGGTAAATGTTTAAATTGTGAAAAGGAGATACACTTTTTCCCATCACAAAAAACAGGCAAGTATTGCAGTAATAAGTGCCAAGGAGAATTTAAATACAAAACTATTTCAATTCCAAAAATATTAGAAGGGGTTTGTTCTAATGTGGGTGCTTTAAAAAAGTATCTGAAAGAAACTTTAGGTGATGTTTGTGTAATATGTGGTCAGATGCCATTTCATAATGGGAAAGAATTGACACTGCAATTAGACCACATTGATGGTAATTCAGATAACAATAAAATAGAAAATTTAAGATTGTTGTGTCCTAATTGTCACACACAAACAGATACCTGGGTTTCAAGAAACACAAAAAATACTAAAAGAAACGGATACTTAGGTAGATATAAAAGGGGTGGTTAGCTCAGCTGGTAGAGCACCTGCTTTACACGCAGGCTGTCGGGGGTTCGAGTCCCTCACTACCCATTCTCGCTTGTGGTGCCAGTGGTCTGCGAGAATCCATAATGTTAACTGGCATCACACCTGCTCTTGTGGTGGAATGGTATACACGGAGGTCTCAAAAACCTCTGCCTTCACAGGCTTGTGAGTTCGAGTCTCACCGGGAGCATAGAATACTTGTAGGTATATGAAATATAGTTATTACCGAAAGGTTCCGCTAGGCTATATGTGAATAGAAATCTTCTAGACAGCTTCTATTGTACTTTGCCGCAGGACTACAAGTGTTCACCTCAGGGACGCCTGAGGTTGTTATTGGACAGGTGGTAGAGCGGTTTATTGCATCGGTCTTGAAAACCGAAGAACTGAAAGGTTCCGGGGGTTCGAATCCCTCCCTGTCCGCTTCTTCATCATGAGGTGATTATGTCATTTAAAATTTCCAATGTTGATAAAAAGGATGTGTGTGAACAATGCGTTTGGGAGAAGGTGCTAGGCAATGGTAAACGCATCTACTTTGAAGAAAACACCTGGTATCGTTGGGGTGAGGTTTGGGTGGAGGAAGACCCACGTGAGAATGGCTGGACAGAAGGTGACACTTTGGTGTCAGATGAATACAGCAGAATGGATCATAATTTAAATGATGGGTGTTGGACAGACAGAGTGGGTGTGGAAGATTTGTCCAAGAAGGAACAGAAACTTCTAGAATCCGCAACATTCTATCCGGAAGAGGCAGGCTGGGAATGTTCAGATTGTGAAATTGTGTTTTACGGACCTGTTGAGATAGAAGAGGTTGCTGATTGATAACTGAAATGCATTCATGGCGGAATTGGCAGACGCACCAGACTTAGGATCTGGCGCCGACAAGGCGTGTGGGTTCGACCCCCTCTGAATGCATAAGCTCTGGTGGTGAAATGGTATACACAGGGGACTTAAAATCCCCCGACCGAAAGGTCTTGCGAGTTCGAGTCTCGCCCGGAGCATGTCACAAGCACCCCTAGTGTCAGCGGTTAGCACAAGAGACTTTTAATCTTTTAGGGCTGGGTTCGAATCCCAGGGGGTGCATCATCCGCCGGTAGCCAAATGGTGAAGGCAGTCGCCTTATATGCGAAAGATGTGGGGGTTCAAGTCCCTCCCGGCGGACTTGCGAGCGTAGCTCAATGGCTAGAGTCCCTGCCTTCCAAGCAGGTTGTTGTGGGTTCGAGTCCCATCGCTCGCTCTGTTGTATGTTTGCTAGCATAGCTCAGTTGGCAGAGCACCTCACTTGTAATGAGGATGTCGTCGGTTCGATTCCGACTGCTAGCTCTAAGTTCACGACCTTATAAATACATATATAGGAGGTCGTATGAAAACTTGTAAAAACTGTAGTAAAGAGATACCAGGTAGAAATACTTTTTGTGATGGTAAATGTCAACAAGCATTTCAATACAAGAGTTCAATATCTACATGGTTAGAAGGTAAAAACTTTATAAGAAAAGGTGGTATTTCTGTTCCTGTCTGGATGCGTAGATTTTTATTAGAAGAAGCAAAACATCAATGTTCAGAATGTGGTTGGGGTGATGTAAATCCATATACAAATACTGTACCATTAGATGTTGACCATATTGATGGTGATGCTTATAATAATTTACGTGAAAATTTAAGAGTTCTCTGTCCTAATTGTCACTCACTAAAGAAAACTTTTAAGAATACAGGAAAAAGAAAATCTGCTAGAACTTATAGAACGCCTCGATAGCTCAATGGTAGAGCATGTGACTCTTAATCACCAGGTTCTAGGTTCGAGTCCTAGTCGGGGCATTTGTAGTTTGCGAGCGTAGCTCAGCTGGTAGAGCGCAACGTTGCCAACGTTGATGTCGTGGGTTCGAACCCCATCGCTCGCTCTGTACGCCAAGATAGCTCAGTTGGTAGAGCAGTGGTCTGAAGAACCACGTGTCGGCAGTTCGATTCTGTCTCTTGGCACCATTCCTCGGTAGCTCAACGGTGGAGCATTCGACTGTTAATCGAAGGGTTGCTGGTTCGAGTCCAGCCCGAGGAGCTTGGAGTCGTGGCGCAATCGGTTAGCGCACCGCACTGTCACTGCGGGGGTTGCGGGTTCGAGTCCCGTCGATTCCGTTGGCTGGGTAGCTCAGCTGGTTAGAGCACGGCACTCATAATGCCGGGGTCGCCGGTTCAAGTCCGGCCTCAGCTATCACAAGGAGACATCATGTTCATTGTAAAGTATAACGGCATTCCAGTCCCAGGTAAGTACACCACAAGAAAAGAAGCCGTCACTAGTGTGGAAGAAGCATTAGGAAAATTGGATTTCAATAAATTTGATATTGCTTTTTGGCCTTCTGTAGGTGCACGTGGCAACATCATGATAGAAGTAGAGGAACTGAAGTAGGGGAGTGCTGTAGAGCTGGAGGACTACAACAGACTGTAAATCTGTCGCCAATAGGCCTAGTAGGTTCGAATCCTTCCACTCCCATACACACCAGTAGCTCAGCTGGTTAGAGCACCGGTCTGATACACCGGGGGTCGCTAGTTCAACTCTAGCCTGGTGTACTTGCTCTTGTGGCGTAATTGGATAGCGCAACTGATTTCTACTCAGTGGGTTGGGGGTTCGAGTCCCTCCAGGAGCGTTGGACAGATGGCCGAGAGGCTTAAGGCAGCGGTTTGCTAAACCGCCGTACGGTCAAAAGCTGTACCGAGGGTTCGAATCCCTCTCTGTCCGTGTCCTTGTAGCTCAACTGGATAGAGCGGCTCCGTCCTAAGGAGCGGGTTGTGAGTTCAAGTCTCGCCAAGGACTCCATGGTGATTGTAGCTCAGCTGGTTAGAGCATCGGATTGTGGTTCCGAGGGTCGCGGGTTCGAATCCCGTCAGTCACCCTGCTGCCATAGCTCAGTCGGTAGAGCGCATCCTTGGTAAGGATGAGGTCACCAGTTCAATCCTGGTTGGCAGCTTCAGGCGCTTGTAGCTCAACTGGATAGAGCATCTGACTACGGATCAGAAGGTTATAGGTTCGAATCCTTTCAGGCGCGTGCTTGACAAATGAAAGAAATGTTGTATATTACAATCATCGAGGAGTAGCTCAGTTGGTAGAGTGCCTGCTTTGGGAGCAGGATGTCGCAGGTTCGAGTCCTGTCTCCTCGACTTCTACAGGAGGATGTATGGAAAACAAAGATAACTTACCTAACATCATTTCATTTATTGCTTTGGTGATTTTTTTAATTTTTGCCTTCACCTTGACCCGCTCATCATCTGAGGATCCTCTACAAGGAGGAGACATTCAGAAAGCCATGGCCACAGAGCAATATAGATAAGCATACGGGCGGGTGGCAGAGTGGCCCAATGCAAGAGTCTGCAAAACTCTAAAACCGCGGGTTCGAATCCCGCCTCGCCCTTGGGTTCATGGTGTAATTGGTAACACAGCGGTCTCCAAAACCGTCGTTCTAGGTTCGAGTCCTAGTGGGCCCGTCACTCAGGAGGATGTATGACAGAACAGGAAGTATGGATTTATGAATCACCCGATGGTGGCAAGACAGTGTATCGCAGAAGGTTCGGAGAGACAGAACGTGAACTTGTAACCCAGTAATTATGAGAAATCCACTTGATTATGACAAGGTGATGGAATACATCCGCCAACAAAGCCCAGAGACCAGGGTGTATCTCGGCGCAGACTCAGAACGGTATATGAAGAATGGGCGTTGGATGGCGGATTACACATTGGCAGTTGTGGTGCACCTGGATGGGTGTCACGGCTGCAAGATATTTGGTGAGGTGCAAACAGAGCAGGACTTTGACCAACGGCAGGATCGTCCTGTGGTGCGTCTGATGACTGAGGTGTACAAGGTGTCTGAGCTGTATCTGAAACTGGCAGAGGTGCTGGTGGATCGTCAAGTAGAAATTCATCTTGACATCAATCCTGGTGAAGAACATGGCAGCAATGCTGTGGTTCAACAGGCCATGGGCTACATCAAGGGTGTGTGTCAAATGACCCCTCAAATCAAGCCAAATGCGTTCGCAGCATCAGTTGCAGCAGACAGATTGAAGGAAGTGTTGGTGTCTCAATATATTTAATATAAATAACTGTAGTACAACTGACGACCCCGTGATTTTTACATTATGACGTAGAAATCACGGGGTTTCCCTATTCCGGAGACTAGCAATGATATCCATGATTCTGGGTATCGTTATGAACAGCATGATGACCATCATGCCTTTGAACGCAGAAAAGAAAATCAGTGTGGAAAAAGTAGAAAACAAGGTGATGATTGGTCCAGTAGCTGGCAATCGTAATTTGGAATTCGGCGTGAAGAACATCTTGGAAGAAGCCCTATTAGAACAAGAATATGAATTGACTGAAGAAGCCCCTTTGAAGTTGAAGGTGGAAATCATCTTTCTGGATGTGCTCACCACCAAGAAGAACGTGTCCATCATTCAGAAGCGGGATGAGGCAGTGGTGATTCGTATGAAGGGTACTCTGATGATGAACGGCAAAAAAGTGAAGGAAGTTGTTGTGGAGGAAAGTTCCAGTGAAGTGTCCATGTCAACATTAATCATTGATAATGGCGGCAAGTTCAATCAAACGAGCTTAAGCAATGCATTGAAGAAGTCCAGCATTGCCCTCATCACTAAACTCACGGAGTAATATGTACAGATTTCTAGCACTCCTGTTGGTGCCAATTGCACTACAGGCTCAACCTGCCCTATGGTGGGGCAGTAATACTATTAATACAAATGTTAATGGTGGTGCTATCGCTAAAAACGATACAATTTCTTTGGAAGTGAAGTTGAACCCCAACTTCACTACCATTCGTTCTGTGTTCTTTGATTTCCAGCATCAAAAGGATGCCATCACATTATTAGATGTACAGCCAGGTGCAGGTATTCCACAAGCTGCAAACTTCACCTACACCAACTACTATTATCCAAATTGTAAGTTCAACAGAACAACACAAAATACCACAACAAATGGTTGGACCAACTATCAATACGCACAATACACCTGTAATCAAACTACAGTTCCGTATCATGCCATCAATCGTATCCAAGTGAATGTGTCCAGTGCCGCCAACATGGAACACGCGACTTACATCAAACTCCGTTTCAGAATCACCAAGACGGACGCAGGGTTCCCATACGATTCCGTATACATGAACTTTGCTGTTGGGTATGATGTGAATGGTCAAACCATGACTAATACAGAAAATGTTGGGGCAAAAGGTGTGTGGATTGATTTAGCACCTAACGCAAACAACTTGATTGTCGGTGAAGTAAAACATAGTGCAAATACTACCGCAGGATTGAAAAATTTGATGCGGTTGTCTATTACCGATACATTGGCACAACCCACAGAAGTTGCTAATGCAGCGGTGGGTGGTAATGGGCAATTTGCTTTTGCACAACAACTGCAAGTGAACTCACCATACAAGTTCCGATTGGTATTACCAGCAGATAGTTTAGCACCACTAAGTTTGGCAGCAACCACTATCTCTGACTTTACAGCAGCACAACAAGAATGGATTACCCAAAATCTTGATAAGACATTCAAGAACAACAACATCAACAAGGGTATGAAGTATTGGGCAGCAGATGTCAATAACGATGGTGTATTTGATGGTGGGGATGTTCAAGTGTTATTCAACGCCGTAACTGGATTGGATACCATTATGGCACCACCAGCAGGTTGTGCAGCAAATTGTAGTATCAGTATTCCATTGTTCCACGGTGCAGATTACGACAACACACCATTGACCAATTGGAATGATTTGATGACAGGCAAAACTATTGATATCATTCCAGGTGAAGTGGAATATGCCATCATCAATTTGAACGGATATGGTGCAGGTCAATCCAGATTCTATGTGGATATGCGTGAATTCCCAGCAGGGGTCACACCTTCATCTGTGAAGTGGATGAATATTCTTGATGTGTATAACGGACCTGTCACCTTTATGTCAAGTGATGCAAGTTGGGCATTCTATAAGATTGCGTCAAGTTTCACCAAAGTAACAAATGGCACATCAGTATTCAATAATAATATTAGAAATGTCAATAATCAAAATGTAGATTACGCACTTCGCATCAATGCAAAGTTCAGTAATAAAACATCAGGATACGTTCACGCACGAACCACTACAAGTGAACAAACCCTTGACCTTCGTTACGCATTGAAGGGTGATGTGAATCTATCACATTCTTCATTGGTCACAGAACAACAAGCAGCTATCTACGAATGGGGTAATCTAATAGTTCCTAGCGGACAAAGCATAGATGTGCAGTTGAACAATGTTGTGGTGACAGGCAACACCATTGCCATCCCATTCACTGTGGACACCAAGACATTGAAGTTGACAGGATTGCAATTTGAAGTGGAATATGATGCAACAAAAGTGAAGTTTGAAAAAATGGACATCAACACACCAAGCTGGGTGTCATTTGTTCATCCCATGGGTAATGTTGTTAGATTTGGTGCTCTTGACCGTGAGTTGAAAAACACCATGACAGGACAAAACCTTGTACCTTTCAAGTTACATTTCTCAGCATTGCAACCAGGTGTGGATCTGAACACTTCTGTTCTAATTCGTCCCACCATGGATGCTGCTGATGACAAAGGAAATCAAGTAGGCGTCAATCTCAACACCACCGTCATCAAGCTCATTGGTGCAAACTTCTTCCGGAATCCATGAAAAAACTCATCCAGTACTCAGTAATTGTTATTCTTTGTGTAGGATGTTTTGATACGAATTACATCACCAACCCAAAATTCATTGATGAAACCTATCTGGGTCGTGAATCAGCTTCAACAAAAATTGTAAGTCTTTCATCAATGACAGTAAGTGATAAAGTAAAAGTAACATTGGATGTCACACCAGGAGCCATGTACACGCTTCAATTGGTGAACATCAAAGGTGAGATGGTAGATAATCATGGCTTCACAGCAGGTGGCAGCACCGTAGAGAAAACATTGGACTACACCAAGATTGCCAATGGTTCCTACGATTTAACCCTTATGGACACTAATGGCAACATGACCAAGGTGCCCGTTATCATTAAACATTAGGAGGTAATCATGTCAGACGAAGCACAAGGTGGCGGTGGATTGAAGAACGCCATTATCGGGTTGGTAACCATCATCGTGACAGCCATTGCAGGTGTCATTGGTAAGCAATTGATGGGTGGTGATGAAGCAGCAGCTCCAGCTCCTGCACCCGCAGTGGCACCTGTGGTCATCAATCTGGAAAACAACAACACGGTGAAGGGTGGCGGTTCAGGTGGCGGCGCAGCAGCTCCTGCCAAGCCAGCTCCCAAGAAAGATGACCACTTGAAGAAAGAACCTCTTTGGTAAGCCATCATGACTCCCGAAGAAGTTAAGGATTACGGAGAACGTGTAGAACGGATGGCAAAAAAAGAACCTGTCTATCCAGGCTGGGGATTCTTTTATTATGAATCCGATTACACTAACAAGGAGATTGAATTATGCGAAATGAAGAAGAAATTACAACATCTGAAGAAACTGAAGTTTCGGTTCTAGATGCACTCCCTATTGAGGAAACACCAATGACTACACCAACAGAAAAATCAGCAGCACAAGAAAGCAAGTTCCAAGAAATGTTGTTCAAGATGATGACACGCCGTTGGAACATCACGGCAATTGTTCTCATCACATTCATGATGATTGTGGCAGGTATCACCATGGCAGTATACAATCAAACAGCAATTGACGGAGAATGGAAGGAACTTCTCCTTCTTATGCTCGGTGCCTTCATCGGTTCATACGGTAAGATTATTGACTACTGGTTCTCAGACACCGACAAGGACAAGATGTTAGTACAAAAGATGGATGAAGAAGATGGTCAATCATTCTCCAACACACTAGGTGGCTAACATGGACGCAAAACAAATTCAAAAAGGATTGTTATCAAAGTTTTCACAAATCTTCCAAGATAACAATGAATATAACGAAAAGACAGTAATTGGTTTCCTATCATTTGCAGTGATGACCTTGTATTCTTTGGTGGACCTTGTAACAGGTGTTATGGGTATTCCATTGGAAATTCATGAATTCGTATACAATTCATTCATGGTCATCACATTAGGTTCATTCGGTATCGCAGGATTGGAAAAGTTCTCACCAACAGCAGTCAAGCAAGCAAAGGCTGGTGAAGGGGAAGAATAATGAAAAAATTATTATGGTTGTTTTTGGTTCCGTCATTGTTGATGGCACAAGCTGATACAGTAAAACTATCACCCAAAGAATTGTTTGAAGCAAGTTCTGCGTGGAATGGTATTGGTGTAGTGCAATCGTATGTGGATTTTCAAAAAGATGTGTTGTCATCCTCCAATCTATCTGTAAGCATCGTTGGTGAACAGGTGTCTACAACTTTGAATCTAGGATACAACAAATCTTCATTGTCTGGAGCATGGAGTCAATCCTTCCTAACATCACTAAATCCTGCTTGGGATTATTATGGTGCTGGTTATGGAATTACCAGAAACACCAATCATGTAACCTCCACGCTCCAAGCATTTGTTTCCACGGATTTTGATTTTCAAAAGAACATCACACTTTCCGTGATAGAATTGTTTCCAACAAAAACATTTGGTACATTTGGTGCTACTGTGAATGTGTCCAAGACTTTTTGGGGAGAATATGAGGGTGCATGGCAAGGGGAATATATAGTGGATGAACAAGGAAACTGGGTGAAGAACATCTATCCCATGAATCCAGCATCCAGTCAAGTAGTAACCAGAGCCATGCTGATGTACACCTACACCTTCAAAACAGACAAGGTGAACATCTCACCACAGATATTTGCACTTAGCGATATACACAAGGTTTACAAAAATGGTATAACCAATATTGCATATTTCAGTGATTTCAATTTAGATGTGTATTACGGAACATCTGTGGATTGGAAAATCACAAAACGATTTGTATTGAACACCAACATCAGATTGAACACCACACTTGACAAATTTGGCGAATCAGTAGGATACAAAAAAAGTAATCCAGTTATATTCATGGTGGGAACACAATTTCAATTTTAGGATATCCAATGAAAAAATTACTCACATTGCTACTAGTTCCAACACTACTTTCAGCACAAGTAGTTGGCACCACCAAGACGGAAGAATATCGTGCATCATTTGAACAAAAAACTGACATCAATGCCTTGATGGATTATGAAGGACCAAAAGTTCCCATCCAATTGTTAAGCTTGGGTATCAGTGAAGAAGTGTACGCCATGTATCCAGAGCTGAAGGACAAGCGTGTGGGTCTGGGTGTCACCAACATCGTGGTGGAATTTCTGGAAGAAACCAATCGGTTCACCTTCACGGAAGACAAGACGGAAATCAAAAACAGAATGGTGAAGCAATTTCAAGCATCACAATCAGGCATCACAGAAAACAAACTGGATGGTCGTGGCAAGATTAAGTTGGCACGATACTTCGCCTACATTGAAGTCTATGATTTCTCTGTGTCAGAAGATGAAACAGTGAATCTGAAGGATGGTGTGAAGAACAAGATGGTCACCCGTTTGGGACTTCAAGTGAAGTTTGTGGATGCTGAAACAGGTGAATACTTCACAGGTTCAGGACTAGGTGTGGCCACCACTGTTCGTGAGTTGACATTGATGAATGATGACAACTTCGGAGAAGTGAAATTCAATCAAAGCACCATTGGCACCAGCACCAAGAAGGCATTGGAAGATGCATCAGCAAAAATCATCACCAGAATGATTCGTAAAAAAATCTTCGCAAACTAATTCATCATGAAAAAATTCCTATTGTTGTTCCTATTGGCAACATCTGTAGAAGCACAAGATACCGTTCGTGTGAAGCATGGCAACTATGAATCTGTGTTTTCCAAGAGCAAGAAATATCCTGTTCTTGTGGAGTGGGTGGTTACTCGTAGCAAGTTGGAATGTAAGAATCCAACAAAAAGAACAGACAAGTTCCTACCAGACCCACAAGTGAAAAAAGACAGTGATGTGGATGATGATTATGTCAAAACAGGATTTGACCGTGGACACATTTCACCTGCAGCAGATGCACGGTGCAATGAAAAACATATGGCAGAAAGTTTCTACTTCACCAACATGGCGCCACAATATCCCGGATTGAATCGTGGTCAATGGAAGAACTTGGAAGAATGGACTAGAATTCTTGCAGTAGAAAATGATTCAGTCATCGTAAAGGCAGGATGTGTCGGTGAAGCATTCAAAATCACCCGGGTGGCAGTTCCCACACATTGTTGGAAGGTGATTCGTTACAAAAATCTAACCGAAGCCTATGTGTTTCCCAATGTTCCAGAACGTTCCAAGTCATTTGAAATGCACAAAGTACCATTGGATAGTGTAAACAAACTTCGTAAGTTGCCATGAAAATGAGATATCTTGCTACGGCATTAGCTGTTCTGTTGTTCACAGCCACAAGCTGTGGTAAGGCCCAAGTTGTGGTACAAACTTGGGTGGATCCGTGTACTAATACAGTACAAACAGCTACATTTCCTTTGAGTAATGTGGGTGTCATGGTGATGTATCGTGGAGCATCTAAAGTATTCACGGCACAACAGGCACAAGCAGGAGAACTACAGGCATGGGTGGCACAGGTTACTGCCACTGTGCCTTGTCCTGTTGCGAACAATCCTGTGGTGACACAAACCACTACCACAGTGGCAACACAAGCTGCCACGGCCGCCGCTACTGCCGCCGCATCATCAGCTGCCAGTGCCGCTGCATCATCAGCAGCCAGTAGTGCAGCCAGTTCAGCAGCAAGCAGTGCTGCGGGCTCGGCTGCCACATCAGCAGCCACAAGCACACCTCCTCCCCCAGCTCCAGCAACACCTGCTCCATCCAGCAGCAGCTCTACTCCTGCTCCTAGCAGTTCCTCATCAGAACCAGCACCTGCCAGCTCCAGTAGTAGTGAATCCAAGCCCACAGAAACCAAGACCGAAGCCAAGTCAGAATCTTCCTCAGAAACTAAATCAGAAAGCAAATCAGAAGAAAGCAAGTCTGAAAGCAAGTCTGAAGAAAAGTCCGAAGAGAAAAAAGAAGAAAAGAAGGAAGAGAAAAAGAAATCCGAGGCTGTGAATCCCATCATGGTGGCATCAGACTTGACAGCAGGACAGAACCCTGATGGTAGTTTGACAGCATTATTCACAGTGGGTGTGTCACAAAGCAGTTTGGCAGGCGACAAGAGTTATGGTGGTACAGCCATCATCTGGACCACATTGGATCAAGCTGCTGTATCAGGCAGTTACACCAAAATGAATTTCAAAAAAGGTAAGTTGTCAAGCATCAGCAGCCATTCTGCCACAGCAGCCTATTTGAAAGGCACCAAGATGACCTTGGTGGGATATACATATGTAAAGCCAAGCCCTCGTTGGGGTGTGGCAGGCATCAGTGGCGGTATGATTGCCTTGTTCATGCCTGATGGTGGCACCAGCTATGCCACAAGTCTGGTAGGCTTCTGGATGCATCCCCCCATCACATTGAATGAACGCATGGTGCTATCACCACAATTCTTTGTGATGGCAAGTCCTGTATCATATAGTGACATGACCAAATTAGTCACCAACAAAGCCACTAGCATGATGGTGGGTAATTCATTAGATTACAAAGTCACAAAACGTTTCGGCGCCACCATTGCTCATCGTGTGATGATGGTACAAAATCAAAAACCTTTAAACTTCCTACTCGTAGGATCAAGGATGACGCTATGATAAAAAAGATGAATCTAATCGAACAAAGTGCATTTTTTGCTCAACTCAGCAACTATGTCTACAACAAACCTGAAGCTGTTCGCACTGTATTTGGAATGAAAGGTTATGATGTCATGTATTATGGATACAAAGGATCTGACGCCTTTGTGTTGGAAAATGATACAGACATGATTGTGGCATGCCGTGGTACAGAAGTGAAGCAAATTGCCGACATCAAGGCAGATTTAAGTATTTCCAAGACGGATGCACGTGTAGGTAAAATTCATATTGGATTCAATCATTATGTGGATAAGGTGTGGGCTCCCATTCTGACACGTGGTGTGGATGTGAAGAAAACAGAAAAGAATGTGTGGTTCACAGGACATAGCTTAGGTGCTGCCATGGCCACCATCATGGCCTATCGGTTTGCCACGTATGATTTAACACCTACTCCTACAGCATTATTCACCTATGGTAGTCCTCGGGTAGGTAACAGAAAGTTTGTGAACTTTTTCAATACCTTGCCATTTGAACATCATCGTTGGGTGAATGATGGTGATATTGTCACCAAGATTCCTTTTGCTCCTATGTTCTATCATTGCGGCACCATGCATCATATTAATGATAAAGGTGTTGCCACATTGAATTATGAACGCACCTTTAATCCATTAAAGTTGTTGGGATTGGCAAGTCCTCGGAGTCTTATCAACACTATTACAGGTGATGCCAAAGACCATAGTTCTGATAACTATCGCATCTTCTTGACAGCGGCGTCTATACCACTGTAAGTTGTTGATTTTCAAGCACTTAGAAGGGGACTTGACAAAGGTCCCCTTTTTTGTTATATTTCATGTATAACTTCAACGTGAGGATGTATGAATCCCGACCTGATGGATCCCAAGCTTTGCATCTGCGGTGAATGGATTGACGAGGATCAGGAGTTTTGCACGCCTGAGTGTGAGAATGATTTCTATGAGGTTCAGGCGCTGGCTCATTATGAAGGACAGCAGGTGATGGCATCACCAGCATTCACAATCCTGCCATTGCTGTGTTGGGTGGCAAGACCATTGTGATGCCCACCTGGACCGTGGTTCCTGAGGGTACCACATTGGATGACATTGATTGGATTCGTCCTGTTCAAGTGAAGTCGCAGGTGAAGAAGAAGCATGTGGGAAAATACATTGTGGAAATTCATAATAATGGGAGAGTGGTATGCGATTGCCCTGGGTTTACCTATCGGAGAAAGTGCAAGCACTCCGCGGGGTATTTGGTATGACGGATGGAATGTTCATTCAACGCCAAATACACAAGGAGGAGTTGTATGAGCGGTGTATTAGTTGTAAAGAATTAACTGGTACACCAAAAACACTTGACATTCAGCAACGATTGTATTACATTGAAGGTGCAGGCCAGATGTGTCGAGATTGTTGGGAAACTTTATATCCACAAAAGGAGACTACAGATGTCGAGCTTGGTTAAGACCAATGACCTGAAGAAGGGAACGCGTGTGAAGCTGGCGAACGGTTGGTATGCCACTCTGGTGGACAATGCACGTGGTAACACTCGCCTGGCAGCAGTGGAAGGCTATGTCACGGAGATGGGTAGTGTGTATGCTCATGACATTGTGGAGGCGAGCATCGCCGATGCCTGGGTCACCATTTCTCACACGCCACAGCAACAGCATATGCGTCAGGCTGTGAAGACCTGGGGGTTCTGATGGAAGCCATTGGTGTTTGGTTGAGCCGTGGGAACGCAGGGTGGGTGTCCGCTGCCATTGGATTCACCATCATGATTTACTTGATTTGGAAGCGGGTCTGATATGCTATTCAAGATTGGTGTTGTTCTGGTCTGTGTGGGCGCAATCTTTGTATTGTTTAGTGCATTGTATGCTCAAATCAGCTACTATCTCATCAAGAAAGATGAGGAGCGAGACATTTCATGACATGGCCTGTATGGTTTGGTGCCAAGATGTTTCTGATTTCTGTGGTTATCATATTCATCCTAGACAAGGTGATTCAATGAGCAAGTGGGACTATCTGGACGAGGAGTACGAGGAGTTTCAGAGCTGGGAGCCTATTCGAAAGAATGGTGACGCTGTGGGTGGTTTGACTGACCATCTGCGAATGGTGGAACCTAATCGAAATGGTGCTCACAAGCGTGACCGAGAATTTCAACGCCGAATCAAGGAGTACACCTCATGAGCTGGGCCTGGAAGCCGGAACGTTCACCTGGATGCATGAATTCCAAATACAAGTGCCTGAGTTTCTGGTGTCAGAAGCTGTTGAAAAAGGAAAACAGCTATTGCATGAAATGTCGAAAAGCACAAAAGGAATCATTGAAAAAGTAAATGGTGAAACACATGCTTGACATGTTGTTGAGATGTGTGTATACTCCAGAATGGACCTCATGTGAGGTCAAGTAGACCATGACTACCATAACATGTGTGGCACTCGCCTGAGCCATAATCAGGAGTAAGAAGGAGAATACATATGAAGAACCCGTTGTATGCTTCTCAAAAGAATGAGAAGCTCACCAAGGCGTACATTGACGCCATGCATCCTCAAACCTGTGAGGAGCGCCTGACAGAAGCGGTGCAGGAAACATTTTCCCCCGCTCAATCCCAGCTCTGGCTCCGTGAAACTGTGAAAGCCGCTGGCCACCACATCACCTCCCTGAACAGCATGAACATGGTTCAGGCGAAAAGTGTTTCCCTGAATGAATTGATGTTTCTGGGACATCTTCAGCGAGAGCTGGATCTCAGCCATGTTTCCAGAATTCTCATGAACTTTGACAGCCTGCAGGTGCAGCCTGCACGTGTGTTCTGGAGCGACACGCACCAGAAGTACGTGGTGGTGGATGGTCAGCACACCGTGATTTCTTTGTGGGTGATTTACACACAGGTGTTTCAGTTGCCAGACACCCAACAGGTGCCTGTGGCCACGTTCTCAGGCAAGCTGGAGGACCTGGGAAGCGACCAGGTTCGCACTCTGTTTCTAAGCATCAACAATAATGCTCAAAAGATTTCCGAGGCGGATTGGCATCGGTTGTATGTCATCAATCATCGTATCAATCATGACACCAGCTCGGATGCCAAGAAGCATGCCTTGATACAGAATGTGGTGGAGGCACATGATATGTTCTTCACACAGGAATTCAAAATGGATAGACATCTCCCAGGTGCCTTGACTCGTTTCTCGGAATGGAAAACCGAGTCCGAGGATGTGTTGATTCGTTTTGCTGAATACATGAAACATTCAGGCGTGGCGAAGAAGCGTGCCATCACGGTGCATGAACAGGACATCCTGATGGAATTCTTCCGCCTGCATGCCATTGACAACACCGCACATTGGACAGAACAGGAGGTTCGCAAGGTGTATCATTGGGCCAGCGAGGTGTTCAACCATGATTTCGTGAAGCATGGCACCAAGTGGAGCAGTTTCCCAGACAGTTTGTATGTGAAGTGCAAGGATGCTGTCCATGATTGGGTGGACACGGATGAAGATGTGTCCGAGCACATGAGAACCACCTGGAGCACTGATTACTACCTGATGAGCGTGGTGCTGTTCACGGAGTCACTTCGTGCTGCCAATCTGAAGGTGTCATTACCCAGCCTTGCCACCATGAAGAGCTTTGCCAGAACCAAGGCCAGTGGGTTCTGGCCCAACACTCATCATCTGGTGTAACATGCGTGAATTACATGAAACCATGAAAACCGTGGTGATGATTCAGGCGGACCAGGCACACACCTGTGTAGTACCCTTCTGTGGCGCCATCAGGACGCTCTGGGATGGTCCAGGCAAGGAGTTGTGTGATGACCATCGTGCCATGTTGAAGGAGTATGGTGGGTTGGCTGTGTTGGATAAACCCTACAGCTTCCATCGCGCCTACATCTGTGAATGTTGTGGACAGGATGTTCGAGAACTGGCTGAACGGCATCACCAGATGCTACATCCTGATGAGGATTGGCATCAGGTGCCTGCCATCAGAAAGAATGAAATCTATCGCACCTTGATGGATGTGGATCACAAGGATGGCAATCATGAAAACAATCATCCTGACAATCTGCAAACATTATGTAAATTCTGTCATGGAGTGAAAACCGTGATGGAACAGGACAGCGTGAACAGAAAATATCAGAAATGATGATTCACGTTCCGAGCGCGCCCCCAGGCCCACCCCGGGGGCAGCGTGCTACCTGGCACCAGGAAATGTTCACGCCCCTGGTCATCCACAGCCCAGCGTCTGCCACGGCGACGAATGTTGGCCATGCCAATCAGCAATCTGGCTCGGGGGCGATGTCTTTGGTTCCACATGGGGTTGCCATCTCGCTGATACATTCTTCGTTTGTTTTCACTGATTTTTCTTCGGTGTTCAGGTGACAATCCCCCTGCGTTGGGATTGTTCTCCCCCCTTTTCTTCTCACGCATTCTTTCTCTTCCTTCAGGTGTGATGCCTGTCCATTCTGGCTGTTCATCCAGAACCACTTGAAAACGCATCTTCTGACAGTACACACGGGCATCCTGAATGGTTCGGAACTGACGCAACAGCTCCAACTTGGGGTGTAATCGTTGTAGTTCCCGGAAGGTTTTGTCGGACAGCATCACCCCAGCAGGTGTCCAGTAGACAAATATCATTGGCTGAACAATCGTATCACCTGGACACCCGAGGTTCTCAACAAGGCCACGCCCGAAGGTTCCCCGTAATTGTCCAGATAGTACACCTTTTTCACACCTTTGCTGATGATACGCCGAGCACAGCGGCGACATGGCGCATGCGTGACAAACAAATAGCATTTTCTGGCGGTCCACCAATGGACTTTGCGTAGAACATTTTCTTCAGCATGCACCACGGTGTCCAGGGTTCTGCCATCAGCTTCCATGAGGTTGTCCTCCCCTTCAGGTGTGCCATTGTATCCCAGACTCACAATGGTTCGCTTGCCAGGGTGCCACAACACCGAGCCCACTTGGGCCCGCGTGGCACGACTTCTTCTGGCCAGCATTCTGCAGACATCCACACACAGTTTCATGTCCAGCTGATGCATCAATGACCCCACCAACGCACCATGCCCAGCACATCAATGCCACACCAGATGATGTTGATGAGAAACAATGGCACATCACGCTTCAGGTACATCTGATGCAGCATGCCCGCGTGTCCAAAAAACAACAGAAAATAGCTGAACGCCATGGGCACAGGGGCTTTGGAAGCTAGCAACAGACCGCCCACAACCAGAATCACCACGGCCAACCATTTTCTTTGATGGATACGGTGTTCAGCTGTGTTGGTCAGGGAGATGGGCTTTAAATGTAGAAATTTCATGGTTTAGGTGTCCAGATGGAGGAGATGTAGGTGACGATGGTGTGGCAAGCTGCCACCAGAGATATGGTCAGTATGCCTAGAACTAGTACAGGGAGATATATAAGAGAAAAGATAACATGTCGCATAGAGAAAGTCAACAAGAGGATGAGGAGCAACAGTTGTGGTAGAACGAGAAGGAAACAACCATATTTATACAATCAGGAAACAACTATGACAAAAGAAAAGAAAAAGCTATCAAAACAAGAGCGGGAATTGCAATCTTTACTGAAAAAGATGAAGAAGCTGCCGAAAAAGCCCATGGGTGCACGCTATCAGGATCCCACCACTCTGCGCAATGATGATGACATGGAAGCTGCCCTGGAGTTGTTCCAGGAGATGAAACGGCGGGATTTCTAGCGGGCAGGAACGCGGGAGGAAACGCGGGATGTTTCACGGGTGGGTTGCGGGAAATTTCGCGGGCCAGCAGCAGAAAAATCGCGGGTCATGTGTGTGCATGCGCCATGTGACGTGCATGCGCATTGCGTGAGATGGGGTGAGTTCAGAGGTGGTGATGGCTAGCGCTAATAGCGCTCAGCGCTTTTTTGCTATTGGGTGCGCTGTCCTGGGGCCTGGGGACTCCCGCGCGTCACGGAATTCCAACGATTTCCATATCAAATTTCTGAGTTATCAACAAAAATGTTGATAACTTTCTGTTACAATTCCGTTACATTTCCATTCTTGTGTTTTCTCTGAAATGGTAGTATATTCCAGGACACACTACAAGGAGACCCTGTGAAAACATCAGCAGCGACGAAGCAGCGTAAGCAGCGTGAGTGGCTACGGGATCATGGCCCTGACGCGCCGGGCAACAAGGTGACCGAGGCGGATCGTTTAGCCTGGCGTCCCTATTATCTGAAGCAAATACATCTGCTGGAGCAGTTGACTCCCAGCCGTGTGACCCGGGCCCGTATCGCTGAGATGCGCGCTCGGCTGTGACCCAGGTCACATTGTGATGCACATCACAAACTTTTTCGTTACACATCCGTTACATTTCCATTCTTGTGTTTTCTCTGTTTCTATGTTAGATTCATGATACATTCAACAACAGAGAAAAACAATGAAAGACAACGATTTTGGACAGAGTTACATCATCAAACATGAATATGAAACAGACAATGGGTTCGTGATGGAGACGAACTTGGGAACTTTCTATCATCAAACAGACTGTGATGATAATGAGTGGTTGGATGATTCTCTGGGATTCACGACACGGCAAGACTTTTTGAACAACAACTGGAAGGAGATGGAATAATGACACTCAGGAACAGAATCAGTCAGGAACTTGGAGTGGGAATGAGTTATTCAGAAACAATGAAGGATGGACGGAAACGGTTCACATACATCAACTGTGGAATTCACGTGGATGAGGCGAAACAGATATTGATAGATGATGGTGGGATGACGAACATAGAGGTCACAGAGTCATGGGTGAATGGCAAGGGGTTGTGGGTGGGTTCAGGGTTTTTCAGTTCAGGGAGACATTATCTTCGTGTGTATGTCACGGGAGGGGTGTGAGATGAATGGGTTCGACGATTTCGACACGAAGGTAACGGCAGAGGAGTTCTATCGCAGTGAGGGGTGGCAGGAGGATCACGTTCAAGAGTTCGTGAAGCAGGATCAATCACTCTCAGGCGGCTTCTATCACGGCCCCAGCAATCAGGCGGGCTTGACAGCTCGGGAGTATTGGGACGCGCGATGGGAATGGGAGGATGAACAGGCAAGGCTCAGGGATGAATGGTAACGGATGAGAACGATTCTCAACCTTAATGAATCCGTTACAATTCCGTTACAAATCCCTGCTTGACCATTTCTGCGTCCCACGTTAGATTGCTGGAACACTCAACAAGAGAGAAAAACAAATGGCTACACGTTCCTTCATCATCCGTAAGAGCAACAACCCCGACTCCACGCGATATACTGGCATCTATTGCCACTGGGATGGCTACCCGCAATATGTGGGTGTGATGCTTCGGGATCACTACTCCCACGATGGCGAGGTGCAGGTGCTGTTGGGTCGTGGCAACATCAGCTCGCTACTCACGCCGGGTGGGCGTGATATGGGTGGCAACGATGGCGAGTGGAAGCTGTTCCAGGAGCCGGCTGTGCAGTTTGATTTCCTGAGTGATATGCTCAGTCACGCCGATGGCTCAGGATGCGAGCATGCCTATGTCTGGGATGCTTCTGCCCGTGAGTGGGAGCACTATGACCTTCGACGCAACCCACAGAGTCTGGATCACGTGGAGAGCATCGTGGAACTGGCCCAGCGTGCAGCTGAAGCGGGGTTGGCATAATGCAAGAGCACTTCCTGTTCCTGAATGCACTCCGCCGGACCGGCGAGGTGAATATGTTCGGCTCGGCTCCTTGGCTTCAGGATTACTTTCTGCTGGACAAGCGAACCGCGAAGCAAACGGTGGTGGCGTGGATGCAGTGGGTGAATGATGATCCTTCCAACCTGGAGAAGTGAAATGCAAAAGACCGTGACGTTCCTGGATGTTTCCGAGGTGTATGCCCAGCTGGGCTTCAGCGATGACCTGGCCCAGTACGTGGACCTGAATGGGTTCCAGAAGGTGAGCTTCGGCGATGCTGATTTCACCCTGGTGGGCAACAACTTTGCCTTGGAGTGTATCGTGGAGGGTGTGTTCCACTACTATGATAGCCTGGATGACAACCTAGGGGAGCCTTCTCGCAATCTCCCGGCGAAGGTGTGGAACGAGGATGACCTGCGAACGTGCTACTGGCAGATTGTGGGCAAGGATGATTACATCAACCTGGAGTTCTGAAAATGGCAAAAGTGAAAACGCAAATGGATCTGGTGGCGGAGGCCTGGGTGAAGTTTGAGCGCGCGCTCTATGCCAGCAAGGGCACTCACACGCCGGATGGCTACTATGTGAAGTTGTGGGACCTGGAGTGTGCTGTGGATGACCTTCGGGATGAAATGATTCAGGCAGGTATCGTGGATCCAGAAGACCTTCAGGAGGATTTCTAACATGGACGAGAACCAGCGAGTGGAACTGGAAGAGCTGGTGGCGCAGCGGTTGCTGGATCTGGTCAGCCAGGAGGATCTGGAGAACACCTACTATGATATGCAGAAGGAATGGACCGAGACTCTGACGGATGAGCAGTTGCTGGAAACCGCGAAGGACCTCAACATTCAGGAGAGCTAATGCAACCGGACACCGTGGAATATCGCATCGCCATGAAGGAAGCCAAGGAAGAGTATGACCGCTGGGTGAAGCAGAAGCGGAAGGATCACAAGTGGACCAAGGAGAAATACCGGGCGCAGCGCCTGGCCAAGCTGCATATGATGGAAATGCTGTCAGCTAAGTGATTGCAGCGTAACAACTTAGCGGTGCTTGACAAAGTGGTGAAAAACCATTAAATTGCATAGCATAACACTCAAGGAGACGTATGAAACTGCTGGGAATCGCCAACACCAAGACCATGAAGGGTGAGAAGCTGGGGTACCGGACCTACATCATGCACCTGGCCCCTTCCACTCTGTCGGGCTATCAGGTCTGCCCCATGGCGTCACCTGGGTGCGCTTCAGCGTGCCTGAACCTGTCGGGCATGGGGGTGTTCAGCAATGTTCAGGCAGCGCGCATCGCCAAGACCAAGTGGTTCTTCGAGGATCGTGGTGCCTTCATGTATCAGCTCCTTAAGGAGATTCGCTCTGCCATTCGGTCCAGCCAGAAGGCTGGGTTGGTGCCAGTGTTCCGACTGAATGGCACCAGCGACATCCGCTGGGAGACCATCGCCGTGTATGCCGATGGTGCATGGCGTAGCAACATCATGGAAGCGTTCCCGACGGTGCAGTTTTATGATTACACCAAGATTCCCAATCGTCGAGGCATCCCAGCCAACTACCATCTCACGTTCTCCAGGTCTGAGGTGAATGAGATGGAGGCGTTGCAGGTGCTGTCGGCTGGTGTGATGAACGTGGCCGTGGTGTTCGACACCCTGCCCGCGAAGTGGGCCGGCGTCACGGTGGTGGATGGTACAGAAACGGATCTCCGATTCCTGGATGACCGCGCGGTGGTGGTGGGGTTGAAGGCAAATGGAAAAGCCAAGAAAGACCAGACCGGGTTCACGGTGCTGACTCGGGCGGCATAGTGACACCGGTGTCGTGATGGTGTCGCTATTGACTTCATGACCACTTTTCGTTAAATTGCAAAACACTCCAAAACAAGGTGAATATGTCTCTCCAGATTAAGCGTCGCGGTCGTCCGTCCAAGGCCATGCTTGCCGAGCGCGCCAAGTTGGTGACCAAGAAGGCCAGAACCGACCTCGAGGTGTTGACTGACCTGAAGGATCGGTTCGAGATGTTGGGCAAGTTGACCCAGGGTGCCACCCAGAGCAACATCCGTAGCATGGTGGTGACGGGTGCCCCGGGTGTGGGCAAGACATTCACCGTGCACCAGACCCTGTCGCGCATCCCTGAGGAACGCCGTGAGTCGGTGAGCGGTGCCATCAGCGCGGTGGAGCTGTACAAGCTGGGCTACCGGATGCGGAAGCCCGGGTCGGTGATTGTGTTGGATGACGCCGACAGCATCTTCACCGACGAGGATGCCCTGAACATCCTGAAGGCTCTCTGCGACAGCTCCCCTGTCCGGCGTGTGTCCTGGTTGAAGGATTCCGCCACACTACGTCAGGATGACGTGCCCCAGTGGTATGATTTCCATGGGAGTTTCATCTTCATCAGCAATCTGGATTTCCAGAAGTACGTGGATCAGGGTGCCAACAAGTACGTGAAGCATTTCGAGGCTCTGATGTCTCGCAGTCTGTACCTGGATCTTCGCTTGCATGACCGTCAGGCCATTCATCTCTGGGTGGAGCATGTGGCCACAGCTGGCAAGATGTTCCAGCGTGAGGGTGTGACTGCTCCAGTGGGTGTGGCTATCATGCACTTCCTGAAGCAACACCGTGATGACCTTCGTGAGTACAGCTTGCGTACCGTGATGAAGCTCTGCTCTCTTGCCAAGTCACACCCTGGTGACTGGGAGCGTATGGGTCGTGTGCTTCTGCTCCGAGGTGTGTGACATGCAACCCCTACAGATGCTACAGAAGGAACTAGAGAAATATCAGCGTTTGGAAGTGGAGAGGCAGCACCTACTGAAGCAGAAGCTGATGCTGGAGCTGGAACTGGCCCAGGTGTTGGCCAGTCAGCACCCTGTCACATAGCAACACCTGAAAACCCGACTATGGAAATCTCTAGTCGGGTTTCATCATGAGGACGACATAAACCCCTCCCAGGCTGGTTCCCTTGGGATCCCAACCATGGAATTCTGCTCCATTTCTGAAATTCTCCAATAGAAATTTTTTTCTGCGCAATTTTTCCATGAAAACCCCTTTCCACATGCCCATCATTGTTCTGTTTCTCACTCTGATGATGTTCATTCAGGTCCCTCAGCTTTCACCCAGAATGCTCGCCATCATCTGGTTCTGCATCTGCACCATGCTCTGGGTCAGCATCATCATGATTATCATTGTTCCTGTTCGTTATTTCCTGGGGGTCTGATATGCGTAATCAACGAAACTGCTATGTTTACACCTGCTTCACTGCCCACTATAAATATTCCACGATAGTGTATGCCAAGACGGTGGCTGAGGCTCGACGTTTTGGATTGCATGATGCCAGGATGGTCATGGGGACTGCTGGCAGAATACACCGAGATGAGGTGGTGCTGCATGTACCTGAACTGCAACATACCCGTGATAAGCTGCCTGGTTCGGGCAGAATATCTTCAGAATCATGAACATGGCCATGGGGAATTCCACCCCTGCATTGCCTTTGGAGTGATTTCCCGGCCCGGGGAAGCCACCCTGTTCACCATCCTGATGGAAGATGGAGGCATCTGGTGGGGTGTGCCTGTGAGTGCGTTATGCTGGAAGCCATGTGAACACCGAGAATTGTCACAGTTGCAACTCTGGAACAACTTCAGCTACAACATTGCTGTCACCACGTTTGCCGCCTTGAGCGGCTTGACCTGCATGTACTATGACCGAGACAATCAGAAACATTCAGGAGAATACCTGTTCACCCTGGATTGGGCTCAGGGAGATTACAACGAGCTGCGTTTTGGCTACAGCGAGACCCCTGACAATCATAAATGTGGTCATGTCGTGAAGTTGGATTCCGGCCATTTCGCCATACAACCCAACAACAGAATGCGTTTCTTTGACCCCAGCTTCACGGTGAAACAGGATCTGGTGGTGCAACGTTTGATTAATCATCAGGTGTATCGTGTGGAGAATCATCCCAAATACACCATGGAAGATAGCAATCGTTTCTACTATGACATCATCCAGGGTGATGGCTGATGGCATCTGACTTACGCCCCACGGAGCTGTTCAAGTATGATTGGCGAGTGGATGTGTTTCTGAAGAAATATCAGAATCATCAGCCCTTCACCACCATGGATCATCAACAAGTGGTGCTGATGCCTCAACAACATGTGGTGCACCTGGTGATGAAGCGAGATGTGAAAGCCTTGAACCAGGTGATACTGGTCACGGACCAGGCACAAGGCATCAAGCTCAACCAGCTTCAGAAAACACCTGAGTTTGGTGGCAAGATGAAGGGTGTCATCAGCAGTGCACCAGCTGGAGAACAGGTGCATGGCTTGTTGCATCGCATGCATCATCTGGATGTCAGCTACAAGTTGAATGCCCCCACTGCCACAGAACGGGGAGAACTCATGGTGTTGCAGGACATCAATCAATACATTGCCCACATGGAATCTCCCATTGATGTGAGCATCGGAGGAAAGATTCTGAAGAACATCTATGGTGCCAACAAAGTGGCAGGCACACCCAAAGCGGACGTGGCGCTGGTCACCTTCCACCCACAGAAAAAGAAATTTCAGAATGTGTATTTCCTGTCTCACAAGCTGGGAACAGATGCCAGTGGCTTCCAACAGTATTCTGGTATCAGCCGTGAGGCAGATGGCAAGATGCCAGGTGCCATCAGTGAACATCCCGAGGTGCTGAAGTTTCTGCGTATGCTGGCACAGGTGCATGGAAGAATTCTGGATGCCCGAGAACGCTTCTTCATGAGCATTCAGGATGATGAATTGATTGGCAAGGCGGTGTATGGTCCAGAATTCAGTGCCAGAAACAGAAACACCGACAACGTGAACATGATTGCCCAAGGCAATCCCATTCTTCAACCACGTGGCAAGGTGCATGCTTTGTCCTTCTCGGCGGCCGCCTCATCCTTCTCCACAGACATTTCACATTTCAAAACTGGCAGCTACAAGGCCATTCTGGGTGCTCGTTTTGGTTCTGGTAGAAAGTTTGAAGTGGATGAAAAATCCTATCCAGATGTTCGTGTGGGTATCATGCCCATCAAACTGCTAGGTGGTAACGCTAAAAATCTGGAACAACTTGACAACGCCCCTCCCAGATAGTATATTACTCCTGTACCCTTTCAGGAGGATGTATGCGAACATGTGCTCGGTGCAAGTCTGGTATCCCACAATCTCGCTTGGATGTGCTCCCTGACACACAAACCTGTGTGACATGTTCAGGTGTGCAGAAGTATGTGGGTGCCATGGTGTATGACCACAAGACGGCAGGTAGAGTGGTGTTTGTTCGTCCAGAAAATAAAGAAGCTGTTCATACATTGTCACGTTTCGTGAACCGAGGTAGATGATGATTCGTCATGCAGACATTGTGGTGGATCTCCAGGCAGGAGACACTGGCAAAGGTAAAGTGGCTCATTGGTTGGCCAAGAACAACAACTATGATGCGGTGCTCCGATACAATGGCGGCGCCAACGCTGGCCACACCATCTATCACCAAGGGCAGAAGGTGGTGACTCATCAGGTGCCTGTGGGTGTGTTCTACAACATCCCCAGCGTGATTGGCATTGGCTGTGTGGTGCATCTTCCCAAGCTTCGTGAGGAACTGGAGATGCTGGAGAAGCTGGGATTCTCAGCTCCCATGATGGTGGATGCCAGATGCCATGTCACTCAGGACAAACACCTTCAGGAAGATGGCACAGACACCAAGATTGGCACCACTCGACAAGGGATTGGGCCCACCTATCGTGACAAGTATGGCAGAACTGGCACCAGAATCAAAGAGGTGTTGAAATACAACAGCTGGGACATTCCCTATGACATGATTGACACCTACAGCTATTTTCATGGTGACAACCGTGAGATGACGGTGTTGTGTGAAGGAGCTCAGGGATTTCAGATTGACATTGATTGGGGTGATTATCCCTATGTCACCAGCTCACATTGCACCTCAGGTGCCGTGGCGTTGAATGGCATCCCTCCCAGAACCTGGAGAAAGGTGTATGGTGTGATGAAGGCCTATGAAACCTATTCTGGATTCAAGACATTCAATGACAAAGGTGACCAGGAGGTGCTGGACAAGATTCAGGAAGCAGGCCAGGAGTTTGGTGCCACTACAGGCAGAAAGCGTCAGGTGCGTTGGATGCATCTGGATGGTGTGATTCAAGCCATGTACATCAATGATGTCACAGACCTCATCATCAACAAAGTGGATGTCATGGAACAGGTGGGAAAGTTTGGTGTGGTGTTTCGAGGCACACGCCATCTGTTCGACACCCTAACACAATTCAAGAGATTTGTGGAAGACACCATTCGATGGCATTATCGTCCAGAATTGCATTCCATCACCTGGTCCACCAGTCCGGAGCAGGTATGAGAAGGCTGAAGGCAACCATTCGTTTGTTTCTGAGCCAACGCTATTTGAGCAATCGTGTGTTGTTGGCCAAGGCGATAATCTATCGCTTCTATTCCGTGAGCATCACATTTCTTCTCACCCTGGTGGTGACACAGAATCTTGGTATAAGTATAGGAGTGTCGGCATTTGAATTTTTCGGCAAGACATTGTTGTATTTCATTTTTGATGTCAGTTGGAACAACATGATTAAGAGGGCATGATGAACGGCAAAGGAGATGCACCCCGACCCATGAATGTGAAGAAACAGCAGTTTGATGATAATTGGGATAAAATTTTTGGAAAACAAGAAAAAATGTGTGAATATAGTGGATTACCAAACACAGATACATATAAATCAGCAAATGAATTAACTGCATTATCACAGGAGATAGGATTATATGATACACCCAAACGAAGTGAAGATAACTCAACAGAATTTCCCAGAGTGGATGAAGATGGCAACCCAATTGAGTGGACAGCATGTTGAGGCACTTAAAGAACAAGCCACCCGTCAAGGAGTAAATTATGCCACACCCGCATAAGAATCGTCCGCGCCGTGGTCGTAGAAAAATTGGTAGCAAGAAACGCAAGGTGCGTTCCAACAGGAGAAAGCGGTAGGACTTGACTTTTCTGGTAACAAGTGTCATATTACAGTATGACTTCAAGTGAGGTGTTATGCCACATCAAGTTGGGTACTGCTGTATCAATCTGACACTAGGCAAACAGAAAATCACCACAGGCAGGACGTTACGTCAGGCTTCGTTCCGTCAGGACACGAAACTGGAACGGACGTCCTTGCTTACTTTACAGAATGCACAGGACCTGGTGAAGATTCTGAAATGGAATGTTCAGAATGATGTTCGGGTGTTTCGAATTGGCAGCAACATCTTTCCCTGGTTCGAGGAATACAAGGAAACAGATTTACCAGATTACCAACACATCCTGTTGGCATTGCGTGAGGCAGGTGAAGTCATCATGGCAAGTGGCATGCGTGTGAGCTTTCATCCTGACCACTTTGTGAAACTGGCATCCAGCAAGCCTGAGGTGGTGAAACGTAGCCTCAAAAATCTACATCATCACAATCTGTTGTTTTCCATGATGGGGATTCCCGTGAGCCATTACTATCCCTTGAACATTCATGTGGGTATGAACTATTCTCAGGATGTGGTTGACAAGTTCTGTGAACAATTTCAGAACCTGAACAGTGCTACACAACAACGTCTGGTGGTGGAGAATGATGACAAGGCCAATTCCTTCTCTGTGAATCAGTTGTATCAACACATCTATTCACGAATCAAGACACCCATCACATTTGATTATTTCCATCACACCTTTCACCCTGATGGATTGGCATCTGATGAAGCTGCTGCTTTGGCAGCATCCACTTGGGACACCACGCCATTGTTTCATTACAGTGAAAGCAAAAACTTGAATGAAAATGTAAATGGCAATCCCCGTGCTCATTCTGATTATGCCTTTGTGAAAATTGATGATTTCGGTCTAAATATAGATGTGGATTTGGAAACTAAAGCCAAGGAACTGGCATACTTCAAATATCTGGAGGTAGTATGAAGAAACGGTGGTATCGAATCAGCAAGGAAGGTAAGTTAGGTGGTGTTTGTGCTGGGTTAAGTGAAATGTTGGATGCAGATGTCACACTGATTCGGTTCTTATGGGTACTTGCCATCTGGACACCGTTTCCTGCTGTGGTGGGATATTTTATAGCATGGTTCATCATACCAGACCAGGAGAAACTCCATGCTAACACTACTACTAGCACTACAACTACAAGCACCACTGGTAACAAAGAATTTCTTGCCGGGTAAAACATTACGTGACACCACACGTAATTACATTGTGATACATAACGATGGTGCTGGGTTAAGTGCCAAAGCCACACGTTATGTGTTACAAAGAAGAAGATTGGCCTATCATTTTTTCATTACACGAAATGGAGAAATACACCAATGGAAAGATTTGAAGTACGTGGCACTTCACGCAGGACGTTCCTTGTGGAATGGAATAAACGATTGGAATACTTTCAGTATCGGTGTTTGCTTACAAGGGACAAATTTTTTACCGTATACGGAAGAACAGTATCAGGCCTTGACATTACTGAAGAATTATATTAATATGAGGTATCCGGATAGCCGAGATAAACCCATCCTGGGTCATTCAGATGTGGCCTATCCGAAAAGTCGAAAGAAAGACCCAGGTGAACATTTTTATTCATGGAGATTGTATGACACCCTTTCCCACCACCCCAGCAGATAAGCTGAAACTGCTTGACGGGTTGAAAGAAATTTCTGCCAGCATGACACGCATGGAGGCAGAGCGTGACTTGATTAAGAACGTGAAGAAGGATCTATGTGATGACTTGCAACTGAATCGCAAAGTGCTGAACAAGTTGGCTAAGACCTATCACAAGGGTAACTACAGCGAGGAAGTGGAGCTTCACAAGGATTTTGAATCTTTGTATGAAACTGTAGCCAAGAAGGCATAATCCATGTCGGTGAAGTTGGATTTCAATGATGTGTTGATAGTTCCACATTTCTCGGATATCACTTCCAGAAGCCAGGTGGATGTGTCCACAACAATTTCAGGTCGTTGGGGAGCATCCATCACTGGCGTTCCTGTGATTGCTGCCAACATGGATGGTGTGGGGACGTTCAGCATGCATCATGCCTTGAAGAAATTCGGTGCATTTACTGCCATCACCAAGCATCACACCTTGGCAGATTGGGTACATCAACAGGATGTCAGCCATGCGTTCATCACCATTGGCATGAATGATGGTGAATTGAACCAAGCAGATGCCATTATTAGTACCTGGAAGGACAGAATTTCCAACTTCACACCGAAAATTGTCATTGATGTGGCTAATGGATACATGAATTCTTTCTATGATTTCATTGAAAAGGTCAGAGAATGTGTTCCAGATGCCTTCATCATGGCAGGAACCGTGGTGACACCTGAAGCAGTTCAACGTTGCATCACATCTGGAGCTGATTTGGCTCGGGTTGGCATCGGGACTGGCGCTGTTTGCACCACTCGGCGTGTGGCAGGTGTGGGATATCCTCAATTTTCCGCCCTCATGGAGTGTGTTCCTGCCGCTGAAGAGGTGGGAGGTGGGGTGCAAAGTGATGGAGGATGTGTTTTTCCCGGAGATTTCTCAAAAGCTTTAGCTGTGGGAGCCAAAATGGTGATGGCCGGCAGTATTTTTGCCGGTCATGATGAGTCGGAACAGGAAATTCGTGATGGAAAAGTCACTTTTTACGGGATGAGCAGTCATGCAGCCCAACAGCGACACAATCAAGTGAAGAAATATCGTGCTTCTGAAGGTAGAGTGGTGCAAATCCCGTACAAGGGCCTGGTGGAACACACCATTTCTGACATTTTGGGAGGAATTCGTTCCACTTGTGCCTATATTGGTGCCAACAACGTGTCTGAAATGACTCACAAGGCACAATTCATACAAGTGAACAGACAATTGAACACCAGTTTGGAAAATTACACCATTCGTTGATGTGATTTTCATCCCTCACTTGACAAAAGTGAGGGATTTTGCTATATTATAGCATAACCAGGAGGAAGTCATGGAATCTATTTTTCGTGCTTTAGCAAACACCTCAAGCCGTTTGGAGAAGGAACACATCTTGAAGCAGAATGAACACAACCTGACGCTTCAGCGTGTGTTGTTTCTGGCTTTGGATCCTTACACGCAATTTTACATTCGAAAGATTCCTGCCTACATCAACAGAACTCTAGAACACACCAAAGGTACCATGGCGCTGGAGGGTGCTTTAGACAATTTAGATAAAATTAGCAAGCGTGTGGTCACAGGTAATGCTGCCATCAGTCATTTGAAAATCATTTTGGAAAGTGTCACTGCCGATGATGCCAAGGTGGTGGAACGCATCATTGAAAAGGATTTACGCTGTGGAGTGTCTGATGCCACGGTGAACAAGATTTGGCCTGGGTTGATTCCCACCTATCCTGTGATGTTGGCATCCGGCTTTGATGAAAAGGTGATGGCCAAGATGTCCTATCCTGCCTATGTGCAGTTGAAGCTGGATGGGATGCGATTCAATGCCATTGTGAAAAATGGTGGCGTGGAGTTTCGTTCACGTAACGGTAAACAGATTGATTTACTTGGACATCTGGAGCAGGAATTCTTGGCGTTAGCTAACCATCTTTCATATCCTGCGGTGTTTGATGGTGAATTGGTGGTGATGGATGGTATGGGAATCATGAATAGGCAGAAGGGTAATGGCATCTTGAACAAGGCAGTGAAAGGCACCATCTCGGACCGAGAAGCCAACATGGTTCATGCCACAATTTGGGATGTTGTTCCCTTTTCGGATTTTCAAAAGGGATTCTCCGCCACAACTTACGAAAAACGTTTTGGTGTTCTTGAAGAATTGGCACTGGAGATGCCTAATCGTGTCTCATTGATTGCCAACATCAAGGTGGAAAATGAAGATGAAGCCCAGGTGTTGTTTCAGGAATATTTCAGTAAGGGTGAAGAAGGCATCATTCTGAAGGACATCAATGCTCCTTGGGAAGACAAGCGAGTGAAGCATCAAGTGAAATTCAAGGGAGAATTGGAATGTGATTTGCTATGTATGGGTTGGCAGGAAGGAACTGGCAAGAATGTAGGCAAGTTGGGTGCCTTGGTGCTGACATCTGCTGATGGTGAGGTGAAAGTGAACGTGGGCTCTGGCTTCACGGACGAGCAACGAGATAAATATACCAAGGAGAACACGGTGGGCAAGGTGGTGGCAGTGAAGTACAATGCCAAGATTCAGGACAAAAAAACTGGACAAACCAGCTTGTTTCTGCCAGTGTTCCTTGAACTTCGTGAAGATAAAACTGATGCAGATGTTTCCATTGATATCAAGTAGGAGGAGTTATGGAAAAGCATGAAGAATATTATGAAGAAGTAGACAACCGAATACGATACCTGATTGTGGACATTCATGAAGAATTGGACAATATTGAACGTATTGTTCATGGAAATGAATCTGCCACCTTGCTTCTACAATGGGTTCGTGATGCCATTCACCGTGCCACAGAAAACTACGAAAGATAAATAAAAATATGCCAACATATGAATACCAATGTGAGAAGTGTGAGCACTATTTCACAAGAAATGTAAGTATCTCTTCCATGCACGAACCGGAGGGTGACCCATGTTCTAACTGTGGTGAAATGGCAGTCAAGAAGGTGATGTTGACTGCGCCAACCCTCGGTGACCCTGTTCGTCTAGGAATTAGACGACCCGATAATGGATTCAGAGAGGTCTTACAAAAGATTCATGATAAAACTCCAGGCTCCACACTTAAAAACAACAGTAGTTACATCTAAGGACTCTCCGTCCTATTCAAATCCCGTCCGGGCTTCGGCCTTGGCGGGATTTTTTTACCCCCAACCCAACGAGCATTCTATGTCCAGAAAAAAGCGCCTTAAGTTGGTCACGTCCCAAACTTATATTCTTCAAGAGGATCAGGAATCCAAACACAAAGTCCGTGGTTCAGATTTAAAAGAAATCTGGGCTCTCACAGAAAACCAGGAGAATTTTTTCAACTACTATCGTAAAGGACACAAAGCCATTCTATGTCATGGAGTGGCAGGGACAGGAAAAACCTACATCGCCATGCACAGCGCTTTCAAAGAGATTTTGGAAAATTCAGGTTACAAAAGAGTAGTGGTGGTTCGTTCAGCAGTGCCATCTCGGGATATTGGATTTCTTCCTGGCAATGAAAAAGAAAAAGTGGAAGTGTATTCACAACCCTATCAAGAAATTTGCGCAGATTTGTTCCCTAGATTTGGAGAACGCGCCTACAACAAACTGAAAGAACAAAGTTTGATTCATTTCATGGTCACTTCCTATGTTCGTGGGTTGACCTTGGACAACTGTATTGTGATTGTGGACGAGGCTCAGAACATGAATGACATGGAACTGAACAGCATCATGACCCGTGTGGGACAAAACACCAAAATCATTTTCTGTGGTGATTTCCGTCAAACAGATTTACAGAAACGTTCTGATATGTCAGGATTGAAGAAGTTCATGGCCATCGCCAACCACATGCCTTCCTTCCGTCATGTGGAATTTGGGGTGGAGGACATTGTTCGTGGACCCTTGGTGAAAGAATACATCCTGGCCAGAATGGCGTGTGAGGACATGGCTGTGGCTTGACAAAATTATAGCAGTGTGATATATTATTGTGATGAAAACATTCCTACATGACCCAGTAACAATAGAAACCATTTCTGCTGTGAACCAGGAAGATGGAACCAGAGCCTATCAGACACCTGAAGGTAGGCTCTATCCATCTGTCACCACGGTGTTGGCTGAACACACCAAGAAAGGCATTCAAGAATGGCGAGCCCGTGTGGGTGAAGAAGAAGCAAACAAGGTGTCTCGGCAAGCTGCCAATTGGGGTACTAGATTTCACACCATCACGGAAAAGTATCTTCAAAACAATCTGACAGGGGGTGATTTGTCACTTTGGGATTATGAAATGTTCAAAGTGGCCAATCCTGTGTTGGATAGAATTGACAACATTCGAGCACAAGAAGTGGCGCTGTGGTCTCATCATTTAAGATTGGCCGGCCGTGTGGATTGTGTGGCAGAATTTGATGGGAAACTAAATATCATAGACTTCAAGACAGCCCGGCGTGAAAAAGATGCGGAACATATTCAACACTACTTCATGCAAGCAACAGCCTACGCCATCATGTTTGAAGAACGCACTGGTATACCTGTGAACCGACTTACCATTTTAATTGCAGTATCCGATGGATTCATGCAAGTGTTTCAAAGTAAAAGAGACCATCACGTGGAACAACTACTTTACTACCGAGATGTGTACGAGGTCATGAAATGAAAGATTTAGTCACCATCATCATCCCCTGCAAGAATGAAGAAAAATATATTGGACATCTACTTGATTCTTTGTCACAACAAGTGGGTATCGGAAACACTCGTATCATTGTCGCAGATGCCTATAGTACCGATAATACTATCTCGGTGGTGAAATTGTATGATGATGTGTTGAATATTGAAGTGATTACAGGAGGACCGGTATCTGTAGGAAGAAACAACGGTGCCAAGTTGGTAACTACTCCATACATTCTGTTTTTGGATGCTGATGTGAGGTTGTTTCATCCCTTCACCATCTATGATGCGGTAAACAAGATGGTGGTATATAATTTGGACTTGATAACAGCCAACATTAAGAATTACGGTGAACATCTTCGTGCCTCGTTCTTCTTCTGGTGTTTCAATCTCATCAACAAAATCATGACCAAGAAAACTCCATTTGCCATCGGAGCATTCTTTTTGACCAGAAAAGACAAGTTTGATGAGCTTGGTGGATTTCCAAACAAATATGATACATCCGAAGATTACATATTGAGTAAACAGTATGATGCCAAGAAGTTTATGATTGTGGACCATTACTTTGGACAAGATGAACGCAGGTTCAAGAAACTAGGTTATCTTGGAATGATTTGGTACATGATAGTCAACTTCTTGAATAGAAACAACCTTAAGCACTTTGAGAAGGCGAAAGTGAATTACTGGAATTAATATGAAGCACTACAAAGCCATTATCGTATCAGATGTCCATTTAGGAACAGAAGATTGCAAAGCAGTGGAGTTCTTGAAGTTTCTGGAAGAACATCACACCGACATCTTGATTATCAACGGTGACTTCGTGGATGGATGGGCATTGTCCCGTGGCGTTCGTTGGAGAGCAAAGCATACCAAGGTGATATCTAAAGTATTAGACATTTCCAGAAAGATACCTGTGGTGTGGATACGTGGGAATCACGATGAGTTCTTACACGAATTCATGCATATGCATCTCGGCAAGTTACAAGTGGAAGAAAATTACATCCTTGACCTCGGTGAAGGCAAAAAGTATTTCATCTTCCACGGAGACATCTTGGACGTATTTGTTGCTAAATGGAAGTGGATTGCACAAATTGGAGCAAGTGGATATGAATTGGCACTTCGATTGAATACCTGGTATAATAAGTGGAGAGCATGGAGAGGACTTCCTTACTATTCCATTTCTAAAGATATTAAGAATGGGGTGAAAGCAGCAGTCAACTACATCACAGACTTTGAAGTAGGTGCCGCAAATCTCGCACGACAAAACAATTGCTCTGGTGTTATCTGTGGTCACATCCACAAACCAGAAGATAGACAAATTGCAGGTGTTCACTATTTAAATTCTGGTGATTGGGTGGAAAATCTGACAGCTATATTAATTGATGCTGATAACAAAATCACTGTCAAAGAGTTTCATAAATAGTTCTGTAGGATGGTAGTAGAACAGCTCAAATTGAAACATAGCTTGGACGAGGGTTCGATTCCCTCCATCTCCATTCAGTAGCAAACATTTCGGGGATGACTGGTTTCGACAGGTTAAGGACTAGATGAGAGAGCTACCCGATAGGCGACTGCCGTAAGCAGAGCAAAAACATTAACAGGCACATATAATACGCCTCTTGCATTAGCTGCTTAATTAAGTAGCATGCCGGGTTCGGGGGTTCCCTGGGAACAGAAAACCCCCACCTTGTTATGTACATTTCACATGGGAGGTTCTATGTTCAGAAATGCATTTTTGATTGTGTTGATGTTGCTGGCGTTGTTGGTGGGAGATTATCATCCAGTTCCTGTGATGGAACGTAAACCCATTTCAAAAGTTGTTCTGGATGAGAAGCAATTGACATGCTTAGCCAAGAACATTTTCTATGAGGCACCCATGGAATCCTACCGTGGCAAGTTGGCAGTTGCCACAGTGACCATGAATCGTGTCCGACATAAACAGTTCCCGAAAACCATTTGTGGTGTGGTGTATCAACGGAACAGCCGAGGATGTCAATTCTCCTGGACCTGTGGTCCAAAAGCTCCGTTCGACAGCACCGTGTATCAAGTGTCCTATGAAATTGCCAAAGAGGTCTTGACAAACAACACACATGTTGTTATACTAAAGAATGCGATGTATTTTCATAATACATCTGTGAAGCCTGGTTGGACATTCGCCAAGCCCATCACACAAATAGGCAATCACATTTTTTATGAGCCATTATGACCGCTGAACCAGAAGATTCCAAAATACTCACAGTGGAATATCTCATCACCCGAGAATTCACCAGTTCCACAGAGTTTTCTATACACATTGAAAAAGAAGCCATCAAACGTAAGATAGGATGTTTCGAGGCGTTGCTGGAGTATTGTGAACAGAAAGGAATAGAACCTGTGGCTGTGGCCACCATGATTACCAGTTCCTTGAAGGCCAAGATACAGGCTGAAGCTGAAGAAATGAACCTGTTGAAAAAGACTGCCAAACTTCCTGTATGAATGTTTCTGACGCCTACAAGATTTACACCTCTTTGCGGCTCCACTTCACAACTGACAACTATGACATCCGAAGTGGCATCACACCTCGGCCTCCCAAGGCAGGGGTGAAGGTCAGCTTCAAGAAGAAGTTGGAAGTGTTGATGAAGCAGTACAATTACAATCAGGATGAGTTCATCAACTATCTGGTGGCCAATTTCCTGAATGGTAATGAATGGGGCATCTTTGAGAACACAGGTCCAGAAATCTACATGGAATGGAAAAGAATTCAGGAAAGTCTGACCTACACCTACACACAAGATGTGAAGAATCTAGCCATGAATGTTGCCATTCTGGAAGATGCCTGGGATTGTTCCCGAGGACATCCTGTGATTGTCAGGGAATATTGTGGTAAAAGATGTCGGCTGGAAACACTTGTGATTCTAAATAAACTATATAAATTTACTACAGAGGTGGATGAACAGCTGGTGTTGGATCCAGTTTGGAATTCCATTTCACGAACCATACACAAGTACTCACCATTCATCAAAGTGGAGAAGGATAAATTTTCAATGATTACACACAAGGCTTTCTATGAGTAAAATGCGAGATTGGGACAATGAGGATGATTATCGTGATTTCAAACGTCCCAAGAAAATAGACAAGGACAAATTTGGTAAGCATCGTAATGCCATCTATGACATGCTTGATGATGAAGATGAGGATGATTATTATTCAGAGAATCGTGTAGTTGATAATGATTTTGATGAGGAGTAGTTTTGTCATGGCAGGTCACACGTTCCATACACCGTTACATACACCGTTATACAAGGAGAAACACAATGTCATTCAGTAGTCTATCAGATTTACGCAAGAATCGTGGCAACTTCGATAACCTCATGAAAGAGGTGGAAAAGATTGCAAAGCCCACAACTGAACGCCGTGATGATGACCGTTTCTGGAGTCCGGCAGTTGACAAGGCAGGCAACGGCTATGCCGTGATTCGCTTTCTGCCTCCCACCAAGGGAGAAGAGCTTCCTTGGGTACGCATCTGGAATCATGGATTCCAAGGTCCTTCAGGTCGTTGGTACATTGAGAACAGCTTGACCACATTGAATCTTCCAGATCCTGTGTCAGAATTGAACAACGAGTTGTGGAACTCTGGTGTGGAGAGCAACAAGGAAATTGCTCGCAAGCAGAAGCGTAAGCTTCAGTACATCAGCAACATTCTGGTCATCAAGGACTCAGCCAATCCTCAGAACGAGGGCAAGGTGTTCTTGTACAAGTATGGCAAGAAGATTTTCGACAAGATTAAGGATGTGATGCAACCTCAGTTTGAGGATGAGGATCCCACCAATCCATTTGATTTCTGGAAGGGTGCCAACTTCAAGTTGAAGATTCGCAATGTGGAAGGATACAGAAACTATGACAAGTCAGAGTTTGAACCTGTGTCAGCCATTGCCGAGGATGATAGCGCCATTGAAGCCATCTGGAACCAGCAACATTCTTTGACTGACTTCACAGATGCCAAGAACTTCAAGAGCTACGAGGAGTTGAAGCGGAAGCTGGACATGGTGTTGAAGGGTGGTCCTAGCTCTGTGTCAGCCGACAAGATTTCCGAGAGTCGCATGGAAGCTGAACCTGTGGCAGAGGCTCCTATGCCACGAGCTGCCAAGCCAGCAGCTCCCAAGTCATCTGGTCCTGATGAGGATGATGATGACACTTTGAGTTACTTCAGTAAATTGGCTGAAGATTAATCGAATAGGAAAGGGGCCCAAAAGGCCCCTTTTTTATTTTACATGGGTCGAGTTAATCTATTTTCTTGGAATCTTAAATGACTTCCGTGTGTATCACGGAGAGATATCGTGGACTGTGTTCCTGCTGGTGTGCCGGATTGAGGTGCAATCACAGGATTTGTAGATGCATCCACATTGTTCACAGTGACCGGTTGTGTTGCAGCTTGACTGCCGGATTCCAGGCTTGCTGTTCTGGACATGTCCCGAGCCATCAAAGCGGCATCAATCCCTAGGCTAGCGGCAGTCCCAGCCCCAGGCATCATGCTGGCAGTACCTGAAGCCAATTCCATACCAGCTCCAGTTAAATCACCGCGCATGGCGCGGCCGGCTGCAAAGGCACCTCCTGCCAGTAATCCCACAACAGGTACTTTCTTCAATACACTTTTTAATGCTGTTTTGCTGCCTTGTTCTGCCACTTCACGCCCCAAAATTTTAGCACCAGCATTACGTGCAGTTGTTGCCCCTGGTTTCACCGTGGGTCCAGTTGTGATAGGTTTCTGTGGAAACAGTCTAGGAAAAATGCTGCCAGGGCCCCCGCCAAGATTCACATCAATGTCTGTCCCTGCCTGTTGGTTTTCCGACAATTCTTCTAGTTTTGCAGCCACAAGCTCATCACCTGAATCTATTTCTGCTGCTGTGGGAACATCTATGCCTGAAGTGGCAGTGGTGTAACGACCAGTATCTGCGTCACGGTATCTCCCGCCTTTCTCACGTTTCATGCTGCCTTCCACCACACGTCGAATGGTGTTCACTTCACTCAAAACAGCACGTAAGGTGGTGGCCACAACAAAAATATTTTTTGCTGAACCTTTAGCAGCTTTCACCTCATCTTCACGCATCTTTCTTTCTTTGGCTTCTTGGGCCTCTTTCTTTTTGGCTTCAGCTTCTTTTCTTTCAGCTTCTGCTGCCATCATGGCAGCTTCTTCTTCTCGTTCTTTTTTTGTGGTTTTGATGCCAAACAATCCACGAAACTGACTCTGTGCCTCTGCCATCAAGGCTTTACCAAATCCCCCAGCCTTTTCTTCCTTTTGGGGTGTCACACCAAGAAAATTATACTTCAAGGATTCACCAAATGTGGCAGGCTTGAAGGAGTCAGTTGCATCTCCTGTGAGGAGACGCTTGATTTCTCGCAAAGTATCTTCACTGACGTTGGGACGTTTACGTGATTTGGCGGTACCTGAAGGCATGATAGTTCCTGTTAGCTATTTTGTTTTTCCAAATACTTCAACAACATTGAAATGTATATCTCTCTTTCCCACGGCATCATGTTTTCCAACTCAGTTAATGAATATTTATGGTTCTGCATCAAAATGAAGTTCACTTTGTAGAAATTCTCCATGGTATCATGAGAAAGAGTTACTAAAAAAAATTTGATAGCCCGTCAATCAAAAATTCATTGCCTGTTTTGCAATGTTTACAGGTGAATTCTATTTTCTTGTGTAGCATAGGCATGGTGCTAAAATACTGTTTGATTTTATCAAATTCTTCTGAAGGAAGATTGTCTAAGAATTCTTGAATTTGGTTTTCAAACCCAGGTTCATTGATGAACACTTCTTCACCTGAGTAGATTTTCTCAATACACCCACAAATCACAGAAAAAATAGTTTCCATGTCATCATTCAACAGCAACGTGGTGTAATGCTCAATGGTGGGAGATTTCATACGAACAGTGATGTCACCCATGTTGATGTCATTGTTCACATCTTTGTTCAACACATCAAAATCATTCACGGACAGAATGAAGCTGTTGCCGCCATCACATCCTCCACACTTCAAATTCAACTCCAAATCCTCACCGATGGACTTGCCACGAATCTGAATGAAGGCATATTGCACATCAGCCAAACAATATTTGTGGATGTTCATTTTGTCAAAAGTACAGCTAGACACAACATCACCTATAGCTCTGGCCACATCTTTGGGATCCTTGGAATCCTTCACCAATAACAGAATTTTTTCTTCTTTAACTAAAAATGGTCTAAAATCAACTTTTTCTTTGGATACTGGCAATGTAATGGAAAAAGTTGGCACTTTCACTTGTGGTATCATATATCAACCTCTTATTCGTTGGGTGTTCTTTTTATGGTTTTGTTTATAAACTTTGATAATCCTTTGTTCAAGGCGTTGGTGGCATTAACATCAAATGTGTCTGCACCTTTCACTTCTGAAGTCCAGTGACGATAAGTGAATGTCATGGTGAGTCGCGCCACACCCACAGCATCATATCCTAATGGCATCACATTCATGGATCGAGGCCAACAATCATGCAGTTGCACTCCAAACACAGTGGTTTCTGTGTCACGAAATGCTTCCAATGCCTCAGGAGGAATATTTCTGGCTAATCCAGACTTGGCACGAGCGACGGCTTCATTCACCTTGTTCATGCCTAGTTGTGTGGCTTTAGTGGCTAGAACTCCTAATGCACGATTTTTACTTCTGAGGTTGTTTAATGCCGAATTCAATCCAACATCTGCTTGTGTGGGGCTCCAGTTGAACAACGCTTCACCTGGAATACCTGCGGGCATCAAGGCATGCAGAGTGATGGTGCCAATGTAATTGTTATAGAACTCCACTTCATTTCTGGAAGGGGTGTCTGTGCTCACACAACGATTCATCCATTTTTCCATAATGTCTCGAACACGATAATTTCCATCCACTAGAAATTGCAGTGTGATGCTTTCTCCGCCGTAATCAATGGTACCGGCGCGATATTCATTAATACCATTCACTCGCAAAGTTCTGACATTGATGTTTTTTCCAGGTAATGACGCCTGTTCACACAACAAGTTCAAAACTTGCAAGTCACTATTTAAATATGGTCCTTCACTGATGCCAGGCATGGCAATGCCTGCAAAGAATCTTTCTTGTCTGGCTAGATTGTTCAATCTAACAAAACTTAGAAAATCATTCAGTGATGGGACTCCTGCTCTTCCAAGAATTTGTACGGTCATTACATCTTACTCCGTGAGTCGTTGAATACTTGATTGCGTGATGCTTTTTCAAAGTTGTCAATAGGCAACATGATGGTTTTCCGCCAGTCTTTGGGATAGATTCTCATGATTCTGGAACTGATTTGATTGTACAGATATCGTTTCACTGCCACGTTGGCACCTGGATATCTACTGACGTTACTCAACAACTTCCAGGTCACCATCATTTTGGTGTTTTCTCCCATGGCCTCATCATTCACCACTTCCATCATTCTATCCAACAATCTCATTCGCATCATGGGTGGAAGATAATGAAGATTCAACCCATAGAATCCATCTTGTACTTTTCTGAACATCACCACCACAGGCAGGGTGTCGTAGAATGGCAATTTGTCTGCTGTTTTCGGGTCGTACATGAACAGATACATGTTGCCAGAAACCACAGATGTCACCAGTTCACCAATATCACTTTTCATCACCTTCTGAGGGGTGATGTTGGATGCTCCCAGCTTCCGAATCATGTCCTGATACCATCGGAATGAACTGGTGGGAGTTTCCCGTTCTCGTAATGTGGTGATAGGATTGGCAGGCATAAGTGGTGAAATAGGGGCTTGACTACTACTTGACAGGGACATAAATTCACTATGTCCGGAATGATTTAAATATCTCTACTATTTATACGAAGTTTGTAAATCCTTCTCGGTAATCAACATGAACTCCATGTTGTTCTGCTTGGCAAAGCGTTTTGCAGCCTCCCACTTGGCATTGTTCACACCCCATTGCTTCACTTCCGAGATGAAGCGTTGGGTTTTTCTTTTAGGTATCACAGGTGGTTGAGTGTATCTATAGGGCTTCACCTCCACCAGATATTTCTTTATGCCACCATCTTTGGTGACCACTTCTATGAAAAAGTCCACGAAATATCGGTGCATTTCACCGTCGGCAGGACTGAGATAGGGGATGACAATTTCCTCACTGGCCCAACGTCTAACAGAGCCATTCATGTCACACCATTTCATGAATTTCAATTCATAACTGCTTCGGTAGATGATGTTGGAGGTGTCCCCGATGTATTTCTGAGGTTTCGTGGGGAGGAATCTTCCTTTGTAGGTGTCTTTCACGTAGGCCATATAAATAATCAGGTAAAATTTTCCAGGAATATTTATGCCTAACCCTCCCAATTCCGCCAGTGATGTTCCTAAGAATCGTGCTGCTGTGCAAGATTTACGTACAGCGCAAGGGGTGTCATTCCAAAAAGAAAACAGAACATTCAATGTGATGCGTTACCCCAGTGAAATTGGTCAGACAGATTTAGACTTTCCTCACTACACCATGTTTTTCATCACCAAAAGACAAGGTGATGTTCCTGCAAATGAAACTGTTAGAAATTTTAAAGTGAATCTGTCTAACAGTCATCGGCCTGATAGAAATGTCGAAGCTGGTAAAATTGCTTTTGAGACTGGATTGGTTTTTGGTGGTGCACAGGCTGGTTCTTCTTTTGTGAAGAAAATTGCCAAGACTTTTGGAGGAACTGCACCCACACTTGTCACAGCAGGTGGAACAGTCGCAGGTGGCGGCGCCGGCCTGGCCTTGTCACAAACTGACCGAATAGAAACACTCACTGAGAATCGTGAACGTGTGTATCTAAAAGATGTTGTGGCATTGTACTTGAATGATAAGCCTTCAGCATCCTACAAAGCGTTCTGGAAGGATGCTGACATTGGTGCTTTGGCATCCGATGCTTTATTAAAGGCAGTTAGTGGATTGCGTTCTGCACTGTCCAACAATGGTGAAGGATTAATGGATTCTGCCATGAACGCCATTAAAGGTGCAGGTCCTGCAGCTGCAGGATATTTCTTGAAGAATGTGAACAAAGGTCCTTTGGGTGCATTAGGTGATGTGGAAGCACTAGCTTCTTCTTCATTGGGCGTGGCTATCAATCCATTCACTGTGCAATTGTTTAAAAACATGGGATTTCGTACCTTCACATTCAGTTATGTGTTTCTTCCTAAAGATGAAGCTGAATACAATGAAGTACAAAAAATCATTAAAACTTTCAAGAAATACATGCACCCTACTAGAAATCAAGCTACTGGGGGTGTGTTCCTAGGATATCCTGCTGAATTTGAAATTCAATACTTCTACAGAAACCAAGAAAACAATCATCTGTTTAAAATTTCCAACTGCGCACTAACAGATTTGAAGGTGGAGTATGGTGGTTCTGATTTCACTACATTCCGAGAAGTCCCAGGAGCTCCTTCTGAAATGACGTTGCAACTTTCATTCACTGAATTGGAAATTCTTACAGCTGACCGTATTGAACAAGGTTACTAATGTCATATTTTCAAAAGTTTCCATATCTATCTTTAACTCAAAATGAAAAGTTCCTGTTGGTGCGGGACATATTCAGTCGCGTCACCTTGTCCGACAAATTCAATGAAAATTCTGTGTACCTGGAAAAATACATTGTGTTGGATGGTGAAACTCCAGAACTGGTGTCAGAAAAGTTCTATGGAACACCATTCAATCATTGGATGATTCTCATGGTGAACAACATCATTGACCCTAGAGAAGAATGGCCTGTTCGTGACAACAAGGTGGTGGACCGTGTGTACATGAACTATGACACGGTCATCACGGTACCCAGTGGAGCTGCTTATACAGTAGATGATGAATTGCAATCCAGCACAGGTGGGAAATTTGTAGTTTCATCCAAGAGCGGCAACACCATCTACATCAGGTCACAAAATGGATTTCAACCATTGACCACATCTGCCACCATGAACAACTTGACCACAGAAGTCACAGGATTGACTATTTCCTCTGTGACGTTACCCACCAACAGAGTGCATCATTACTATGATACAAACCTGGAATACATCGTGGATTATGATGCGGGCAACCCTAACATCATTTCTGTAACCAACTTGGAACATGAAATTGAACAGAATGATGCCAAGAGAAACATTAAAGTTCTACCTCCTGTCTATGTGACCGCGGTGGAAAGAGAATTCAATAGACTGATAGGTTTATAATGGCTGAAACACTGAATAAAGTTGGTGAATATGTCACAGATGCCATCATCCTGACATCCAAAGGTAAACAACTAGATATTTCTGCATTTGTGCTGCAAACTGTGATATATGAGGACATTTTCAGCAATGTCATGACCGGGCACATGGTTATTACTGATGCTGCCAGTTTAATCACCACACTACCTGTGATAGGAACTGAGCTCATCACTGTGGCATTTCGAACGCCCACTATGCCTGTGGCATCTTCCATCAAGAAAGATTTCTACATCTCATCCATTTCAGAACGACAGCTAGGTGATAATGAAGAACAGTATGTGTTCAATCTGATTGCCGTGGAAGGATTCTTGGATTCCACCACCTATCTAACTTCGCGCCTTTCAGGATCCACAAGTGATTTGATTGAAAAAATTTACAATGAACATCTGAATGTGAAAAAAGATTTATACATAGAACAACACACCACTAAAGCCACAGTGCTTCCCAATCACTGGACAGCATTGAAAACCATCAACTGGCTGACGAATGGGGGATATCGAGAAGTTCCCAACACGTTGTTTTTTGAAAGCAATAAAAATTTCTATTGCATGAGCATAGATGCCTTGATTAAAAATCAACGAGACAGGCTATACGGAACCTATACGTTGTCACCTAAAGCCACTACGTTGAGTTCCTCTGACTTGGAACAATACTTCTTCATCAAGAATATTACAAAAATAGGATTTTTTGATGTGTTGAAGGGACAAGATTTTGGGTACTACGCCAACAAGTTGATAACACATGACATGGTCACTAAACAATACATTGAATGGCCTTTTGATTATGCCACAGCACGCAAAGGGCAAAACAATTTAGAAGGTATAAACACACCACAATTGTTTCGTGATGCCACACCTAAAGACCCAAACAACTATCGTAGAGTGAAAAGTTTGGACACGAAACTGTGGAATGATTACACAGACCCACATTATCAAACGTGGGCACCATTGAGAAACAGCTTGTTGTATGAAGCTCAAACATCTCGGTATGTGATTGAAGTGCATGGAAGAACGGACATTGAAGTGGGCAAGGTGATTAAGTGTGACATTCCTAAGTCCATATCTAAAAATGATAGAACATCCATGTCTAATATATTGGATCCTCAACTATCTGGAAAATATCTCATCACACATATTCGACATGAATTTGTTCTAGGTCAACACATCATGCTATTGGAAATCATGAAAGATTCATATAGAAGGAGCCCAGAATAATGCAACAGAATGTGTATGGAGATAATGGATTCTATTGGTGGGTAGGTGTGGTGGAAGACCGTGATGACCCATTGATGATGGGTCGATGTCGCGTTCGTATTGTAGGCTATCATACACCCAATGTGTCAGAACTTCCTGTAGAAGATTTGCCTTGGGCTCATCCCATGCAACCCATCACCTCTGCTGCCATGTCAGGTGTAGGTAGCACACCTACAGGACCAGTCCCTGGCACCTGGGTGATAGGATTCTTTCGAGATGGGTCTGAAGGTCAAGAACCTTTCATCATGGGAACATTGGGTGGAGCTCCTTCAAAAGAATATCAAGAAAAAATTCAAAAAGACACGAAACATGGATTCAAGGATCCCAATGGTGAATATCCTCGGGCTAGTTATCTAGAAAAAAATGAGCCTGACACCAATAGATTGGCAAGAAATGAAAACATTGATGATACTGTTGTGCAATTGAAAGATGCGGATTTAGTGTCAGGCGTGGAAGTGGCCATGGGAGGTGAAAGTTGGAATCAACCTGAAACCTCATATGCTGCCAGATATCCTTACAACCATGTCTATGAATCAGAATCAGGTCATGTGTTTGAGGTGGATGATACACCAAACGCTGAACGCATCACCATGTACCACACCGCAGGTACCTATGTTGATGTGGACAATAATGGCACCATGATACAGAAAGTTGTGGGTGACAACTATGAAATACTCCTACGAAACAACAATGTGTTGATTCGTGGATCCACGAACATCACCGTGGAAGGTTCCTGCAATGTGTATATAAAGAATGATTGCAATTTTGAGGTGGATGGCAACTTGAAAATACATTCACATGGTGATTTAGAGCTCAAGGCAGGTAAGGAATTGAAACTGGCCTCTAAATTGGATTTGGTTTTACATTCTGATGTATTCACCAACATTTCAGGTACTTCCATCATCACGTCAGGACCTGTTATTAGTGCACCTCTTGCTCCTTTAACAACCATTGATCCTATTGATATATCCAGAGTGAATTTACCATACATCTTTGGTGTGAGTCGCAGAGATGCTTTAACCACAGAATTTGACTCATTGAGTGACAATGATGGTGATGGCGCAACAGTTCGAGATGCCATTAACAAGGCGGTTTCTGAAGGACGTATCACTGAAGAAGAAGCCAACGCTCTCCCACCTGACGTGTCTCCTGAACAATTTGATACACAAGTTCCTGTTCGTCCCGTGCAAGTTACCGCCACATGTGGTGTGTTTGGTCAACAAGCCAACTATCAATTATCTGATAAACTATCTAAACATTTCACTGTGGCGGACTTGACATCTAAGGCTCGAGCACATCCAGGTAAAGTTACAGGTATCATGGCATTCGGACGTCCGGTAGACAAGCGTGTGTTGAGTAAGCAAGAAATTGCATGCAATCTAAAAGCATTGGCAGAAAATGTGTTGGACCCCATCAAAGACAAGTATGGAGATATGATTGTTTCATCTGGGTTTAGAAATTTCAAACCTCGTGGCGGAGCCACCAATTCTCAGCACATGGTTGGACAAGCAGCAGATTTACAATTCACCTCTACCAATCCTAAGGATTACGCTGCCATTGCCAGCTGGATCAAAAATAATCTCACGTTTGACCAGCTTCTATTGGAATATGAACAACGTAGAGGTTATGTGGCTGCCTGGATCCATGTGTCATTCAATCCTACGGGATGTAGAAAAACCTTCGGAACCTTCTGGAATCATGAATATGCAGTATCAAATGGACGTAGATGTAAGGATATCATAGTTAATTTCATCCAATAACCCATATAAATATTATCAAAAATGCCCATTCTATCTACTCCCAATAAACTTTACAAAGATGTGGATTTTTCTTTTGAGGCTCATCCTGAAACAGGAGATGTGCTGAAGAAGATTGATAATAATGCGGTCAAGCAAAGCGTTACAGCTCTCATCAACACAGCTTTTGGTGAACGTCCATTCAATCCAGACCTAGGGTCCTCGTTAAGAGCATTGTTGTTTGAACCCATTGATTACATCACATCCAGAACCATTCAGAAGTCCATTGAATACACTTTAGGAAATTTTGAACCCAGAATTGCATTGGACAGTGTTACTGTGGAGCCAGATGAAGATGCAAATTCATATGAAGTGTCCATATACTTTTCAGTAGTTGGAATCAATCAACCCACATCTATGTCCATCACCTTAGAGAGATTACGATAATGGCAGAACTTATTGTCACCGAACTGGATTTTGCAGACATCAAAACTAGTTTACGAACATATCTGGCAGCACAAACAGAATTCACTGATTATGATTTCACGGGCTCTGCATTAAACACACTATTAGATGTGTTGGCATACAACACACACTACAATGCTGTGTTAGCCAACATGCAAGCCAATGAAATGTTCATTGACACAGCCATCAAGAGAACATCTGTAATTTCTTTAGCCAAGATGTTGGGGTACACACCACGTTCCAGAACATCAGCCAAAGCCTATGTAAACATTGATGTCCCCAAAGTGAACACCGTGGGCTCACAACTTTCCATTGATTCCACTGTGAAATTCACTGCCAGCATCAATGGCACAGTATACACCTTCAATGTGAATGAAGAACAAACAGCCACAGTGTCAAGTGGAATATTCTCATTCACTGATGTGGAATTGATTGAAGGTGTGGGATTATCCAATGCCTTCACCATCACAGCAGACTTGACACAAGGTCCATTAGTGATTCCTGTGGACACGTTGGACACCACCACCATTGAAGTGGTGGTACAAAATTCTGTGGGTGATGTCACAACTACTACATGGAACAAGACATCCACCATCGTGGACATCACAGGAACCAGCAAGGTTTTCTGGGTAGAAGAAAATCTGGATGGCAAATATCAAATTGTGTTCGGTGATGACATCATTGGAAAAGCCTTGACTGTGGGTAACATCGTCACGGTGTCTTATTATGCCTCCAAGGGTCCGGATGCCAACGGTGCACAAACATTCAGTTTGTCAGGCACTGTGAATGGAGAAACCACAGCCACAGTGACCACAGTGACTCCTGCCGCCGGCGGTCAGGAAAAAGAATCCATTGATAGTGTTCGTTTCAATGCTCCCAAATACAATGCCACAAGAAATCGGGCGGTCACCTCAGAAGATTATCGGTCACTCATCAAAGCCAATCTTGCCAAGGCACGGGAAGTGGCTGTATGGGGCGGCGAGGAAAATGACCCACCACAATACGGCAAAGTGTTCATTTCAGTTCATCCCACCACAGGTGCTGTGTTCACAGACGCAGACAAGGAATATCTTCTGGAATCTGTGATTCGTCCCAAGAGTGTGATGAGCATTCAACATGAATTCGTGGATCCTGAATACTTGTATCTAGGGTTTGAAGGTATCGTGAATTACAACAACAAATTGACCAGCTCAACATCCACACAAATGGCAGCCGCTGTGGAAACGGAAATTGAAACCTACTTCACAAATGATTTTGGTACATTGGATAAAACCTTCTTCTTGTATCGTTTGACTGAACGAGTGAAGGATTTGAATAATGCCATCATCAGCTCTGTGTTCAAGATGCGTTTACAAAAACGTTTGTCCATCACATTGAATTCCAGTTATTCTGCCACAGTGAACATGCTCACTGCCATAGACCCAGAAACCATCTACTCATCCAACTTCACAACCAAAGTAAGCAACAGAAACTATCTGGGCTATATCAGAGATTTCAGTGATGACAGTTTGCAAAATGATACAGGCACAGGTACTTTGAAGTTCATTAATGCATCCACGGGTCTTCCAGTTGTGAATGTGGGTACTGTGAACTATGCCACAGGCATCATCACATTGAACAATCTGTTTGTACAAAGTTACGCAGGCAATGCCACCAAGTTGCATCTTCATGCCACACCTCAGGCATTGTATCAAAACATTTCCAGCTCACTAACCAGAACATCTGATATCTCAGAATTTGCTGTACTGGCTCAACCTGCCAAGAACACCATCATTGTGTTGGATGACAGTGAAGTGGATCCAAGTGCAGGCATCAGCTCAGGTTTGGCCATCACCGCATTACCTTTCTCTGAATAATGTCCATCAAAAACAAACTCAGTCATTTAGTTTCAGGGCATCTTCCTTCCTTTGTTCGGGCTGAATATCCACAGTTTGTGGAATTCATTGAAGCCTATTATCGTTTCCTGGAACAAACTGACAACGTTCATGATGTGTTGTTGAACAGTGATGAATGGCGAGACATTGACAACACATTGGATGTGTTCATTCCTGAGTTCAAAAGTCAATATGCCTATGATTTTCCTTCAGACACGGAATTGTCCACACGCCGTCTGATTAAATACATCAGCCAGTACTATGAAGCCAAAGGGTCAGAAAATGCCACGGAACTGTTTTTCCGTATTGTCCTGAACAGCACTGCAACTATTACCTATCCAGGTGACAACATTCTACGTGCCTCAGATGGAAAATGGACCAGAAAGAACTACATCAAAGTTGACACAACAGGCACCATTGCAGAAGGTGCTTTGGCTGCTGTGAACATCTCCACAAGAGACATTTTTGATTTGGAGGGACAGGCAATTCAATTGGCCTACTATCTGTCACTTCCTGGCACAGATGAAGTTCGCACCATCTCTGCCTCTTGCTATCATGTGATAGGCACATCCGAACCCAACATCTACATGTTGGAAGTGGATTTGGTTGACACCTATGTGTTCCCAGACCATGCTGACTTGTTGAACATCACTGCTGTGGATGTGGATGGTGATGGTGCCAATGAAACCATCTCAGCGTTGGGAAATGAAGATACCAGAATCTTTCTGGTGTATGATGAAACCGTGTACGGTAGATTGACCAGACAATTGACCAGCGTGGCATCCATTGATGCCTATGGCTCCATGTTTGAAGTGCCAGACAGCTATCTGGCTGAAGAAACACCTGGTGTGAATGGAGCCATTGTGCGTGTGAACTCCATACAAGACTTCGACACAGAATTGTACTTCCTGGAAGATTACGTGGAAGCGGGCTATGTCAGTCTAGGAGATGACAACACTCTGGCAGGATTGCGCATCATTGAATCTGGTTGGAAATTCAATGCCAATGCTGAAACTGTCACCATTGGATTTGATCCCTATGATGCATCAGGTGAGACAGCCACGGTGACATTCAATACAGGCTTGGTGTACAAAGCACCTGGCTACTTCAAAGATGCCTCAGGATTCCTGTCTGACATCAACAAATTGTTTGACAACTACTATTATCAGCCCTATTCCTATCTCATCACCTCCACCACTCCCATGGATGAATGGGGTAGCAAGTATCTGAATAGCACTCACCCCAGTGGTTTCAAGATGTTTGCTGAACTGGAACTCACTGGAACTGGGTCGGTCACTGTGTCATCCACAGGCAGTTTGACTGCCATAGACACTACGCCGTAACGTATAAATATTGTTAAATCAACCTAAAAAACCATGCCTGCACTCCTTCCTTACAGATTTCGCTCTGAGCTTGCCAGAGAATTTCACAGAAACATCACCAACACACGAAATGTGGTTTCTTCTGATTTGAATTCTTTGACACCCACTGGCAACACAGTGTATGTGTACATTGCCACAGCGGGTCAAACCACATTTTCAGGTGCTGATTCTGACGGTCAAACTCTGGCATACACGCCAGGAAGAATTGCCGTTTATGTGAATGGCACACAACTTGCCACAGATGCCTACACGGCCACCAATGGCACCAGTGTGGTGTTGGACTCAGGAGCATCATTGAACCAAAATGTTGTGATTGTGAAATACGATGTCTACACCTATCCTAATCCTTCTGATTACTACTATGTGTTTCTAGGTAGAACTTCTGCCTGGACCAATGACGCATCAGCCCCCACTCCCACAGACACCCGTGAAACAGATGCACAAACACGCCGTGACATCATGGCAGTGAAACGAGTGCAACCCAATGACACGGCATTGATGATTGAACGTGTGAACTGGGTGACAGGTACCACCTACAGCGCCTATGACAGTGATGTGGTGTTGCAAAGTCTTGCCAATGATTTCTATGTGATGAACAGCTCCTATCGCATCTACAAGTGTGTGTACTCACCAGGCACAACATCCACAGTGCAACCCACCAGCACAGCTGTGGGTCCTCAAACACTGGCTGATGGGTACAAGTGGCAGTTCTTGTATGAAGTACCTGTAGGTGACCGCGCCAAGTTCTTGACCAACGAGTACATTCCTGTTCGTTTCACAGCCACCTCATCAGCATTCGACCATAATGGCGTGGTGGCATCAGCCACCATTCAAAGTGCTGGTTCAGGATATGCTAGTGCACCTTCAGTTGCCATCCTGGGAGATGGTGTGGGTGCCACCGCCACTGCCACGATAGCAGCAGGCGGCGTGAACAGCATCACTATCACCAACGGCGGTGAAGGGTACTCATATGCCTTGATTAGTTTCTCAGGAGGCGGCGGCTCAGGTGCTTCTGCCATCGTGAACTTGGAAACCTCAGATGTTCCCAATCCTTTGAACATCGACGTGGCAGCAAATGCTGTCGTGAAGAATGGCTCCATTGATTTCGTGAACGTGGTGTCCGGAGGCACAGGATACAGCGGTGCCACCATCATCAACGTGGCAGGTGATGGCACAGGATTCACAGCCACAGCTACCATATCATCAGGTGTCATCACAGCGGTCACAGTCACCAATCCAGGTTCAGGTTACACCTATGCCACGCTGACACCCACTGTGGGTTCCAATGCCTCACTACAGGCAGTGATTTCTCCACAAGGAGGGCATGGCAGTGATGTTCCCAAGGAACTCCTAGCCAACGTGGTGGGCATCGTGGTGTCCATTGAAGATGTGGCAGCTGATTTCTTCTTGAACAACAACTTCCGCCAATTTGGATTGGTGAAGAATCTGAAACAATATGAAAGTGGCACACTATTCACATCCAACACAGGCAATGCTGCCTACGTGGTGACAGTACCAAGTGGCACACCCTACACCATGGATGACATTCTCACCACGGCAGCAGGTGGAAGATTCATTGTCACCTACAAGAGTGGAACCACACTACATCTGTTACCCATCAATGATGACATCAATTTAGCTGCTGGGTCTGTGGTGTCCAATGAAACCACTCCATCAGGCACCACGTTGACACTCACCACAGTAACAGCTCCAGAAATAGACTCACACACAGGTGACATTGTGTACCTACAAAACATCAATCCTGTCACTCGTCAATCTGAACAAGTTGAAAAAATCAAACTTTATTTTAGCTTCTAAGGACAACAATGCCAAACAATCTCAATCTCAATGTTAATCCATATTATGATGATTTCAGTGATGACAAGCAGTATCAACGTATCCTGTTTAAGCCAGGATATGCTGTACAAGCTCGTGAATTAACACAAATTCAAACCATCCTTCAGAAACAGGTTGAACGTTTTGGAAATCATGTGTTCAAAGAAGGCGCAGTCATCACAGGGTGTGACTATGCCTTGAACACCAAGGTTCCCTATGTGAAGATTCTGGACACAGATAATGCCAGCGTTGCCATTGACAATGCTGACCTAGCGGATTATGAAGGTGAAGTGTTGGTGAACAGTGCCACAGGATTGAAGGCCGTCATCAAGAAGACCACAGGTGGTTCTCAGTCTGCCATTTACAAGACATTGCATGTGCAATATTTGAATCAAGGCACCAACGGTACCACTACAGCTTTCCCTGCGGACGCTGTGTTGTATCTGGAATCTGACAACACCATCACATTTGTGGTGGCACCATCAGGTGTCACGCCCACAGGTTACGGATCATTGTTCTCATTGAAAGATGGCATCATCTACGGCAAGGGAACATTTGTGATTCATCAGGAACAAACTGTGGTGGTGTCAGCCTACAGCACCACACCTTCCAAGAAGGTGGGTGTCACCATCGTGGAAAGCATCGTGGGAGCAGATGCTGACAGCACATTGTTGGATCCTGCTACAGGCACTTACAACTACACAGCACCAGGTGCTGATAGATTGAAGGTTGCCACGTTGTTGGAATCATTTGATCCCAACGCCGTGACCGCAGATGATTTCAATGTGTTGTTTGAACTGGTGGCAGGTCGTGTGGCTCGTCGATATGATTTGACGGATTACGGTGAATTGAACAAGGTGTTGGCACGGAGAACCTATGATGAATCAGGTGATTACACCATCACACCATTCATCTTGTCCATTCGTGAACATCTTAAGAGTGGAAATAACGGTGGTGTGTACACCTCAGGTAATGGTGGAAGTGCCTCCAAGTTGGCATTGGGTGTGTCCGCAGGTAAAGCCTATGTGAAGGGGTATGAATATCAAACCTATGCCACACAGTATTTTGATGTGGACAAAGAAACAGAAACCCGAGATGTGGAATCTGCCAACGTCAGCACTGCTTATGGCAACTACGTGATTGTGAAGGAAGTGTGCGGCGTGGCATCATTGAATGCTGGCACATTAGTGGAATTGTACGCAGGAACAGCTTCAGCAGCTGCAAATTCTGCAGCTCTTGCCGGTAACACCAACTCTGATACAACAGCACCTGCTGGAACTAAGTTGGGTACTGCTCGAGTTCTATCATTGGAATATCACTCAGGTACTGTAGGTAACGAAGCATGTAAGTACCGTTTGTATCTTTCAGACATCAAGATGACAGCGGGAGATTTTTCCAATGTTGTTACAATATATGCAAGCACAGCACCCGCCTTCTTTGCTGATATTGATAGCACTCCAGCCACATTACAAGATACATCATACAATACATTGTTGGTTTCATTGCCTAGCAGAAACGTTTCTACGCTGGACTTAGGCGCAGGATACAACAATGATTTTGTATATCGTAAGATGCTGACAGGTACAACCTCAAATACTGGTGCGGTTACTTTCACCCTTTCTGGTAATGAAACATTTGCTTTCACATCTAACACCACAACAGCAAGAAACAATGAAGTTATTTTGGTGGCCAATGCAGATGCTACACATAGCGGCGGCACATTCATTTATGAAAAGGGGCAAATAATTCCTTTGGCTGCATCAGCAACAGCTTCTTCAGGTGCCATCACAGCACTAACTTCTACATCCATGACGATTGACATTTACACGGATGGTGCAACCACCTTAGATAGTGGCATAGGTGTAACTGCGTATGTCTCAGTAAGAAAGACAGATACTTCTCCCAAGACCAAGACGTTACGTAAAAATCGTAAGTTGAAGTTGCAGATTTCCAAAGACTTCACCACGACTTCCACCATCACTTCTGGCTCCTCTACAACATTCACTATAGCTTCTATTGCTTCAGATGACATGTCTGTTGGTGATAAAGTGTATCATGACAGTGATGCGGATGGTGTATATACACTTATTGGTACCATTGGGACTATCAACACAGGTACTGGCACTGTGACATTTGCCAGCTCTGCTACTGCTGCTTCCAGTTTGGCATCTGGTGGTACAGTTCGTATCACACACCCAAGTTTCAATCCAACTACTAAAACACTAGATGGTTCTTTGTCATTGGGTCAATATGATGTCATCAAAATCAACTCTGTTTTGTCTGGGTCCAACACCACAGCATTCACAAGCATTGCAACAGACTCCACTAGTGTGTTTGAATTGAACACCGGTCAAACCAATTCATTCTACGAACTGTCATCCATCAGCAAAAAGACGGATGAAACATTTGATTTGTCTCATGCCACCAACAACAAGCGTTTAGTGGTTGACTTTGATTATTTTGAACATAGCAACAGTGCTTCGTTAGGTGGGTATTTCACCGTGGACAGTTATCCTCTACCTGCACAAGGAACAGCAGCTTCATCTGCACAAATTGAATGGACAGAAATGCCCAAGTACAAAACACCTAATGGTGTGGAGTATGAGCTTCGTGACGTGCTGGATTTCCGGGGCACTGTGAATGAAATTTCTGGCATCACAACATCCACTGGCACCACCATCATGAATCCTGTGGTGTATACAGAAGCCAACAAATCCTTCTTGGCTGGCATCTACATCCCACATGCTCAAGAAGAATTCACCACAGACTATCAATACAATCTGGGTCGTGTGGATAGAGTCATCTTGAACGTGGAAGGTGAATTTGAAGTGATGACAGGTATTCCTGACCCAACACCAGTGGCACGTCCGCAGCCTGGTAATGCCATGACATTAGGTACTGTGTTCATTCCTCCCTTCCCCGCCGCATCACCTAAAGTGGCACGGTCATTGAGCAGAAAAGAATTTGCTGCCGTGGCAACACCTGTGGAAAATCGTCGATTCACGATGCGTGACATCAACACCATTGCTGAAGATGTCAAGGATTTACGGAAGTACACGGAACTGTCATTCCTGGAACAACGGTTGTTGAATGACACCATCACCACATCAGCAGGCGCTGAACGTCCCAAGAATGGTATTCTGGTGGATGACTTCCTGGACCATAGCCGTGGTGACGTGGATGACCCCAACTACAGTTGCGCCATTTTCAATGGCATCCTACAACCCACATTGAAGCCTGTGAACGCCAAGTTTGATGTGGCTGGGTTGACCAATTTGGTACGAACATCCAAGGATGTGTTCATCGTGGTGGAACAAACTGGCGGCGCCTATGAATATGAAGTGGGTCAAACTGCCACCTCATCCTCAACTGCCACAGGTACCATCAAACACGTAGTGGTGTTGGCCACAGACACCACCACCAACTACACATGGGTTCGGTTGTATCTGGAAGATGTCACGGGCACATTTGCAGGAGGAAACACCATCACCAGTTTGACCTCAGAAGGGGATCCTGTCACAGGCACCATCCCATCCAACATATCATCTGTGACCAACATGTTGGCAGCATCTCTGCCATTGATTCTTCGTCCAGATGCCGTGGTGTCAGCTTCAGCAGGCAATCTAGTGACCTTGCCATACACACAAGCTGTGTATGCTGAAAATCCTTATGCGTCCGAGTCAATAAATACTACAAACAAGTTGTTGTTCACATATGAAGGAACTGTGGAACTATCACCTCTTTCAGATCCTTGGTTCGATGAAGAAAACTCACCTGAAGGAGATAGCTTCACTCTACCAACCACAGGCGCCACATCATGGTTTGCATCTGTAGTTGCTCCACCAAGGGCTGCAGCTCCTGCCACATCAGGAACCACTAGTACCACAGGAACCACAACTGGCACTGGAGATGGTGGTACGAGCAGCGGCGGTACTTATGGTGGTGGCAGCTCAGGTCTTCAGTACAATTATAATCCAAGCACCGGTGCGTATGAACCAGTCTACACCAACACATTGATATAATCCAGGAGCCTAGCAAATAATGTCAACTATTATACCTTATATTCGAGGCAGCGTTGTTGATTTCACTGCCAAAGGATTGAAGCCCTTCACACGGGTGTATCCTTTCTTTGATAATCAGGATGTCTCGGAATATTGTAAAATGAATTCTGATGTGGAGTACAATCAACCGTTAGTAACCAATGTGAATGGTGAACTCACGGGTCAATTCAGAATTCCTTCTGGCACATTCCTGACAGGCAACAATCTCTTTGTGTTGACCAATGATTCCACAGGAGATACCACTAATGCTGATGCCAATGCAGTGGTATCATTTGTCACCAACAAGTCTGGCATCTATGACTCCAGCAACATCATCAGCACACAACAACCCAATCTTACTGTGGGTCGTTTTCAAACGGTTCAGGACCCCATCACAGCCAGACAAACCTTTGGCATCTCCTACAAGGATCCCATCGCTCAAACCTTCCTGGTGCAAAACAATCCTCATGGTGTGGCACTCACCAAGATGGATGTGTATTTCAAGACTCGTCCTGAATCTTTGAGTTCGTCATCTACAGCAGCAGATAATGCTCCCATCACACTACAAATTCGTGAAGTTGTGGATGGATTTCCTGGAGACAGCATTCTACCATATTCTTCAGTCACGCTACATCCCAAGGATGTGAATCCTTCTGATGATGCTTCAACACCCACCGTGTTCTTGTTCCCTGCTCCTGTCTATCTGAAGAACAACACAGAATATGCTTTTGTGTTGATTCCTGCAGGTGATAACAACAACTATGAAGTCTGGGTGGGTCGTTTGGGAAGTCAAGTGGTGGGTGGTACCACCATCGTGGACAGACAGCCTAACATTGGCACATTGTTCATCGCCAACAACAACTCCAGTTGGGTGTCGTACACAGACCGTGACATCAAGTTCACACTATACACAGCAGAATTTGATTACACAGTGACAGGTACAGCAGAACTGAAGAACAAGAAAGTGGATTACATCACAGTGCCTTCCACAGAAACATTGATGCCAGGTGACATCCTGGTGAGAAAAACGTCAGTCGATGCCACCACAGCACAAGGTGAAGTATTGTATTTCAATGACACCACCTCTGTGGCAGAAGTGTTGGTCACCTCGGGTGATTTTGAAGGTGTGACCAGTGCAGGTGACACCGTGGTGATTTTAAGTGAACCTCTGGCAGGCACCATCACTTGCACCACAGGTAGCACCACAGTCACAGGTTCCGGCACCAGCTTCACCTCAGAACTGGCTGCAGGCAATCTGTTGGTGAATTCTTCTGGCACCACAATTGGCACCATCTCCACCATCACCAACGACACCAGTTTGGTGTTGACTGCCAACGCCGCTGTGGCTGTGGCGGCAGGCCGTGTGTATCTGAAAAACACCACCACCATCACATTGAACAGTAACGTAGTTCACGTGATTGCACCTGGATTATCCTATTTGAACTTCAAAACCACTGATGTGGCTTGGGATTACAAGTTGTTTGACACCACGGGTGTGGACACCACATATCAAGCACTCCCAGAAATTTCTGCTGTGACACGTGGTGAAAGAAAGCTGTACTCCTATTCAGATGAACAAAGCACCTTGGTTCCTGCCTTGAATCCAAGCACTGAAGGCACCTTGATGTTACAAGCCACAGTCACGGCAACCACAGATAACATCTCTCCTATGATTGATGTGGAGAAAACCAATGTGACATTGTTGGAAAACTACGTGGATGCCTTGACGGATGAACTGGCTGGTACAGCCACCACTAGCACATCTTCCAACATCATCACAGGCACCTTATCCACCTATATAGCAGATGTCGTGGTGGGGTCAGTGATTCGAAATGATGATGATGAAGTGTTGGGTGTGGTGAACGGTGTGTTGAGCAACACCTCACTCCAACTATATGATGAATGCACCAAGGCCATCAGCGTGGGTGAAACCATCAAGGCTGACAACGTGGCATCTTCTGAAGCCACCATTCGTGTGGGACAATACATCACCAAGACCGTGGAACTTGCCAACAATCAAGATGCTGATGACATCATCGTGTACTTGAATGCTGACATTCCCCCTGAAACAGATGTTCGTGTGTATGTGAAGTTGTTGAGTGCTGCTGACACCAATGGCATGGCAGGACGTGTTTGGACATTGATGAGAAAGGAACGTGCCAGCTCCAACGTGGGATTTGCCAACTGGCAGTATGTGTTGAGAAAGAATGCCAATGATGAAAACACGGCAGTGGGTGGCTTGAATAGTTCTTCACCTTCCATCTTCCAATACAAGTCATTGGATGGTACATCCACATACAGCACATTCAAAACATTTGCCGTGAAAATTGCCATGATTACTTCCAACCCAGCTGTTGTGCCTTCTGTGTTCAACATGGGCGTGATAGCTCTACAATCATAATGAAATACTCTGAAACGTTTCTTCGTGACCCAAAAACATCTGCGTTGTTGAACACAGATGACAATGCAATACGTGCCCACAAGGCAAAAAAACAACAAATGCAAAAGATTCAGGACATGGAACAGGATGTGAACAACATCAAGCATGAACTGATGGAAATCAAAGATATGTTACAACAAATTCTTACTAAGGTATAAGAAATGGCATCAATTACACTCAGAGCAACGAATGGCGGCCCACTCACAAATGCACAGGTGGATGCCAACTTCACCAACTTGAACACAGAAAAGATAGAACGGGATGGAACCATCCCGATGACGGGCAAGTTGACATTGGACACACCGGTCGCGGCCAATGCCAGTGTGAATTTTCCATCATCTGCCACCAATCCCACCTCCCCTGTGGCAGGTGACGTTTGGAACAATTCCAACACCTTGAAGTTCTACAATGGCACTGTGGCATTGCAACTGGCTTCATTGTCAGGAAGTGAAACCTTCACCAACAAGACCATCAATTTGAGTAGCAACACATTGGTTGCCACATCTGCACAATTGGCAGCTGCCATCACAGATGAAACAGGTACAGGCAGTGTGGTGTTTGCCAACAGCCCAACTCTCACAACACCCACCATTGCACAAGTGAACGCTTCAGCAGACTTCACTGTGGACGCCACAGGAGACATCATTCTGGATGCAGAAGATGGAGATGTGTTCTTGAAGGATGCAGGTGTAACATTTGGAGTGCTGAACAACAACACCAGCTCTGCTGGCAATCTAGTTATCAAGTCCAGCACCAATAATGCACTAGCATTTTCCACTGATGGAACCACACCCAAGGCATTGTTGTATGGTGGTGTGCAAGGTTCCTATTTCTCAACCTCAGCCGCCTTGACATCAGGCCCTGCTTTCATGTCCACGGTATCAGCGGGGTCATCTTCTATATTTGGAAGTCTTGGAACAGACCCTAGTGGTAGCAACATGGATTACAAAGGTGGGTTTGCTTACAATGTAGGGTTTGATTCTTCCACAGGAAATTTCACTGTCATAGGTGATGGGACAAATAATGGTGGTTCCATGATGTTGTCATCTGTGGGAGGTAATGGTATTGAATTTTACACCATCCCTGCAACAGGTGGCACCAATCAAACCATCTCAGGCAACGACATGTACAACAATCACAGGAAAATGGTGATTGACCAGAATGGTCGCTTAACCGTGTATGGTGCAGTTCACGTTTCAGGTACAGGGTTAGCTGTTGGTACTGGCATCACACCAAGTGGCACTAATGGAAGAATTGATGCTGCAGGTGATGTGGTGGCATTTTCCACATCAGACTCACGATTGAAGGACAACATCACCAACATCACAGACGCATTAACCAAAGTGTTGGCTATGAATGGTGTCACCTACACCTGGAAGCCTGAGTTAGAATCAGTTCACGGATTCACAGGAAATGACGTGGGATTGGTGGCACAAGAAGTGGAAGTTGTTCTTCCGTTGGCAGTTCGGGACCGCTGGGATGGTTACAAGGCTGTTCGATATGATAAAGTGATTGCACTATTAATTGAGGCTATCAAGGAACTAAATACAAAAGTAGAAAATAATACGTGCAATTGCAATAAGTAATCGGAGTCGTTCATGGCCATAGTTGCGAGCGGGGAAATTAAAATCAGTGATATCAACTCTGAAAAGGGATTATCACCTACTGCTGCCAATTCCAGTTTAGCATCACTATCTACCTCCGGGATAAACAATGATAGTCCAGCTAAGCCGGATGCAATAGCTCCTCACGCAATGAGTGAGTTTTATGGGTATGACCACACATTTGCTATCACTCCTACACCTAGCATCACTCCTTCAATAACTCCATCAACAAGTGCTGCCGCTCAATTGGCACATTTTGCTGTTTATGAAGCTGATATATGTTCATTCTCAGGTGCCACCTATGTACAAAAATATGTAAACAACACATGTTACAACAGCTTTACAGCTGGATGTAAGTTGTATGATGATAATCTTTTAACCACACCATTTGAAGTGGGTGGATATGCCGCGGTGACTCAGGGCTCATATTTCTTGTATGATGGCACTCCTGGTAATTTCATAACATATGGAACATTACAAAGTTGTCCTTCTCCATCACCCACGATTAGCTTAACTCCAACTCCAACACCTACACCGTGTTATGGGTCCACTGTGGGTCTTGTGTCCACGGTTCAAGCTTCTATTGCATCTGCTTGTGCGGCACCTGTAGCCATCACTCTTTATGTGAGTGGAGGAGGCATCGAAACATACACACAACCTGATTGTAGTGTGATGGCATCTAATGGTTATTATGGTGACGGTTCAGGTAATTATTATCAAGTGGCATCCGGCGTACTATCCGGACCAACTTCTTGCGCAATTCCTTCACCCACCCCAACACCATCTACCAATGGCTCCAATGTCGCACGGTTGGCTTACACCATCAATGATGCTTGCGCCGACCAAGGTGACCCATACTATGTGAATGCTTCATGTGCCACGACATTCACTATAGGATGTAAGCTATACACAAATCCTTCATTAACTAATAGTGTAGATAATGGTGAGTTAACTGGCTCTGGTCCTTGGTACGTATACACCACCAGCACCGTGGGCACGTATTGGAACTATCAGAACAATGGTGGAAGTTGGGAAGTAACAGGAGGCCCATTCACATGTGCCACACCTTCAGCAACACCAAGCATCACGCCAAGCATCACACCATCTGAATCCATTTCAGCTACTCCGTCTGTCACACCATCTGTAACTCCTTCCACATCAGCAGGAGCTTCTTTGGCACACTTTGCCATCTATGAAGCTGACATCTGTTCATTCAGCGGTGCCTCCTATGTGCAGAAGTATGTTAACAACACATGTTACACTAGCTTCACAGCTGGTTGTAAGTTGTACGATGATGGTGCTTTAACTACACCATTTGAATTGGATGGTTATGCCACGGTAACTCAAGGTGTGTACTTCCTGTATGGTGGTAGCCCAGGTAACTATCAGGCCTATGGTACACAACAGCCATGTCCTACACCTGACCCAACACCAACACCTACCAGAACACCATCTATAACACCTTCAGTAACACCTTCCATTTCTGTAACTCCTGATCCAACACCAACACCTACCAGAACACCTTCCACAACACCTTCACCCACCAGCCCGGGTGTGTTGCAAGCTAGATTTGCAGCCACAATCGGTGAAGTATGTGCAGACCAAGGTGACCCATATTACATCAACAACAGTTGTGCCTCATCCTTCACAACCGGATGTAAGTTGTACACAAATGCAGGGTTAACTAATTCATTCACAGGTGATGGTTATGTATACACCACCAGTACTGTGGGTCAGTACTGGACTTATGGTAACAATGGTGGAAGTTACGAAGCAATTCTTGGACCATATACATGCGCCAGTCCTTCCATCACACCTAGCATCACGCCAAGCATCACACCATCTGAATCCATTTCAGCCACACCTAGTGTGACACCAAGCGTGACACCATCCACATCACCTGCTGGTTCCGGAGTTTACATTGCCAGTTATGAAGCTGACATTTGTTCACTTACTGGTACCACAGTATTGAAATACACCAGCCCAAGTTGTGCAGGAGCATCATTTGGTGCGGGATGTGTGTTGTATGATGAAATTCAATTGTTGACAGTGTACAATGTAGACGGTCTCGCTTCAACCATCCAAGGTGAATATTGGGATTACACATTCAGTCAAGTGGTGGGTAGTAAGCAATTCTGCCCATCACCAACTCCAAGTGCCACACCTTCAGCAACACCAAGTGTAACCCCATCTGAAACTGCTACACCTTCAGTGACACCTAGCATCACACCATCTGAAACAGCAACACCAAGTGTAACCCCATCTGAAACTGCTACACCTTCAGTGACACCTAGCATCACACCTTCAGTGACACCTAGCATCACACCATCTGAAACAGCAACTCCATCAGTCACACCTTCAAAAACACCTTCAGTCACACCTTCACCAACAACACCAGGTGCTTTCCTACGGTTAGCTGCCACTGAAGCGGATGCTTGTCTTGATGGAGGTGATCCATACTACGCCAATCCCACCTGTGCCGCCACCATATCAGCTGGATGCCGGTTATACACCAACGCTGGTCTAACCAATCCTGTTAATATTGCAGGTTGGGTATATAAGCCTGGCGCTGTTGGTACTTACTGGCGCTATGAGAACAATGGTGGCACATACGAAGTAACCGGTTCTCAACAAACCTGTCCATCACCAACACCTAGCATGACACCAAGTGTGACACCAAGTGTGACACCAAGTAACACTGCCACACCTTCAGTGACACCAAGCATCACACCATCTACCACACCAAGCATTTCAATTTCAGCTACTCCTAGTGTGACACCTAGCATCACACCTAGCATCACAGCAACACCTAGTGTGACTGCATCTGTGACACCAAGCATCACGCCATCTGTCACGCCAAGTAACACAGCTACACCTAGTGTGACACCTAGCGTAACACCTTCTGTAACACCATCTACATCTTCAGCAGGACAACTAGCACACTTTGCAGAAGTTGATACACAAATATGTGCGTTCTCAGGTGCCACATATGTGCAAAAGTATGTGAACACTTCTTGCTACACCAATTTTGGAGCTGGTTGTAAGTTGTACAATGATATTCAATTGACATCTGCCTTTGAAGTGGCTGGTTATGCCACCACAACACAAGGTGTGTATTTCTTGTATGATGGTTCACCTGGCAATTTCACAGCTTATGGCACTCAAGAAACCTGCCCATCACCAACTCCATCACCAACACCTACCAGAACACCAAGTGTGACACCAAGCACCACACCTAGCATCAGCATCACACCAACCATAACACCAAGTACCACAGCTACACCTTCAGTCACACCTAGCATCACGCCAAGTAACACTGCCACACCTTCAGTCACACCATCTGTAACACCAAGCATCACACCAACCAGAACACCAAGTAACACTGCCACACCTTCAGTCACACCATCTGTAACACCAAGCATCACACCAACCAGAACACCAAGTAACACAGTGACACCATCGGTAACACCATCTGTGACACCAAGCATCACACCAACTGTCACACCAAGTAACACCACCACACCTAGTGTCACACCTTCGGTGACTCGCACACCCACCCCTACACCAACACCAACTTCTCAAGGTCAACGGTTGGATGTATCCACAGACTTAACTCAGGTTTGTACTAGCAATGGTGACCCAATCTACTTCAATGCAACCTGCTCTGCCGCACTCACCACAGGTTGTATTGGGTACACTAGTGCTGCACTAACCGTCAATTACAATCTAGGTGCCAGCGGTTATGTAGGATACAACACAAACAACGGACAATATTGGACTTACGGCAACAATGGTGGTACCTACATGGTGACAGGTGGTCCATCCACCTGCCCAAGTCCAACACCAACACCTAGTGTGACACCAAGCACCACACCTAGCATCAGCATCACACCATCCATAACACCTACCAGAACACCTTCCACCACGCCATCTCCCACACCTCCTGTAACACCAACACCTAGCGTGACACCATCACCCACACCTTCAGCAGTCACCTGTTACAACCTTGGATCCTTTGAATATGTGACTGGTATAAATGATTGTCAGGTGGGTAATTATCCATACCAATCATACTCTGATTGTTTCACTCTAGGAATCAATTGCTATCTGTACACCAACAGCAATTGCTCAGGTAGCATCGCAAGCCAATACATTCAATATGCCAATGGTGACAATGCACAAACCAACGTTGGTGGTCAGGTGATTGACATAAACAACCCAGGATGTTAATATAAATAATTGAAAATGATACTATGAGGATGTATGAACACAATATTCATTGCCATTGCTGCCTACCGTGACCCTGAATTGTTGGCTACCATAAAAAATTGTTTGGAACAAGCAGCTTTTCCAGAACGGCTGCATTTTGGCATCATGTGGCAACATGCCGCAGAGGACACCTGGGACACCATAGAAGAATACAGGAATCATCCACAATTCAAAATTGTGGATGTGGACTACAAGTTGTCCCAGGGTGTGTGTTGGGCCCGTCATGAGATGCAGAAATTGTATCAAGGTGAAACCTACTATCTCCAGTTGGATTCTCACCATAGATTTGACAAACACTGGGACATCAAGTTGGTGAAGATGTTGCAAGGCTTGCAATCCAGCGGCCATGAGAAACCGTTGTTGACTGCCTACGCCACCGCCTACACACCAGGCAAGGAAGAACGAGGCCAAGAACCTTGGAAATTGAATTTCGATAGATTTGCACCTGATGGCGTGGTGCATTTCACACCTGGCACGATACCAAATCATACACAGCTACACGCCCCCATCCCAGCCAGGTTTCTTTCAGCACATTACATTTTCACTTTAGGTGAATTTTGTACAAACGTTCCTTATGACCCAGAATACTATTTTCATGGGGAGGAAATCTCTTTGGCTGTGCGTGCCTATACTCATGGGTATGATTTGTTTCACCCACACAAGGTGTACATATGGCATGAATACACCAGAAAGGACAAGTCCAAACATTGGGCTGACAACAACTGGTCAGAGAAGGACAAAAAGGCTAAAGAACGAAACAGAAAATTGTTGGGTGTGGATGAACCTGCCACGCCTATTGAAACCTATGGATTAGGAACTAGTAGAACATTACAAGAGTATGAAAGATATGCTGGTATTGAATTTCTTACTCGGCGTGTTCATAAACACACAGTGGAAGAGAAGAATCCTCCCACGCCTTTGGAAAATTATGAAGCTCAGTTATCTGGATACAAGAAATACTGCATAGATGTCTACCGTCCTAGTGTATCTGAAAAAGATTACATTTGTTGGGCTGTGGCATTTAAAGATGCAGAAGGTAATGAAATACACCGAGAAGATGCCTCACCTGAAGAAATACATCGAATCATGACTCAGGATCCAGAAAATAAATTCGTGCAAATCTGGAGAAAATTCTACTCCAATGTGGAAGCCAAATCCTGGGTGGTATGGCCACAGACTCATTCCAACGGTTGGTTGGACCCCATCAAAGGTACATTATGAAAACTATACTATTACACCTCCCTGCCTATCGGGATCCTGAGCTGGTCCCCACCATTCAAGATGCATTGAACAAGGCTAAACATCCGGACAGAGTGCATTTTGGTATTTGCAGACAATATCATCCTGAGGATGGATTCGACAATCTAGATGAATATCGAAATGATGCCAGATTTCATATCATGGATGTGTTGTACACAGAAGCACAAGGGCTCCCTTGGGCGCGCGCTCAAATCAATGAGAAGTTGTTGACTGACCAGGATTACATTCTACAGTTGGATTCTCATCATCGGTTCGCTAAACATTGGGATGAAACGTTGATTGACATGCATCAACAACTGGAACAGAAAGGGCACAAACCTATTCTAGCAGCCTATCTCCCATTGTATGACCCATTCAATGATCCAGATGGCAGGTCCATGGAGCCATGGCAACAACAATTTGCATGTTTTTATCCCCATGGTACCATTTTCATCAGACCCTCATTGTTACACGGCTGGGAGACCATGACGGAACCTCCCATGAGTAGATTTCTATCCGGACATTTCTGTTTTGCGCGAAGTGAGTGGGCCAAGGAAATTCTCCATGACCCAGACATCTACTTCAGTGGTGAAGAAATCAATCTGACGGTGCGTTCATACACACATGGGTATGACATGTTTCATCCTCATAAGTTGGTGATATGGCATTCCACCATGAGAGAAGAACGTGCTGGAAAATTGAAGTGGGATGATGATAGTAAATTGGGTGTGAATTGGGGTGAAAAACAGAACATTGCTCGAGCAAAAATTCGCCAATTGTTCCGAGTGGAAGACAATGGATTTGATTTGTCTGGATATGATTTAGGCACGGCCAGAACCATTGAAGATTATGAAGCCTATGCAGGTGTGAATTTTAAAAATAAATCGGTACAGAAGCACACATTACATAATGGATATCCTCCCACTCCTGCTGATAGTCCCTGGTCTAAATCTTTCTATCATCTAGTCACAATAAATAGAAATGAATTGCCAGCGGATGATTATAAATCCATCCTAGTGGCATTTGATGATGAAGATGGTAAAGCTGTCCATACTAAGAGCATTGAAGGACATCAACTACAACTTTTTTTAACACAGAACATTCCTGTTCACTATGAAGAATATTTTCAGTATTTTGAAAAAGAACCAAAACGAATGGTGGCGTGGGCCTATAGTGAATCTCGAGGATGGGCTGAACGGATAGAACACAAACTATGAAAACAAAACTGGTAACTTCTTACTATCCGTTCCACGCAGGGGAGCCCTTTTGGGGTCAGGTGAACCGCGACCGATGGTACAAATATTCTCTGGCAACCATCAGTAACATGGGAGAAATCGTGTGCTACACAGATCCAGGTGATAGAGGATACAATCAATTGGTGGAATTGAAAGAAACATTCAACTTACAGAATTTGTCCATCAAAATCTATGAATTGGAAAACAATCCATACCAAGACCGGGTGTACGCCATACGTACCAGTAAGAAAGAAAAATACAACAGTCCAGAAGCTGTGGGATTCTATACAAGGCCCACAGTGGTGTACTGGATGAAATTTCTATTCCTAGGCATGGAACATAAGCCTAACACCATGATGTATTGGATTGATTCTGGATTATCACACACAGGATTGTTTCCATCATTTTCTAGTCGGTATGGAAGTGAGCTTGAGTTCCCGCATTATCCGCAAAATTTCCAAGATAACGAATACAAAGTGTATCATTATGACCAGGCATTCACTCCCAGTGTATTGGATGGTATCAATCAGTATGCAGGTGATGGCATCATAAATCTCTGTCGAGCTACGTCAGATGATTCACCTGCAAATTTCAATAAAATATTGAATATAAATGTAGATTATCAGTCCACTCACCCTGTGGGAGGATTTTTTGGAGGGTCTTCCGAGAAACTGCTTCCATACTTGAACACATGTGAAAATGTTATAGAACAGGTGTTGTCTGCTAATGAAGTGTGTAGTGACCAGTCCATCATGGCCTATGTGAATGCTACACACAGAACCTGGTTCAAAAATTGGGTGTTTGATACGTTCTATCATGAAGATTGGACCAACGCGTTTCAACCAGGTCAAATTTCCTTCTCTCACTTCTTTTTGAAGCCTCTAGTGTAACCATGGCCAATATTTCTTTTTACGGTTCCCATAACGCCGCATACGTGGTGGAAGAAAACAATGAAATCCTTATGGTGTTGGAACTGGAACGTTTTCTGAATTACAAAAACAGCGGGTTGGCACAATACAAGTGTCCTAAAACTGAGGACCTGTTGTTTTACGCCGAGTTCATTCCTAAATGGATCATGAACAAGCTTGGCATAGAACAATTTGAAAACTGCTATTATTTGAATTCTGATGTCATCATCTATGAAAAACATCAGTTGGAACAATTCATTCCTGCAAAAAACTACATTCATTGTTTGCATCATCAAGGACATGCTGCTGGTTGTTTCTATCAATCACCTCATCAAGAAATGTTGGTGTTTTCTTTTGATGGAGGAGGCAATGATGGCAAGTTCAACATCTATTACTGTGTTCGTGGTGAGTCACCGAAACTACTGAAACAAGTCAACAATCCCAACATAGATAGCACTCATGTCTATTATGATTTAGGGTTCCCATACATGGCACTAGGCAACTATCTGAAAGACATCAAGTTTGAATGTTTGGGTGATGGTAATCTGGTGTATCCTGGTAAATTGATGGGTCTTTCTTCCTATGGTGTGGTTAATCAGGTGTGGATGCCTGCATTCATGGAATTCTACAAGTCCAATTTAGATGGGCTGAACTTTCAAACTCACGTGGATGAGTTAGGTGAGAAGATAGGAGTGAAATTCACCACCACTGAACGTTTGGAAGGTCAGTTAGCCTGGGACATAGCAGCCACGTCCCAACGTGCATTTGAGGATAGTTTCCTGGAGGTGGCTGTTCCCTTCATGGAAGAATATCCCACATTACCGATTGGCATGACTGGCGGTTGTGGTCTGAACATATTGCTGAACACGCGGTTAGTAGAAGAATTCCACCGAGATGTGTTCGTGGGTCCTGATCCTAATGACTGTGGTGTGGCGCTAGGTATTTTGTTGAATCACATGAAACCCGTACACGCCGCGGACACCACCTATTCAGGAACTGAATTGTTGGACTTGGACAATCTTTCTTACTATATACAAAACAGCAATGTCAGATTCACTTCCCACTTTCTGGATGATGTGGACATCGTAAATGAGTTGGTTCAAGGTAAAATTATAGGTGTAGCTCGTGGGAGGTCGGAACACGGACCACGTGCATTAGGAAACAGAAGCATCATATGTAACCCATCCATCCCCATGATGAAGGATATTCTGAATGCCAAAGTGAAACACAGAGAATGGTATCGTCCTTTCGCACCTGTGGTTCGTCTGGAGGATGTGAACAAATATTTTCAGTGGGACAAAGAATCCAGATGGATGTCCTTCTGTCCTCAGGTACGTGAGGAATGGAAGGAAAAGCTGTCAGCCATCACACATGTGGATGGCACCGCTCGTGTGCAAACTGTGACCAGGGAACAGAATCCTTGGTTATATGATTTGTTAACTGAGTTTGAGAAACAAACAGGTATAGGAGTATTGTTGAACACCTCATTCAACGTGGATGGAAAACCTATATTATCCACAGTGCAAGATGCCTTCACGATTTTAGAGAAAACACAGTTGGATAGTTTAATTATTGAACACTACTACTTCAGAAAAATACAATCATGAGCAACTTAATTGAATTGGTGGAGAAATACGGGACGGATAAATCATTAAGTGGTTACACTCGTACCTATTCCAGAATTTTCGAACCTATAAAAACCAATGTGAAAGCCATCTTGGAAATTGGGATAGGCACATTGAATCCTGAACATCCTAGTAGTTTTCAAGGCAACACCCAACACTACAGTCACTACACCCCAGGAGGGTCTTTGCGTGTATGGAGAGATTATTTCTCTAATGCGCACGTGTATGGTGTGGACATTGCCGATGATTGCATGTTTTCAGAAAACAGAATCACAACCCTTCTGTTTGATTCATCCAATGAAATGCTATGTCAAAATCATCTAAGCCATTTACGTTTTGACATCATCATAGATGATGGTAATCATGACCCAAAGTACCAAATGAAAACCTTGAAAAATTTATGGGCTAGATTGAATCCTGGTGGCATCTATGTGATTGAGGACATTGGAGGATATCCAGGCACTGAAGAATTGTTCATTGAATACAAGGAAGAATTTGAAGCGTTTACATTAGGTCATAGAGTGGAAAATCTAGGAAATCATGTGGTGATATACAAGAGCGACAGAAAAAACGTCACTGTGGTCACAGGATTATGGGACATTCAACGCCCAGGAAGAAACGCAGAACATTATCTAGAACATTTCAGCCATCTTCTGGAGTGTGATGAAAACATGATTGTGTTTGTTCCTGAACAATTTGAAAATTTTGTTCGTGAACGGAGAAATCCTGCCAACACACTGATTAAAGTTTTCAATCTAGATGATGTGAAAAATTTGTTTTCTCCATTCTGGGATAAATTGCAATCCATCAGAACCAGTGAAAAATGGGTGAATCAAACCGGTGAGCATGGTTGGTTGAAAAATTCTCCTCAAGCCACCCTGGAATATTACAACCCCATCGTGATGAGCAAGATGTTTCTTCTGCATGATAGCGTGTGTTGGAATCCTTTCAGCACTGACTACTTCATCTGGTTGGACGCAGGTATCACACAAACAGTACATGGGAAACTGTTCACAGAAAGCAACTTCTTTGAAAAATTGGAAATGTATTTGTATCCTTTCCTGTTTCTATCCTATCCGTATGAAACCAATACAGAAATTCATGGGTTCGACATCAAGGGAATGAACAAGATGTCAGATGCCTCTGTGAATTACGTATGTCGAGGGGGATTATTTGGGGGTCATAAAGACATCATACGAGAAGCCAATAGCACCTACTACTCACTATTGTCCAGCAGCATCAATCAAGGCTATTTGGGAACTGAAGAAAGTGTATTCACCATTATGTCCTATCTTCATCCTGAGAAGTATCGTCGATATGCATTAGATGGTAATGGATTGGTTGTGAAGTTTGTACAAAATGTCATTGATGACAATGTGGTGTTGGAACCGGTTCCAGTGAAACGAAAAAAATTCGCTCCTGTGAATTTAGACTTGTCCAACACGAAATTGTCCTTGTACATGTTGACTTTCAATTTCCCTGAACAGGTTCGTCATACGCTATCCACGTATGAAAAACATCCAGAATGGTTGAACAGCACCAGGAAAATCCTGATTGACAATTCCACCAATGAAGAAGCAAGACAGGAAAACAAGAAGATATGTGAACAATATGGATTTGAACACATCATCACACATGAAAATCTAGGCATCAATCGAGGAAGATTTCTAGCTGCCAAACATTTTCAAGAGTCGGATAGTGACTACTACATCTTTTTGGAAGATGACATGGGAATGCAACCCCCTGTGATAAATGTCTGCCGAAATGGGTTACAAACCTATGTACCGGGATTGTTGCAGAAAGTGCAAAAAATCATGAAGAAGGAAAAGTTTGATTACTTGAAACTGTCTTTCACAGAAGTATTCATGGATAATTACATTCAATGTTCCTGGTACAACGTGCCTCAAGCAGTTCGAACAAGTGTATGGCCTGATTACAACAGTTTACCCATCACAGGTTTGGATCCAGATTGTCCAAGAACAGAATTCAAAAAGATTGACTATTTTGATGGGATGTTGTATGCTTCAGGAGATGTGTACTACGCCAATTGGCCCATGATTATGGGAAAAGAAGGCAATCAAAAAGTGTTTCTGGATACCACGTGGGAACATCCTTATGAACAAACCTGGATGAGCCATATTTTTCAAGAAACCAGAAAAGGTAACATTCGTCCTGCTGTGCTACTGGCATCACCCATACTACATAATAGAATAGCTCATTATAAACCTGAAGAACGTCGAGAAAACTGAGATGCTGCCAAACACCAACAAAGAAATCACCAACATCATCAACACCTCCAATCATCCTGTGCTGTTTTTCGTGATGGAACACTGTGACAACAATGTGTTACATGAAAAATTGAAGGAAGAAGTGCAGAAACATCCACGACCAGTGGGGTTGTTCTCCATGTGTTTTCAAGAGGATTCCATGCCCTTCCCTAGAGTGTTGACCAATTCACTGTACTATTTTCTTCCCAACAACCTGAACGTGGCATTTTGGCGTGGTCCCACCAACTGCATAGATGATGTGCAACATGATATTGACACGGCGTACAAGATGATGGAAGAAGGATTGGAGTACTACGAGGCTAAATTTGGTAAGAAGATGCAAGAGCAGGTTCTGAAGTCCGAGCAGTACATTCATGAGGATTTGTCAGAATATCCATCTGTGTTCCATCAAGCCAGAAATCTAGCCAAAGACATCTGGAAAACAGGCAAAAATGCCGCCAAAGGACTACCAGTACTGGCATCTGCCAAGGAAGGATACCGTAGATTGGAACTGTGTAGATTCTGTGACAAATTCGACTCCAAAACTGAACGGTGCACTGAATGTGGGTGTTTCATGAAAACAAAAACACAGTTAGCTGCAGCATCCTGCCCCTTGGGAAAGTGGGATGCCATAGTTTAACGCCTGACAGTTATAAATAAACATATAAATATTGGTTGTATTTTCCGGGAGTCCTATGGCAACTATCAAGAATCTGGTCATTGACCAAGGCACCACATTCTCATTGAGTATCACAGTAGCTGATGCCAATGGAAACGCATTGAACCTGACAGGATACACTCTACGAAGTCAAATGCGCAAGAGTTATGGTGCCACGTCATACACTGCGTTCACAGTGGTGTCAGCAACTCCCGCCTCAGGAGAATTAACCATTTCATTGACAGATGCTCAAACATCAACATTGAAGGCTGGACGATATGTCTATGATGTGGAAATCGTGTCTCCTGTAGGTGATGGCAGTGAAGTCACAAGAGTTCTTGAAGGCATCATTACCGTTACACCCGAGGTCACACGTTAATGGCTTTAACAGTAAGAACATCATCCAACAGAGCCATCACCACAACTGTTGGAAATGCGGCACCTGATATCAATACAACAATTCGTAAGGTATCATTGCCACTTGTGAATCTCGAAGAATTGAAAAATGTCAATTCCAACGATTTAGATAATGGTTACACCTTAATTTATGATTCTGTGGAAGAAACATGGGTGACACAATCACCCGAAGAATTATCATTAAATTTACCTAACATAGATGGTGGAACCTACTAAACACTTTTGGAGTAAGACATGACAGTTATTCAAATTAAACGCTCTTCTGGTGTGGCAGCACCCACCACGGGCGACCTTGCCGAAGGCGAGTTGGCATATTCAGAAGATAGAACCGGGAATGGTGCCGGTGCTGTTCTGTATATCGAAAGCATTGCATCCGACGGCACCACAGCAGTTATTGATAAGATTGGTGGTAAATATTACACCAATACCGTAGATGAACTCTTGACACCTGCCACATCAAGTGTGGGTGGTGCCGTTGAATTCTTCGAAGGTACAGGTAACGGTAGCAACAAGATTATCATGAAGGCGCCAAACACATTGGCCGCAGACATCACATACACCTTACCCATCACACCAACCAACGGGTATTTCTTACAAACTGATGGTTCAGGAAATCTTTCCTGGGGTCAAGTTGTTAGCAGCATCACCATTTCTGACAATCAAGGTACACCCAACACCGACACATTGAACACAGGTGAAACTTTAACATTTGCTGGTACTACAAATCAGATTGTTACAACAGTTTCAAATAATCAAGTAGCATTTGCTCTTGCCACAGATGTGTCCATCACAGGTGATATCACAGTAGGTGGCAACGACATCAAGATGTCAGGTGGTACAACCGCCATTACCATGTCAGGTTCAGGTGATGTTGCCGTGGCAGGTGATTTGACTGTTTCAGGTAATGATGTGAAGATGTCAGGCGGTACAACTGCTTTGACTTTCTCTGGCTCAGGTGATGTTGCTGTAGCAGGTGATTTAACTGTTTCAGGCAACGACATCAAGATGTCAGGTGGTACAACCGCCATTACCATGTCAGGTTCAGGTGATGTGGAAGTTGTGGGTGATTTGAAGGTTACAGGTAATGATATCAAGTCATCATCAGGCTCAACCGCCATCACATTGTCAGGTGCTGACGTTACTGTTGCAGGTAACTTGACAGTGAACGGTTCATCCACCATCGTGAATTCTACAACCGTCACCATTGATGACGTATTGTTGAAATTGGCTGATAACAACACTGGCAACTCTGTGGACTCAGGTGTGTACGGTGAATATGTAGAATCTGCCACCACGAAATATGCTGGGTACTTCCGTGATGCTTCAGATAGCAACATCTTCAAGTTCTTCGTAGGTCTAGAAGCTGAACCTTCAACCACAGTGAATCCATCAGGCACAGGATACACCATTGGTACCATCGTCGCCAATCTTTCTGGCGGCACCATTTCCAATCTTGCCTCGGCCTTGACTGTTCCTAACGGTGGTACAGGTGCTACAACATTCACCACAAACGGTGTATTGTATGGTAACGGCACAGGCGCCATTCAAGCCACAGCAGCTGGCACAGACACATACATCTTGAAGTCAAACGCAGGTGTTCCCACTTGGTCAAACGTGATTGACGGCGGTACATATTAATAGGTGAACAATGGATAATGCGAAATTATTGAATGAGTACATGACTATAATAAGCGAACGATACAAGTCCGCTATGATGGACAACATCATGTTGTCAACACAAGTGAAGTTGCTAACTGAAGAAATTGAGAAGTTAAAAAAAGAACTAGAGGGGAAACAACCTCTCTAGTTCTTCTCATACTAGGTATTTTTATATCTAGTTTCATCCTTTTTAGGGGCTTTGTACATGGGAAATAAAGTTATTCTCAAACGGTCATCCGTGGCGGCGAAAACGCCCACCACCGGTGATTTGGATTATGGCGAACTGGCGCTGAATTACACAGACGGTAGATTATACTATAGAACAAATACAAACTCTATTGATTACTTTCAATCAGGAAGTACAGGTGGTATCATCACCAATTCAGAGTTTGAAATATTTGCCTATACTGTTGCTGGGTCTGCACGAACCACGTTCTCAGGTGCTGATGATAACGCCAACACCCTGGATTACGCCCCTGGATATCTCACCGTGTTCATCAACGGTATTAAAATTTCTGAATCAGATTACACAGCAACCAATGGCACAAGTGTTGTTCTAGATACTGCTGCCGATGTGGGTGAACTGGTTGAAATTGTTTCATTCAAGACTGTGAACATTTGGAATGAAATTACTGCACAATTCAAGACCTACAAATACACAGCCACGGCATCACAAACCACGTTCACAGGTGCTGATGATAATGCTCAAACATTGGATTATGAGGCAGGACACATCACTGTGTTCTTGAACGGTGTGAAATTGACAGAAGATGATTACACCGCTACCAACGGTACAAGTCTTGTGCTTGATACAGGTGCGGCATTGAATGATGTTGTGGAACTTCTATCATACAAGAATTTAAATCTTACCAATGATAGCTATGTGTCCACAATAACCGGCACCGCTAATCAAATCACTGTTGTTGGGTCAGGTGCCGTTTCTGCCGATGTCACCCTGAGTCTCCCACAAAACATACACACAGGTGCTACACCTACATTTGCTGGCGTGACATTTGCCAATGGTGGTGTGAGAAGTGTGACATTGACAACTTCCACAACCACTGTGGATCAAGTGTTGGATAGCATTTCTGCCTCAACATTTCGTAGTGTGAAATATCACATTCAAGTTACTTCAAGTACCAGTTATCATGTCACAGAAGTCATGGTGATACATGATGGTACAGATACATTCATAACAGAATATGGCACCGTTACTACATCAGGAAGTTTGGCCACGTTCACGGCTGATGTTTCTGGTGGCAATCTTCGTTTACTGACAACACCCACCAATGCAGTTACAACCTATAAAGTGATTGCCACGGCAATCAACGCATGAGGATAGAGAATCATGGCGACAACTAACAAAAGGTTTGTAGCAAAAAATGGGCTAGATAACAATAATCAAACCATCACGAATCTTGGAGCCTCTGGTAACAGTCTAGGGCTTTCCGGGACGGGTGATTTGACCATTGCCATTTCTGGCACAGCTACACTTACACTCCCCGCAGGTAATGATACATTAGTGACTCTTACTGGGTCACAAGTTCTTACCAACAAGACATTAACCTCACCCATCATTAGCAGTATCAGTAACACTGGGACCTTGACACTCCCAACATCAACTGACACATTGGTGGGAAGAGCCACATCGGATACACTTACCAACAAAACAATTTCGGGAAGCAATAACACTCTCTCGAACATTGGGAACAGTTCACTCACCAATAGCAGTGTATCCTTCAATGGTGTGTCGGTGGCGTTGGGTGCTTCTGGTACATTGTACACGGATGATATTTCAGAAGATGGTACACCTGTCAATCTTTGGTTCACAAACAGTCGTGCCAGAACTGCCATCAGCGTTACGGATTCAGGCGGTGACGGAAGTTTGTCATATGATAATGGCACTGGTATCATCACCTATACAGGTCCTTCCGCCACAGAAGTTCGCGCACATTTAAGTGCTGGCACAGGATTAACTTATACGTCAGGACAGTTCGCCATTGATAGTACTGTTGCCACATTGACGGGAACACAAGTTCTCACTAACAAGACCATCAGCGGAGCTGATAATACATTAAGTAACATTGGTAACAGTTCATTAACCAACAGCAGCATCACCATCAATGGCACTGCCACATCGTTAGGTGGCACCAGAACATTGGTCACAGATGACATTGCTGAAGATGGCAGTCCCATCAATCTTTGGTACACGGACACAAGAAGTCGTGCTGCCATTAGTGTTACTGATTCAGGGGGCGACGGAAGTTTAAGTTACAATTCAGGTACGGGTGTCATCACTTATACAGGACCCAGTGCTGCTGAAGTTCGCGCTCACTTCTCGGCAGGTACAGGTGTCAGCATCACATCCGGACAAATTTCAATTGGACAAGCTGTTGCCACTACTGACAATGTGACATTTGCAGGTGTTACGGCAGACAATGTTCGTATTGGTGTCACTGCCGCCGGTGAAATTGATACCTCTGCGGGAAATCTCACCATTGATTCCACAGGTGGTACTACTGTCATGGATGATGATGTGAACGTGACGGGTAACATGGTGATTGACGGCAACTTGACCGTGTCAGGTACCACTGTGACCATCAATGCCACAAACTTAGCGGTTGAAGATAACATGATTTATCTCAACTCTGGGTCAACTGTCACACATCCTGACTTGGGATTTGCCGGTAATTACAATGATGGTACATACCGACATGCTGGATTATTTCGAGATGAATCAGATGGTCGTTGGAAGTTCTTTCATCAGTACACACCTGAGCCTGATGCCTCGGCGTACATTGACATCACTCATGCCTCGTTTGCTTTAGCGCCAGTTCAAGCATCATCGTTTATAGGTAGTGTGACAGGTAACGTCACTGGAAATGCTTCAACAGCTACTGCATGGCAAACGGCACGTACATTAACATTGTCGGGTGATGTCACAGGCACAAGTGCTGCATTTGATGGGTCAGGGAACATCAGCATTACCACCACGATTGCTGCTGATAGTGTGGCATTGGGTACTGACACCACAGGAAATTACGTTGCCAGCATCACGAACGGTAGTTACATCACAGGCGGCAACGGTGGGTCCGAAGGAGCTGCCTTAACATTGGCGGTGGATGCCACCAGTGCCAATACAGCATCAAAAGTTGTGGCACGTGACGCCAGTGGCAACTTCAGTGCTGGAACAATTACAGCCACATTGAGTGGCAATGCGTCAACTGTTACTAATGGTGTATATACAACAGATACGGGAACAGTTACTAACGCCATGCTGGCAGGAAGTATCGCCAACAACAAGTTGGCCAACAGTACCATTTCAGGTAAAGCACTAGGAACAAATTTAGATACACTAACATTGGCTGTATCGGGCACGGGATTATCTGGGTCACAAACCTATAACGGATCATCTGCTGTCACATTCACGGTCACAAGCAATGCCACAAGTGCTAATACAGCAAGTACAATTGTAGCTCGGGATAGCTCTGGCAACTTCACGGCAGGCACCATCACGGCAGCATTAAGTGGAAATGCCACAACAACATCGCAGCGTGCGTTTACTAGCGACATCAGCACCACCGGGCAAGGAAGATTCACTGGGTGGTACAGCGGCAATGCTGCGACTGGTTTTGCGACTGAAGCCGGTATAAGCGGTGGACAAGGATACCTTATCGCATACAACCGCGATACGACATCATATGGAATTCTTAATATCAATGGGTCTACCATTAATATTGCTCCCCAAGGAGGTAGCCTCACAGGTCCAAGTGGAAATATTATCCTTCATGCAGGCAATTACAACTCATATTCACCAACATTGACAGGAACAGGTGCTTCAGGTACTTGGAGCATCAATGTGACAGGAACTGCAGGTTCTGCTCCGGCTAACGGAGGAACTTCCACTGAAGTTAATGGTAGTCGTTTTAGCACAACAGCAAGTTCCTATGTGAATTTTTACACCTGGGCTCATTTCCATGGTGGAACAGCATACGGATTATATTTCCCAAGTTCAGGATCCATGACTCATATGTACCCTAGTGCCACAACCTATGGGTCATTCATGGTGGATGGAAGTAGAAACGGATATTGGGGAGCCATGTTTTCCACCGGTGTAGGTAACGCAGGATGGATGACTACTGGAAATACTACTGGATTTTACAATCACACCTACGGCTGGAAGTATTATCATGAAAGTGGTGTCTTTTACATTTATAGTGGTACCTATGGAGGCGGCACTGCATATACTGCACTTCATTCAGGCAACTATGGTTCATATGCGTTACCTCTAAGCGGAGGGACACTAACTGGCGTTGTTCGTTTAAACTCCACCGCATATTTCACTGCTGATAGTGCCACTGGTTATAGATTCAATAGTAGTAATGATGCTTACAACAACATGATTATCTATGACAGTGGTAATGTATACATTCGAGGTAGTTTAGGTGTAGGTACATCAAGTCCATCACAAGCACTTCATATTACTGGCTATGCTAGAATGCTTGGATTGGTAGTTGATGAAACCGGCGGAACTAGGTCTGCATTTATTGGATACGAAAAAAATTGGACAGGATCTGGGTCATCTAACAATTTAGCAATTGCATCAGAAACAAGTAATAGTCTTAAGTTTTATACTAATGGATCTGCCACATTAAGAATGGAACTTACAACAGCAGGAACACTTAATGTAGGTGGAAGTGTTGATTCGGGTGCGGTGAGTTCTTATCTATCAGGATACAATGCCTTCGGTGCTCGAGTTACTAACAATGCATATTTTAATTTTACAGGTTTAAATGCTTCAGGAACAAGAACATTTTATGTGTTAGGCACCGGCGGCGCATATTTTGGAGATACAGTAGATTTTTATGGAGGAGTACGACGCACCAATGTTAGAGTGTCTAGTGACCAGAATTATCCTCTAGGACATTACACACCAGGTGAAACCGTATTTGAAATTGACCCCACATGGAGTCAATCTGAACTGCAAGAATATTTTGGTTCAAGTAGTGTATCTTGGGTGTCTGATTCAACAGCTCCAGGAGGATATGCCATACAACTTTCAGGTCCTGTATATGTGGGTGGTGTATACAATTCAGGGTTTCCATACATTCCTGTGGATCAAGATGATGTGTTCATGATGGAATGTTGGATCAAGGACGTGGCTGGTACCAATGGACATTACATGGGGTCCATAGATTACAATGCAAGCTTTAGTAGTCTTGGAGGAAATCCTGGGTCCTATGGCTATTGGGTGATGTTAGGATCCTATCCTGGAACTTCATGGACACGATATGTAGGGTATATTGGAGGGTTCGGTAGTTCCACAGGACAATTCGTGTCGGGTACCAAATACTGGACACCACAAGCTTTGTTCAATTATGGAGGACAAAATACCTCGTACATCTCTGGATGGAAAGCCATCAAAGTGTCCCACCGAGGAAATCATCGTTTCTTGAACAACGTGGGTATTGGAGGAAGTCATGCGCCTGATGTTGCCTTGAGCGTGAATGGATATGTGCATATTGGCAATGGGGGCAATTACCTTTACATGGGTGGAACAGTTGGAAATGCTAATAGTTGGGGATCTCGTCATTATACAAGTGGCGGTAATCATACCATCAACGCCAGCGCCTTCCAATTTGATAACGTGGGTTATGGCAGCACCTGGACCGTGACATTCAATAGCAGTGGCATCACAGCATCAGGCAACATCACGGCATATTCTGATGTTCGATTAAAAGAAAACATCATGAACATTGAAAATGCTCTGGATAAAGTTCAACACATTCGTGGCATCACGTACACACGCAATGACACAGGAGACACAACAAAACGTCATGCAGGTGTGATTGCACAAGAAGTGGAACAAGTTCTTCCTGAAGTTGTGGAAGAAAATTCCTCAGGTATCAAACATGTGGCATATGGAAACATGGTGGGTCTGTTAATTGAAGCCATCAAGGAATTGAAGAAAGAAAATGAAGTGTTAACAACTCGTATCAACAAATTAGAGAACAATTAACTACGAATAAATAGTCATACTTTCAGGAGTATACTCATATGACATTACAAACAAACGGCGCTATTTCCATGAACAACATCAATGTTGAATTGGGTCGTTCAGGGACAGCAACCATTGGGTTGAATCAAGCAGAATCCGGGTCGTATGGTGCCATCAATACGGCATCAACATCTCGTCCTGACGGCGCCACCCCGAATTCCATGAATGAATGGTATGGATACAATCATAATGCAGTGTCTGTGTATGGTGTGTTTGTTCAGGTGATGTCCACGGTGTATGATTGTTGTGGATTCACAGGAACACAAAAATATAGCAATTGTGGGTCTTTATCCACAAGTTGTGTGATGTACAACACCAACAACACCAGCAGTCCTTGGACCAATGCTGTATTCTATGATGGCACCTACATCTACACCACCAATAGCAGTGGTGTAATAGATGCTCAATACAGTTGTACTTGTTAATTTAGAGGATACCTATGACGGAATCATTCAATAGAAAACTGGGACGATTAGCGCAAAATGTCAGTGGTACAGGTAGCATCACTACAAATGCCGCCACAGCATCCACTTGGCAAAATGCTCGAACCATCACGTTGGGTGGTGATTTATCAGGGAACGTGAGTATTGATGGAAGTGAAAATGTCACGCTGACTGCCACCGTGTCAGGCAACACCGTAGCCCTGGGTACTGACACCACAGGCAATTACGTGGCCACAATATCAGCTGGGTCAGGTATCACCGTCACCGGGTCTGGCACAGAAACTGCTGCCGTGACTGTTTCTATTGATAACACGGTTGCAACATTAACAGGTGAACAAACTCTCACCAACAAAACAATTAGTGGAGCAAACAACACCTTAAGTAACATCGCCAATGCATCATTGACCAATAGCAGCATCACCATCAACGGCACTTCAACTGCCTTGGGTGGCACAAGAACTCTGGTCACAGATGATATTGCTGAAGATGGGTCACCTGTAAATCTTTGGTACACGGATGGTCGTGCCAGAGCCGCCATCAGCGTCACGGATGCCGGTGGTGATGGTAGCCTATCATATACCTCAGGCACAGGAGTTATTACATACACAGGCCCTTCAGCATCTGAAGTTCGCGCTCACTTCTCAGCAGGTACGGGTGTTGCAATTTCTTCAGGTCAGGTTTCAATTGGACAGGCTGTTGCTACAACTGACAATGTGACATTTGCCGGTGTCACAGCAGATAATATTAGAGTAGGCGTCACTGCCGCCGGTGAGATTGACACCAGTGCAGGCAACTTGACCCTGGATTCCACAGGTGGCACCACGGTGATGGATGATGATGTCAATGTCACAGGCAACTTGCAAATTGATGGTAATCTAACAGTATCAGGCACCACCGTGACCATCAACGCCACGAATCTTGCCGTGGAAGATAACATGATTTACTTGAATAGTGGATCAACGGTGACTCATCCTGACTTGGGATTTGCAGGTAATTACAATGATGGCACATACCGACATGCTGGATTGTTCCGTGATGAATCTGATGGAAGATGGAAGTTCTTTCATCAGTACACTCCGGAACCTGATGCTTCTGCTTACATTGACATCACCCATGCGTCATTTGCCTTGGCTCCAGTTCAAGCCTCATCATTCATCGGAAGTTTAACAGGCAATGCCAGCACGGCATCTGCTTGGGCAACAGGTAGAACATTAACCCTGTCAGGTGATGTCACAGGCACCTCAGCCGCATTTGATGGGTCAGGGAACATTAGTATTTCTACTACGATTGCTGCTGATAGTGTTGCTCTGGGAACTGATACTACAGGTGATTATGTTGCAACTGTTGCAGTATCAGGTACAGGATTGTCTGTCTCAGGCTCAGGTGAGAATGCCACGTATACCATCACAAGTAATGCCACAAGTGCCAATACAGCATCTACAATAGTAGCACGTGATGGTTCAGGTAATTTTAGTGCAGGAACAATTACAGCGGCATTATCAGGCAACGCATCAACAGCAACAAATGTTGCATGGTCAGGTATTACAAGTAAGCCTACTACGTTGTCAGGGTTTGGTATCACAGATGCCTTACCTATCAGTGGAGGTTCACTTACAGGTAATTTACAGTTTGGCGCTAATTTATTACAATTTGACCAATCAGGAACACGCTCTTGGAGTGTTCGTGCCACAGGAGGCAATTTAGATGTTGCTTCAGGTGATGGCAATGGAGCTTTTCGATACAACGGAAACGCCATTTGGACAGCTGGAAATGATGGAGCAGGATCTGGGTTGGATGCTGATTTGCTGGATGGTTATAGTTCTGCTACAGCAGCAACCGCAAACACAATTGTATTACGTGACAGTGGAGCTGATATCACAGGCAGATATTTCTTTGGAGTACATTTCAATCAATCATCCAGCAATTCAGAAAATCCAACTATTGCAGCTTTCTGGACCAATAGTAGTTCTGATAATTATAATCGCAAATCAACGCCAGCTCATGTTATCAGTCAGCTAGGATTACTCACAACTAGTAACTATTCTTCTTACGCTCTTCCGTTGAGTGGCGGCACACTTACTGGTGGACTTACAATAACAGGCGCAGATTTAGTATTGAACACGGGTGGTGTAAACACTTATGGATTAATTCGTGGGTATCCAAACACCAATCATTTGATAACCATGCGTGCCAATATCACAGGAGCTACGGCAGGTAATGGATCCCCAACATATACCGCAGGACATCAAATGTGCCTTGTTGAATATGCTGAAGCCAATGATACAACAGGATGGTTCTTCAAATCTTCTCAACCTGCCACATATACAGAAGTGGCTCGTATCACCCGTTCAGGAATTACTTGGAGCGGAAATACTGTATTGCATGCTGGTAACGTAAGTACTTACGCCCTACCTATAGGCGGCGGTACGTTGACGGGTGGGCGTTCTATTGAATTAAATACTGGCGGTGGATATATTGCCATGCGAGGTGAGGTCGGCGGATGGTCAATGGGAACATATTTTCAAGGAAGTGCCGGAACAACCCGAGCTGGATTTGGTGCACTTGGTGGAAATGACGCTCTTACATGGGCATGGATTGGTACTGGTTATGATGGTGCCTGGATGACGTTGAATGGTAGTGCTATCAATTCATTAGTTGCTCTTCAACAGGGTGGAAATCAAGTTCTTCACGCGGGTAACGTAGGAAGTTATGCCTGGACCTCTACGAATGATGGTGCGGGTTCTGGATTGGATGCAGACTTAGTAGATGGATATCATGTAGGCACTAGTACAAGCACCATTCCATTGATAAACAGTTCAAGAAATATTAGTATTAGTAGCCCAGAATCCTACTCCGGTGAAATTCGTTTAGGTGCAGCGTGGAATCGTGGTGGTATTTACGGTGATAATAGTATTAGCGTGTCAACTGAATCTGGTAAATTTATAGACCACGTTCATAATAACACCACCACGATGCGTCACGTATCGGATGCAAATGGTTCGCGTGTCGTGATAGGGTCAGGTCAAACTAGTTTCCCTTACACCTTGGTTGATGCAAATGCTCGCCCCACCATGTATCTTCGTGGGCAGTATCCTGCACTGGTACTGGACCACACTGCCACAGGTAATACATCTCATGGTCCCACCATTCAATTTGCTCATGATGGACTAGGCGCTCGTCAATGGCTGATTGGAACTAGTGGTGATGGTACAAAATTTGACATGGGATTCTCCAGTGGAGATTTCGGCAACACCGACTACAATCCTCATAATGGTATTGCCGGATATGCAGGTGCCACCTTCATGACAGTTCGTACCAACGGACGCATGGGATTTGGATGGGACGCTGATTGGGGTGCATATGGCGCCAATAGTGAACCATTACATAGATTTCACTTTATTGGATCATTCAGTGGCACCAATCACGTATATCTGTTTAGAAATACATCAAGTGCAGCAGGAAATGCAGCAACTGCAATGTTTGTAAACACTCATGGTGACCATTCTTGGGGTGTTGTGGCAGAATTCAGAATTGATTCAGGTGCAGGATACGATAAACCTTCCATTCTGTTTTCTCAAGGTCAAAATAACAACACCTATACCATAGGGTTCGGTTACAATGACGCGGAATATTTCCGTGTGAATCGTGACCACGGATGGAGAAATGGTGGATGGGGTACCACAGTGTTGTCCATTGACAGAAGCGGCAATGGTGTATTTGCAGGCAACGTCACTGCCTACTCAGACAGAAGAATCAAGAAGGACATCAAGAACATTGAAAATGGATTGGAACTAGTTCAACGACTTCAAGGTGTCACCTACAAGTTGATTGAAAATGACAAAGCAGGTGTAGGGTTGATTGCACAAGATGTGGAAGAAGTGCTTCCTGAATTGGTGTTGGAAGTCCCCACCACGACAGGAGAAATGAGAAAGGCAGTGTCCTATGGTAACTTCGTGGCTGTATTGATTGAAGCCATCAAGGAACAACAAAAACAAATTGATGAATTAAAGAAATCACGAGGTATAGAATGATTACAGTAACATATCCTGACATCACCGCTAGTGATGAAACCATCACGGTGACGTTTACTAACGAAGCATCACATTGCATCACACGAACATTTCCTGTACCTCGAACAGACACAGGACATGTGGATGAAACATTTTTACAAAGCATCATTGATTCCACGGTAAATAAAATTGATATTGGTTTTGTAAAAATACCTGACCCAAATGCCAAAGCTACATATCATACAGAACCTCAATAAATACTCATACGATAACACTCGTAGAGGACGGACATGACTGAATCCATTAGTAGAAAGTTTTCAAAATTAGGCTCCCATGTGTCAGCTACAGGCACCATCACCACGAATGCTGCCACAGCTAGTGCCTGGGAAACAGCTCGAACTCTGACACTATCAGGTGATGTATCCGGAAGTGCTAGTATCAGCGGTGCTCATGATATTACATTAACTGCCACGGTGTCTGGAAACAGCATCACCTTGGGAACTGACACCACAGGTGATTATGTGGCTTCTGTGGCGGCAGGCACAGGCATCACCGCCACAGGGTCAGGTGAATCTGCTGCTGTCACTGTGGCATTGGCTGCATCTGGTGTCACAGCCAGCAGCTATGGCTCATCAACAGCCGTTCCTGTGTTGACCATTGACACATATGGTCGCATCACCTCAGCCACCACAGCATCAGTCAGTTCTTCCATAAACATTGCAGGTGACACGGGTACAGATAGTGTGTCATTGATTTCCGATACCTTGACTGTGGCAGGCGGTACAGGATTGTCATCCACCGTCACCAACAACACGGTAACATTGGACATTGACAACACCGTGGCCACATTGACGGGAGCACAAACACTCACCAACAAGACCATTAGTGGTGGTGACAACACCATTTCAAATATTGGTAATAGTTCATTGACAAATAGTAGCATCACCATCAATGGCACATCAGTATCATTGGGTGGTACTAGAACTCTCGTCACAGATGATGTTGCTGAAGATGCTTCACCTGTAAACCTCTGGTTCACCAACACACGTGCTCGTGGTGCCATGAGTGCCACTGATGCTGGCGGTGATGGTAGTTTCACATATGATTCAGGCACAGGTGTGTTTACATATACAGGACCTAGTGCTTCTGAAGTTCGAGCACATTTCTCGGCAGGCACAGGTGTCACCATCTCATCCGGACAAGTTGCCATTGGACAAGCTGTCGGTACCTCAGACAATGTGACCTTCAATGATGTTGTGGTGTCAGGCAATCTCACAGTATCAGGCACCACCACCACCATCAATACAGAAACCATCAATTTGGCTGACAACACCGTGGTGTTGAACAGCAATGAAACTGGCACGCCGTCACAAGATGCAGGCATTGAAGTGGAACGTGGCACATCCAGCAATGTCACATTGCTTTGGGATGAAACCAATGATAGATGGACCGTGGGGTCGCAAAATTTCGTGGCAGGTACATTCGTTGGCGCTTTGTCAGGCAATGCCTCAACTGTCACAAACGGTGTGTACACCACAGACACAGGCACTGTGACCAACACCATGTTGGCAGGCAGTATTGCCAACAACAAATTGGCTAATAGTACCATTTCAGGTGTGGCACTAGGCAGTAATTTAGCAACATTAACAATGGGCGTGTCTGGCACAGGATTGTCAGGGTCACAAACCTACAATGGGTCTGGAGCTGCAACATTCACTGTCACCAGCAACGCCACATCAGCCAACACAGCATCAACCATCGTGGCGCGTGATGGTTCAGGTAACTTCACAGCTGGCACTATTACAGCGGCATTAAGTGGCAATGCCACAACTGCCACCACGGCAGGTGCATTAACCAGCATGAACATATCCCAGTTCACAAACAATTCTGGATACATCACAGGATTGTCTTTTGATGGGTTGAGTAGCAAAACAGGTGGCACAGGCACCTACACCACCAGTGGTGATTTCCGTGCTCCCATCTTCTATGATAGTAATGACACCACATTTTATGTTAACCCTAATAGTAAAAGTGAATTACAATCTCTTGATTTAGGATACACATCAGGACAAGTATATACCACAGCAGTACAGGGTACATTGTTCTTCAATAATCATGGGGAAAGTGATATTCAAGGATATTCTATTGGCACTACTTTAGAAAATTATAATGGTAATTACACTAAGTTAACTTTAGATTGGCACACAGGCATCAAAATAGGTGCGGCCGCTACTTACGGTGGCATACGTTTCTATAATAATTCTGTTAAGTATTATGAAGGTAGCGAAGTATTTTCTGTTGCTAGAGGTGATAGTAATGTTCGTGTAGAAAATATTTTATATGTGGGGTCTGATGTAAGATCCCCCATCTTCTATGATAGTAATAATACAGGATATTACATAGACCCAACTTCGACTACAGCAATACGTACCGTAGGTAGTTGGCGAGCAGATTCAGCAACATGGGATGGTGAATTTGCTGGAAAAATTCAATATCATAGTAGCAACTGGTATTTCCAATATGGATCAGAATTTATTTTTAGAAATGGTAGTGGTTCAAACGTAACCTATGGTGATACCTCTGGTAATCTTTGGGCAGTGGGATCAATGCGGTCACCCGTTTTCTATGATAATAATGATACCGCGTTTTATTTAAATCCAGCAGGAGGTTCTCGTTTAAGAAACCTCTATGTTGGTGATAGTGGAGATGATTGGTCTGATCCAGGGGGATGGGGCACACAAATAAGATTTAGTAACGGACCGCACGTAAAGTTTGTTTTACACGCTAGAACACCCGGTATTGAAGCTGGTATGTATGTTCATACACCCAGTTCAGTTTTTATAGGTAGTTATAGTTCACATGATGTTAGTTTAATGTATGCGGGTTCTAGAAAAATGGGCTTTAACGCATCTTACATCTATACGGATGTTTATTTGGAAGCCGCGGGATCATTAAGGGCACCCATTTTCTATGATAGTAATAATACAGCATATTACACAGACCCCGCTGGTACCGCTCGTTTATCCTATGTCGTGGCAAACGGTGGTATCAGAATTGATGGTAATGAAAATCTTTATTTAGATTACAATTACGGATGTTCCATTGTAGGTGCATATGCTTCTACACGATATCAAGGCGTATTCGCTATGGGTAACTCATATAAGTTGCCTATTGACGGCACAAGCACAGGTAATTTGTATGGTATAGCATGGTCACATCCCAATGCAGGTGGTGTGGCAGGAAACATGAGTAGCCACGGATTATTGGTGTTAATTAATGGTGGATTCGGGTCATCAATGTCTTACAATGTTGTTGCTTCAAGTGATGTGAGAGGAACAATATTCTATGATTATAACAACACCGGATATTATGTGGATCCAAACGACTTCAGCCGCATGGGTCGCATAGACCCCAACGAAATATACAATTACGGATGGTTCAGAAACCACTCCGATACTGGTTGGTATTCTCAAGCATATGGGTACGGAGCATGGTGGGCACATTCGGCTGGTAACAGTTATGGAAACGCCACCACATACGGTTCAGGACGTAACGGATGGAGTGGTTGGGGTATCGGTTCTCGTCACGTGTTCATGTCCACTACTGGTGACAACGTAGGGGTGCATGATAACAGTCGTGGATGGATCTGGTATTGGAACGGAAGTTATACGGAATTCCCATATGGATATACCATACATGGAGGAAGTTCACGTTCCCCTATCTTCTATGACCAAAATGACACCGCTTGGTATACAGACCCAAACAATGTATCTAGAATGTACAGAGCACATATAGGAAATAATGGTACTAATTACGCAATGCTCACCGTTCTTGGAAATATAGGATTCACTTCCCCTGCATCATATTATTATCTTTCATCCGGCGTTGGATATGGTTCTTATGGTAACGGTGCTCAAGGCGTAGGACTTGCCATTTATGTTGATGATGGAAGTCGTATTATTTGTGCAGAATACATGACCCACTCTGATAGACGTTTAAAAGATGTTGTGAATATCATTTCTGAAAATGAAGGGTTAAGTTTCATACGTGATATTGATCCTGTGCATTATCGTTGGAAGAATGCAAAGATAGGAAATGAAGGATTACTAGACAGAGAATTGAAAACAGGGTTTATTGCTCAAGATGTTATTCGTAATGGATTCCGACATCTTGTGGCAGCTGTACCAAAGGAAGGATTACCCGCCGAAACTGATATTTATGGACATACATCTCCTGCAAATGAACAGTTTACTGTGGATTATGTGCAAATGATTCCTTACTATCACGCAGCATTAAGAAACATTTTGAAGAAAACCGATGACATTGAAATATTGAAACAACAAATTGCAACACAACAAGCAAAAATTGAAGAGCTGGAAAATCGTATAAATAACTCATAACTCTCAAACAGAACCAGATTAACTGGTAGGAGAACACAATGGCAATAACATATACATGGGACATCACTAATATTCGGAAGGCACCAACTCTTGAAGGCATGAATAACGTCATCGTTCATGTACGTTGGACATGCACAGGTACCGATGAAAATGGTACCACAGGTCAATTCCAAGGCGCAACGCCACTTCCATTACCCGCAAGTGGTAGTTTTACCGCATACGAAGATTTAACCAAAGAACAAGTATTAAGTTGGATTCAAGGTATCGTTGTAGAAAATTATCTTGACCACGTACAAGAACAAATCATCAAGCAAATCACCAAGAAGAATGACCCGTGGTCTGACGTAACGGAAACTCCGTGGGGACAAAATCTTGGAGGACCAAACCCAGCGGTATCAGGATCCGCTCCATAATTTATCAATTTAATATACAATATTTTTGTAGGACTTGACAGAATTTGACACTAATTATATACTTATAAACACGGTATATACCAACCTATTATATTTTTTGGAGGTTACACAATGCAGTTAACGAACGTTCAGGTTTTGAATGCAATGCAAGCATTAAATTCTATTGGTCAGCAAAAGCTCCCAATTAAGTTAGCGTGGAAGGTCACCACCGCAGTTCGTACTCTCGAACCATTTGCTAAGGCAGTGGATGAACCATTGAAGGACATTCGTACCAAGTATGCAACCCGTGACCACTTGGGAAACTTTGTTGAAGCAACGGATAACGAAGGAAATACAATTCCAAATACTGTCACCATTCCAAATGACAAGATTGCAACGGTCAACCAAGAAATGGATGAATTGTTAAAGCAAACCGTAGAAGTCACCAACGTCAGTTTCAAGTTGTCTGATTTCCCAGATTCAATGGAATTAGAACCAGCAATGCTTTCGGCTCTATACCCACTAGTGGTAGACGAACCACCAACCGAACTTAAGTTAGTCTAATTCAATCGGGTACATATAAAAAGACACGCTATTTGGCGTGTCTTTTTTGTATCTTGGATAAAAAAATGATATTTATATCAAGGTCATAATTTAAACGTACTCTATTTATACTATAGGTCTTTTTACGGAGTTATACGTGACAGAAACTCGTCTATCCGGTGTCTTAATTAAAACAGGCAGTATCCCGACTTCCGCTATTCAAAACTTCGCAGCATCTGTATCGTCCTCAACCACACCAGGAACTGTATCCAGTTCTGCGCAAATTGTCGCTGCATTACCAACGAATACAGTTAGTAGTAGCGGTCAAGTCACCGCATTTTTACCAACTGGTACCGTATCATCCTCTGGACAAGTTGATTATGTTGGATTGGGTAATATTCCAGCAGGTATCGTTAGTGGAGCGGCACAAGTTACCCCACTATTACCAACTGGAACTGTCAGCGGTTCTTCGCAAATTCAACTTAGTCAAATCACGGGAACTACATTTTCCAATAATAATTTTACGTTCCCATTAAATGTAACCATCAATGGATTGTTGACCGCAACATCACAATCTGTTCAATATATTAGTTCATCTCAATTAGACGTTGGGTCAAACGACATCATTTTAAATACCACAGAAGCACTACGCTTTGGTGGATTAACTATATTTGACTCGGGTTCAGCAAATCAATCTGGGTCACTATTCTGGGATAGTTTACATAACGTCTGGTTATACGTCCACGCTGGTACATCCAACACCAGTAGTATATTGATTACAGGTCCAGAAAATACTGGCACGTTGGGTAGTGAACAATTCTTGACAGCAAACCTTGTACCAAAAGCAGGAACTAGTGGTGACCACATTGTAAATTCACAAATCAGTGATAATGGTACTACCGTAGGCATAGCAGGAAGTCTTGTGGTCACCAGTTCAATTACCGCAGCATCATTTACTGGGTCATTATTTGGTACCAGTAGTTTCGCTACCTCCGCTTCATTTGCACAAAACGCCGCATTTGCGTTAACTCCACAAGGTCCACAAGGTAACCAAGGACCAACAGGACCGCAAGGAGTAATTGGTCCGCAAGGTAATCAAGGCCCAACTGGCGCTCAAGGTAACCAAGGTCCAACAGGCAGTACAGGACCAACTGGCCCACAAGGAAACCAAGGACCAACCGGACCACAAGGCAATCAAGGCCCACAAGGCAATCAAGGCCCACAAGGCAATCAAGGCCCACAAGGTAATCAAGGCCCACAAGGTAATCAAGGACCGCAAGGAAACCAAGGACCGCAAGGTAACCAAGGACCAACAGGACCACAAGGAAATTTGGGACCACAAGGGCGCCAAGGCCCACAAGGCAATCAAGGACCAACCGGAAATACAGGTGGCACTGGTCCACAAGGCAATCAAGGACCAACCGGCGGTACAGGCCCAACCGGACCACAAGGTAATCAAGGACCAACCGGCGGTACAGGCCCAGCCGGACCACAGGGGAACCAAGGTCCAACAGGCCCAACAGGTGGCACTGGCCCAACAGGCCCACAAGGCCGTCAAGGTCCAACTGGTATAGACGGACCACAAGGCCGACAAGGCCCAACCGGATCAGCTGGTGGTACTGGCCCAACAGGCCCAGACGGCCCACAAGGCCGTCAAGGACCAACCGGTCCAACTGGATCGGCAGGAGGTACAGGACCAACTGGTCCACAAGGCAATCAAGGACCAACCGGTCCAACTGGTGGCGCCGGACCAACCGGCCCAACCGGACCACAAGGCCGTCAAGGACCAACCGGTCCAACCGGACCACAAGGTGCAGCTGGTGGATTTACTACAAACTCTAACGCCCAAGTAAACTCTTTAGGCGTTGGCACAGCTGCATCGGGTACGGCTGGTAATATTCGAGCAACGAATGATATCGTAGCATACTACTCATCAGATGAACGCTTAAAGAAGAATAAGCAATTTATCGCTAGTGCAATTGAAAAGATTCGTCAACTAGGTGGATATGAATTTGATTGGATACCAATGGAAGGTATTCACGAAAACTATGGACATGATATCGGGGTTATCGCACAAGAAATTGAAAGAGTCATTCCTGAAGTCGTTATCACCAGAGAAAATGGGTATATGGCCGTTCGTTATGAAAAGATTGTCGCCCTATTAATTCAAGCAATCAAGGAATTAGACCTAGAAATTGAAAAATTAAAGAATAAGGACTTGACAAATAACGAATAATGTAGTATACTAAATTAGGTTTTATAATAAAGGATATTAAATGAATAAAGGTTGCGTCACTACGACAAATTCAAATGTAAATAATAGAGTTGGGGGCAGATATAATTGCCCTCAACTCTCTTTTGCTTGATACCAAACTTATTAATAATAGGAGTTAGACGATGCTAGATTTTATTAATCACACTACAAGTATAGAAAATGTATTGTGGTATATGGACAAAATGGAAGTACATAATGACGATACATATACCTTTAATGGATGGATTGCACATTCCACACAAGAAGTAGTAGGATTAACGATAGGGGGCCAACTCCTTCCAGCAATGGGAATTAATGCACGACCAGATGTCCGTAAAGTTTACTCACACTTACAATCTGATAATTTAGGGGTCACTATTCGGTTACACAAAACACATTTGCAAAGTCAAATCGGATTGATTTTAAAGAATGGTGAAATGGTACACAATGTTGGTACATTTGAACGTTGGGCAGCATTTTATTCTGGATTCCGTACGGAAAAGAAAGGAGTTGTCGTAGTAGATAATTTCTACGCCGATCCAGATTTTGTTCGTGATTTCGCAATGAGAAACTTGACGTTTAGTGGGTCTGACTATCATCGTGGAAAGCGCAGTGAAGAACGATTTATTTTAAATGGAACTAAGGAAAAGTTAGAATCAATTTTGGGTAGAGAAATTATCAATTGGAATGACCCATCGTATGCAAATGGTAAGTTCCAGTATTGTACAGCGATGGACCCAATCGTATATCACGTGGATACGCAAACTTATGCGGCAATGGTATACCTCACCCCAGATGCTCCATTGAATACTGGTACAGCTACCTACAGAAGTAAGATTACCGGAGCTACCCGATTTGATTCATATGAAGGGAATGAAGAAATATATACTAAAACATTCAAGGGTGTCAGTAACCAAATGAATTTCTACGATAACACCACCTATGAATTAGTTGATAGTATGGCAAATGTATATAATAGACTGGTGATGTTCGATGCTAAGGCTATTCACGCTGCAACTGGATATTTCGGTGATGCAATCAACAACGCTCGTTTCTTTCAACTATTTTTCTTTGATGTCGCATGGTAACACTAAATGTTTTAACTCGCTGTACTCGGTTACATAATTTACTTCGTATTAAACAGACTGTCTTTCCGTCACCGTTTAATGTAGTATGGCATCTTATCTTTGATACCACTACGCTTAAAGATATAGATGCAGAACTATTACATGAGTTACAGAACGACAGTACCAAGTTACATTTTGTAAAAGGTAACGGCACAGATTATTTATACCCACAATTAAGTCAAATTATCAGTACATTTGATGATGGGTTCGTGTGCATATTGGACGATGATAACATTATGCATCCTGACTTTTATAACGAACTATATACTGCGATTCAATCAAATCCAATAAAATTAGGATTTGTATTTGAACAATATGTAGGTGGAAACGATTTTACTGGATTAGAAATTAGAAAAGTTGGGCCAGAACATATGAAGTTACGTCATATCGATTCTGCTCAATATGTTCTACATACATCATTATACAAGTTACATACCTATGAGGGCGGATATGATGCTGATGGTCGGTTTATTGAACCGTTATATAATCAATCCGCAGACCAATTTCATTTCATTCACAAGGTATTGTGTTTCTACAACTACTTAACACCAGCAAAAAAAGCACGAGTACCTAAGGTATTATATATCGGTCCAGACGAACCTACGCTAGAAAGTGTAAAATATCTTGGATACGAAGATACTAGTTTGGACATACAATATGCAAAAACAGATGAGAATCTGACATCATATCTGGTTAATTTTAAACCAGATTCTATTATTACAATATCCGACGATTATAACAACTTCCCTAATTTATGCCATTCAAATTTGGAAGTTCGTAAGCGGTGGATGACACTTCCACCAACACAAGAGTATGTGGGTGAAATCGCATATAATTGTGCGATGAACCAAATATTAGAACAGAATACGGACACACTAATCTCATATTTCACTCCGATATATAATACGGGTAATAAATTACTTCGTACATATGAATCGTTGAAAGCACAATCCTATCCAAATTGGGAATGGGTAATGGTCAATGATTCATCGGATGGAGGTAAAACTCTAAAAATCGCAGAGAAGATTGCAGCGATGGATAACAGAGTTAGAGTGTATGACTTTAGAGAAAAAACAAAAGGTATTATCGGTGAATCAAAATATCGTGCAGCATGCTTAACCAGAGGACAATGGTTAGCTGAATTAGACCACGACGACCTACTCACAGAAAACTGTTCAGCAGATGTAATGGCAGCGGCTAACAAATATCCAGATGCTGGATTCATTTATAATGATAGTGTAGAAGTGCGAGAAGATTGGACTTCGTTAACGTATGGTGAAGGGTTTTCTTTAGGTTATGGAAAATATAGAAAGGTTAACTACAAAGGACTTATATGGGATGTAGCAGTGACCTCGAATATCAATCCAAAAACCATTCGCCATATTGTGGGTGTTCCAAATCACGTGCGAGTGTGGAGAAGGGATGTATATTTCGCAGTAGGTGGTCACAATAGAGACTTAGCAATTGCAGATGATTATGAATTGATTGTTCGTACCTTCTTACACACTAAGTTTGTCAAGATACCAAAATTGGGATACATTCAGTTTATTTATAATAATCATACTGGACAAAATACGCACGATTTGTCTCGGGCAGACATTCAACGTCGAGTCAGAACTATTATGCATCATTATAATGAACGTATTAGTAAACGATTTGAAGAACTAGGCGTACAAGATTATCCATATCAGATTAATAAAAATGACCCGCTTAGTGTGCCAAGTCGGTTTGGTGCGGATGAAAATTATGTAAATTATATCTACGAAGGGTAATATGTATTCAGTTATTATTCCAACAATGTGGAAACAAAACATCACGTTATTCAAACAAACGTTGGCTGAACTGGAATCAGAACCATTGGTCAGCGAAATTATATTGATAGACAATGATGTAACAACCACCCATCATACGGAAATAATATCAGATAAATTACGATATATACCACAAACAGAAAACATTTATGTTAATCCTGCATGGAACTTGGGTGTACAACTGGCCACAAGTGAATACGTAATGATATTAAACGACGATGTGTGGTGTACACCATCTATTAGGCGGATATTCACGGAACATCAAGCACATTTCGATAAAGATAATGGGATTTATGGGTTGTCCACTAGTTGTTTTTTATGTGAGGATATAACAGAAGCCCAATACAAAAATGTTGAATTTGTAAATACAGAAGGCCGCGGGACTGGATGGGGATGTTTATTTTTACTAAAGAGAACAAATTGGACACCTATCCCGCATGAATTAAAAGTTTGGTTCGGAGATGATTTTATAACGACATGTTTTACAAAAGCAGGAAATATAATATATTCCATCAAAAACGTCTGTGTAACAGAATGGTCAATCACATCACGATTGCCGATGTTTTCACCTGTTACTGAAAACGATAGACAAATTTATTTCTCTAAATATTCTAATTAAGGAGTGATGTATGCAACACAGTTTAATTTTTCCAAAGAAGCATGTAGACGCACAGAACTATTATTGGTTTGATAAGGGGTTTTCTGACCAAGAGCTGGACAAGATTTATCGTGAAGTTGGTGAAATTTCTTTCCAAGAAGCTACAACCGTTGGTGGTAATAAGCAAATGCGTTCCTCATCCATTAAGTGGGTTCCACAAACAGAAAAGTGGGATTGGTTATACGAAAAGATGATGAATATGGCAATCGAAGCTAATGACGTACTATGGAACTTCGACCTACATACAGCCCCAGAAGCAATCCAATATACTGAATACCATGCTTCTGCTGGTGGTCATTATGGATGGCATCAAGACATCGGACCTGGTATGTTATCACTCCGTAAAGTATCTATTACCGTCCAATTATCAGCAACAGACGAATATGATGATGGTGATTTAGAAATCTGGCAGGGTGGAGATGGTCCAATTAAAGCACCACGGGGCCGTGGAAATGTGGTTATTTTCCCATCATATATGATGCATAGAGTAACCGCAGTTACTAAGGGAACTCGTCGTTCGTTCGTATTATGGCTTGGCGGTGAACATTATCGGTAAAATTTGTCTATTATTGGGCAAATTAGATATTTATACTAGTACCTTTTATAAGAGAAATACATGGGTTTAGTAGAACAAATCGCAGCAGGTACTATATTTTCTCGTAAAACAGTAATCCTCCCAACGTTTGCTACAAACACACTTAGTGGGTCTGTACAAACGCCCGGGGGGTCGTATATTCTATTGAATGTAACCTCAAATAAAGCTACACGTTTGAGGTTGTATTCTGATAGTGCCAGTGTGAATCTTGATGCAAGTAGAAGTCCAACTACATTTACTTTAAATCAAAATGTTGGATTGATTTTAGATGCGGTACTAGATAGTGGTAGTACATTAAATTTAGACCCGCCTGTTATCGGTAATACATTTGGTAATGGAGATACTTGGTATCACGCTAGTTCGTCTTTAGGAAATACAATTGTTAGTTTCGAGGCATACAGTCTTGGAAATATCGGTGATAGTTTAACCGATAGAAGTATACTTAAAATTTCTGGTTCATCAATACCAACAACAGGATATGGAGTGTCTGGTAGTATAACAACCAAGAAAAGTTTCTTCTTATTAAGTGGTAGTGCCACTTCTGAGTCTAGATTACGATTATATTCAACCACACTAAATAACGTGCCTGTAGCGGAACAAACTCGTTCATTCGGTACGGCATCGGTAGGCAACTCTAAGTTGATTGCAGACTTTATGTTTGATAGTGCAAGTTTCTCATATAAGTTTGTACCAACATTAGAAGCATATACGTGGTCAGATAACGAATATACTATCGGAACTGGAATTATTGGTTACCAATTAGAAAATCGGTCAGTAGGTACATCGGACGTTACCGCATCACTATACATTTACTCAACAGAAGAATAATATGAGATTTTATCCTTTTGGGTCAGGATCTGTAGACATTAGTTTAGCTCTTACTGCATCACTAGCAACATATGCATTAACTGCTAGTGCTGCAACTAGAGTGTTTACTGCGTCTGTAGCAACAAATGGTGTACCTGGAATTGATGGTCCATCTGGTCAATGTATTTATGTAAAGGGAGCAACTGGTCCAAGTGGGTCTACTGGTCCAAGTGGATTCAACGGCACTGTTTCAAACGCACTTCCATATCCATAATCTAGGATACTATCATGGACTTTTTTCCTCATAGAGTACCCCCAACAATCGTAGGATTGGCGACAAGTGCTAGTTTAGCAATCAGCGCTTCGTTTGTAAGTAATTCAGCAGCAACAGCAACGAACCTTGCTGGACTAGCATTAAATATTTCAGGATCTGCCGGTGCACCAGGATCTAACTTTACAAAAACTGGCGTAACTGGTCCACAAGGACCATCTGGACCTAGAGGGTTTAGTGGTAAGCATGCTTACTTACTAGCAGCAGGTTGGAGTACAGGAGCAAATTCTATATGTCATACAATTAATGAAATTGGAGATGCTACTTTTAATGGTATGCAATATACTTGTGATTTCGGTTTATTACAAACTTTCTATGCAAACTCCTCTACCATATCAAATGGTGTGGTATTATATTATGATTCGGCATGTTCTACATTAGCATCAAGTTTGTCTAATAAGTTCGATGTAGCTAGTAATTCGGTGTTTTCAACGGATGGTTCTGGAGTAATCACCACCTCGGGCACTTGTGGGAGCTTTATATAATGTCATATTTTTTTCCGTTTGGTAATGCTGAAGCAATATCAGTATTTAGTATCAGCCAATCATTTTCTGCAACCACCGCGGGTTTTATTTTAAATTCTGTATTCGTACCAACCGCATCATTTGCTACATCAACAACAAATACTCCACCAGCTGGAACAGCTGGTGCTAATGTCTTGGAAGCAGCATGTACAGAAACCGCAGCACCGGGCAGTACAGGTCCGACTGGTCCACTCGGTCCATTGGGCACAGATGTTACATCGTGTCCGCCTGGTACAAAAGAATGTCCTGGATTGATTACTTCGTTATCCTTGTTTGTAAATCCGAATAGAGCTTCTGGTTCCCAATTTAGTATTGTATGTATTGAAACGGCAGGATATATACAATCAACTATAATTTGCCCAGACTATTTACCAACATCGCCGGGATATACACTACCAACTATTCCATAACCTTGACATTTATTAAACAGTATTTTAAATTTAACTAAACACTATAGGCAGGTATTATGACAACAACGGTTCCAGTACCTTTGGCATTACGCCATTTAATTGAAAGTAATAATCAATTGTTAGAAAATTATCGTAATGAGTTGACTTCAAAAGTAGTAGTCGCCAATGAAGAAATGATGAGAATGATGGGACTCGACCCAAAAGATGGGTGGAGACTTGATATTGAAACATTCACATACATTAAACTAGAAAATACCGATGCTCCATCAGTCAGCGAATAACGCAATACTGACATTCGGGAAGTTCAGAGGACACTCACTAGCTCACGTATACTATAACAATCAGTCATACCTAACTTGGATGACGCAGACAGTCGGGATTCCCGAAGTCTGGAAAGAAGCAGCGATATTGACGCTCCGTGGGGAAGATATCTCGCATTTAAAAATAGCGAGAACCAATAATCCGACTGTCACCAATACACCACAAACATCTACAGATACCACAGTTACTATTCATTTAAAGGATAGTAAAACTGCGGTAGTTGTTATGCCATACAACCCCAACTTGATGGCAAAGTTTAAGTATGAGGTTGATGGTCGGAAGTGGAACGGAGAAGAAAAGTGGTGGGAGTTTCCTGCGGTACATCTTCCCAAAGCATTCAATGTATTTGGTCCAACGAATATCAAGTGTGACGAAAAAGTATTGACATTATTGGAGAAACTCAAAGACCGCCGTGAAGATTTGGATGAGATTCGAGTCAAAGAAGATGTAGAATTTGATATTAAGGGGATGCAACTCCAACTCTACCCATATCAGAAAGTCGGTGTCAAGTTCGTCGAACGAGCAGATGGTCGGTGTTTGATTGCCGATGCGCCTGGGTTGGGTAAGACTGCACAAGCTATTGGATTTGCCCAACACAAGAAACTCAAAACCATTATCGTCTGTCCTTTATCGGTTGTGGTCAACTGGAAACGTGAAATTAAAAAGTTCACTGGCAAAGATGCTACCATTTGGGATAGTAAGAGTTATGATGGAAAGCTCTCTAACCAGTTCCATATTGTCCATTATGATGCGGTCGGTAAGGTCGTCAATGACTTACGGAAGCAAGAATTTGACTTATTGGTATGTGACGAAGCAACCTATCTAAAAAACAGACAAACTATACGAGCAAAAAGTATTTTGGGTTCGTATAAAGAACGACGCAAATATCCAGGCATAAAAACGAAGTACTGCCTATTTCTTACTGGTACTCCCGTGATGTCTCGTCCAATCGAAGCGTTTGCTTTGTTGAACTTCCTTGACAAAGAGCGTTTCAATAATTTCTTCCATTTCACCCAACGCTACGGTGGATGGAAAGGAGAAGCACCTCGTAACCTTCAAGACTTGCATGACCGCACGAAGGATTTGGTCATTCGTCGAAAGAAGGAACAGATTCTTACGGAACTTCCAGCAAAACAACGGAATGACTTGTATGTGGAACTGACCAAAGACGAACAGAAACAATATAAGGAACTACTGCGGGAAGTTTTTGGTCGTTGGAAGGTGGAAAAGCCAACGATAGGTCACATGCCAAAACTTCAAAACTTCTTGATTGAAAAGAAAATTCCACGGCTGGTCGAAATGGTGGATGAATTCTTAGATAATGACAAACCTATCCTTATTTTCAGTAATTACCTTGCCCCATTGAAGTTCTTGGCTGAACAATACGGAGACAAAGCAGCAATGTTGACGGGGGAGATGAATAGTAAAGAACGACAAGTATCTATTGACCGACTGACCAAGGGTGAGGCAAAAGTTGGATTATTCAGTTTGATGGCAGCAGGTATGGGTATTGACGGACTCCAACATCAAATAGATACCGTTGTTTTTCTCAACTGTGACTGGGTACCCGCGAATCACGAACAAGCAGAGGACAGAACCCACCGTATTGGTCAAAAAGGACAGGTGCAGGTGTATTATATGTTATGTGCCGATACCATTGACGAATATATGCGAGATATCCTGAAAGAGAAACAACAAGTCGCAGATTTGGTGGTGGATGGGGCGTTGGTCACCCCTGAGCGGTCAAAGTCTTATTTTAAGGAATTTGTGAGTAAAATAAACCAGGTTTATAAGCAGGATATTTCTACTAAAAACGTGGAGTAAGGATATTTATATAGGTGGTAAAACCAAATAGTTTAAGGAGTTATTATGTCAGATTATGGATTCCCAACAGAAACAATTGACCTCCCAAGTAAGGGGCTGCTATATCCAGACCAAAGCCCATTACGAAGCGGTCAAGTGGACATCAAGTATATGACGGCAAAGGAAGAAGATATCCTTACGTCAACGAATTTGATTCAAAAGGGAACGGTGTTGGACAAATTGATGGATAGTTTGGTTGTAACTAAAGGAGTTAAGCCAGATGATATGTTATTGGGTGATTTGAATGCAGTGATGGTTGCATCACGCATTCTCGCATATGGAAAGGAATACCCAGTTAAAATTACGTGTAATTCGTGTCAACACGTATTTGAACACACGATTAATTTAGCCGAACTCCCAATGCAGCTTCCAGAAAGTGAAGGGTGGGTCAACGGTGAACGTGAATTAACCTTACCAACTGGAATTGTTATTACTTATAAGTTATTGACCCGTGGGGATGAAAAAGCAATTAAGGCTGAAGTTGATGCATTAAAGAAGTTTAACAATTCAATAGAACCAGATGCATCAACCAGGTTAAAGTATACCGTCACTTCAGTTAACGGAAATCGTGATAGAAAGTTTGTTCGAGATTTCGTTGATTCAATGATTATTCGTGATATTCGAGCACTTCGTCAAGAAATGAAGCGAGTATCTCCAGATGTTGATTTTGATATTGTGGTAATGTGTGATGCATGTAATACCGAAAATAAGTTGAGGATGCCCTTTGGGGCCAACTTTTTTTGGCCTGACCTCGGAGCATAAGGTCGCAATACACCAATCGATATTCACACTATCGTATTTTAGTAATGGTGGGTTTACGTTTGAACAAGTGTATCATATGCCGGTCTATCTTCGTAACTTCTATTTGAAGCACCTAGAAGAAACTAAACAAAAAGAAGCAGATATGGTACAAAAGCAGTCTAAAGGTAAATCATCTAATAAGAGATAGATATGGCAGATAATGAAGAACTTGCAAATAGTTTAGCACAATCTATAAGCCAAGCGATGCAAGATGTTCTAAAACCTCTCACTGAGGCTTTAGATAAAAATACTGCTGCTAAGCAAAAGCCACCCACCCCACCAAAAGACCCAATTAAAGAACAATCAGATAAGATTGCTAAAACTCTTAAAGACTATTCATTAAAACAAGAATTGTTTAATAATGCGTTTGGTCAACGGTCTAGTGCGATGCTAGCGGTATTTGATGGATTATCTACACGATTAAAGGCCGTAGGTAAATCATTAGGTGATGGAGTTCAACTTGTAGTAGAAGGTATCAGAAATGCACGTGATATTGGTATCGCTGCACAAGAAGGTGTAGCACTAGAACTTGGAAGTCAAATAGAATCGATACGGTCAATATTTAGTCTTGACCCAAATCAAATATTTAATGCTGAAGAAATAAGAAATACCTCTAAAGCCGCGGCACAAGCCTTGGGTGGATTCTCGACGGGATTAACACCATCAGCAGAAGGACTTAGAACATTTAATCAGAATTTGGGTCAAGCGGGAATTATTGGTCCAGCTACAGCAGAAACATTCCGTGCTTTAGCACTGACAGGTACAACCACCGCAGCAGAATTCGAAACACTTAGAGCAGCGACTGGTAGACAATCGATACAAACTAGTACGTTAAGTGGTGTAATAAATAGAAATTTAACATCTGTTAATATTTTCGGAACTTCTGTATTAAAACGTGCATTAGACTTTGAACGTTTAGGGATTTCTCTTGATTCCTTAAATAAGGGAGCAGAATCTTACGTCACCAGTCTAGATCAACAAATTGATGCTGTCGCTCAACTTGGACAACTAGGAACTGCAATTGATTTTGAAAAGCTTACCATGCTTCAAGAATTTGGAGCACCTGGTGAAGCTCAAAAGTATGTAGCATCACTTGTAAACGCAGAAGATTTACGTAGTGCAAGTTACAGAGCATTATTAGGTCAAATTGCTGGTATTAATGTTGATGAAATTATCAAAGTTAAGGGAGCTGGAAATTTTACTAAGTTAGAAGAGGCGGTAACAAAACAAGCGGATACCACAGACAAAGCTAACACAGTTCTTACGTTTTTAGGTCAAGTTATAGATGTTATAAGTAAAAATAAATTAGTATTATTTATTGGAGGATTGGCCGCTGCGGTTGTTTCATTAACAGCATTTGTGGTTCAAGCTGTAGCATCTGTACGAACATTACAAACACTTAACGCTCTTGCAGCTAAAGCTGGTGGAGCCCCAACAACTACAGGTGGTGCACCAACAACTACCACACCCCCAGCTACTATGGGTGTTAAAACTGGTGTAGGAATGGGTGCCGGAGTTGGTGTTGGAGCAGGACTAGTTGGGGGTATGACAACAGCATTACAAGGCGGTGGGTGGAAGAAAGCAATTATTATGACCATCGCTCCTATTCTCGGTGGATTACTAGGTGGTGCACTTGGAGGAGCATTAGTTGGTGGATTAGCAGCTACTGGATTTGGTGCCCCAATCGCTGCAGCAATTGGACCAACATTAATTGCAACTATGTCTGGATTAGGAGCAACTGCGGCTGGTGTACTTGCATCTAAGATGACAGCGGATGATATGATTTCTTCACCTGGATATGGTAATCGCACTTTGGTCACCCCAACTGGAACATTCGCATTAAACAATAACGATACAGTGATGGCAGGTACCAATCTATTCAATAAGGGTACATTACAAGCTCCAACTGGAGAAAACTCCAGACTGCTCGACAAGATTGATAGATTGGTTGACACGATTCAAAACGCAACCACCACAATTAATGTGGGTGGTCAAGTACAACGGGTTCCTCGTTTTCAATTGGTTGGTGTACACTCTAGAAATGAAGTGGAGTAACCTATGGCGTTTACTACGTTAGAACAACGGTTTAATGCATCGGCACGGGAAATTTATGGAAGATTTTCCAATCAAAATGATTCGGTCACCGAAATAAAGCCAGACTCCGCTCAAAGTAAGAGTAGAATAAAAGATGATAGCCGACTTACTCCATTCGTATCAACAGTTCGGGATACATCACGGATTAGTAAATTTTTAGGTTCTGATAAAGGGGTATTGTTTCTTGCTAAGCAAACATTACTTCAAACGGGAAATACATTCGCAGAAACACGATTATATAATCCATTAGAAGCCTTACTCAATGTACCCCCGGCATTATTTATTCGTAGAAATATCGCATTTCCAAGTATTCTAGGTAAAAATCGTGGTGCGTTACAAAAAGAAACTATTGATAGTTTTAAGAATGGAGCAAATGGATTTATACAATCAGTTGTAAATACAGCATTATCTCCTATTCGTGCATTAAATGCACAACCTACCCGATTAAGACAAAATTATTTCGAACGACCAGAAGACAATGCAAGTTGGTACCCAAGACTATTAGCAAAACAAGACATCACAGACCAAGGTATCAAGCGACCGGCTGGATTGTATGCTGAACAATCATCTTCTACCGATTTTTATTTAAGAAAGTTTAGTTATGTAGACCAAGCTCAATCTGGGTCAAGAACATTTAGAGACTTAGAAAATACTGGTGGGTATTTCGCTAATGGGGATGTCTACAATCTGTCATCTGGTGGAAACGTTGATAAACAAAATTTATTTCAAAATCAAATTTCTTATAGTACGATCATAGATAATAACACATCACAAATAGATTCTAATAATAACGTTAACGCAGATATCATTAAGTTTATATTCAGTGATGCCGATGGTACCAATCCAATACATTTTAGAGCATTCATTTCTTCTATCAAAGAAAATGTTAAGCCAGAATATAATGAACAACGATATGTTGGTCGTGTTGAACGATTTGTAACATATACGGGAGCAAAACGTTCCGTATCATTACAATTTAATATTGCAGCGATGACCGCAGCAGAATTGGATTCGATGTGGTTACGCATTAATAATTTATCTGGTCGGGCATTTCCAAAGGCTATTTCACGAAATGGATTTATGGTTCCACCACTGTTTAGAATGACTATAGGAAATATCTATAAAGACCAACCATGCTATATCGATAATTTAGATTTTGACTTTTTGGATGAAAGTATCGTATTTGACGTAGATAGAGAAGTATCTCAGGTTATCAACGTACAAATGAATTTAGTATTATTGGAAAAGAGAACAAAAACATATGATAGTCCGTTCTATGAAATTACACAAGCTATGGAAGGTACGAAGGAACGTGTTGCACAAACACCTGTAACACCTGCGGTAACTGCTGGCACACCACCGACACCCCCAACGCCATCAGCTGCACAACGAGAAGAGGGCAGAAGAGAACGTGTAGCAACTGAACGTGCACAGAGTAGTCAAGGTACAAAAGTAGGGGCAACACCACAAGTACCTATAAATCCAAATGGTCCTCCGACTGTAGGTAATATTAGAACAGGAGTAACATCTACAACTGGTGCTCAACGTCCTACCACACCATTTGAGCAAGCATTTCCTCAGTTCGGTAATAGAAGTAATTACAATCCATTATTAACTCGTTTCGATGTCAATCTGGATTTAGCTGTTAGAAGAACTCAAGCAGTTGGTCGTGGTACTTCATCAGTATTCTCAACAACCCAACCTACCATAAGTGCACGATAATGAATCGATATATTGATACCTTACAAAGAATTGAATCACCAAATGCACCGGCATATTATGCATCAAGTATACCAACCAGTATACCAACCGAAGCGGTGCCATTTTATTATGAAGCACGTGATGGGGACAGATTAGATACTATTTCTAATATTTTTTATAAAACACCAAATAACTGGTGGATAATCGCACAAGCAAATCAACTATCGAACGGTACACTAACCGTTCCGGCTGGTACCGTATTAAGAATACCAAATCTATGACGCAAGTAAATCAATTTAATATAAATGAACTAAGGCAGTTATTCCAACGCAAAGGATATGTTTGGTATGAAGATGGAAAGCTGAACATTATCGGTGTGCGTAATTCCATACCAGGAAAGTTAAATACCAATTCATTTAATGATTGGATACTGGTGATATATAATAATGCGGGACGATATGAATATTATCAGTACGCTGCCACAACGGACCCAGGTCTTACCTATTCTTTGGCAGGACGAGGACCAGAAGATCTTCGTGGGGTGTCACAACTAATACCTGGTCAATATGTTAATGTATATAAGATAGATTTACATCGTGGACAATATGAAGCATTGTGCCAACGAAACGGAAAGGTAAAAATCTGGAGAGATGGTAACAAGAATAATATCTTAGATAACTCTGGCCCCGGAGTTATCGTAGAAGAAAGTAATGACTTAGGTATCAATATTCACCGAGCAAACGCAAGTGGCACTACATTAGCGGTAAACAATTATAGTGCTGGATGTCAGGTATTTAAGACAGCTGGTGATTTCTACCAGTTTATGAATATTGTGCGTAGTAAGCGTACACTACATAGAGAATTATTCACATATACATTACTTGAATCGGTAGAACTAACACAAGTTCCACCATCACAAAATGCGGTAATTCCAGCTAGTACTCTATATTCTAGAGCAGACGGGGCAGCTGTTCCCCGATTAAGTACTCGTCGTTCACGGTCTACAACGACTACAAATATTACTCCTTATATTTCATCGATTGAATCATTCCACCCAAATATTCAATATGAATTAACCAGACGTAGACTAGCAGGAAATACTATACATTCTCATACTCCATTTGTTAAGCTTACGTCATTGATGTATGTGTCTGGAAGTAATTTACTTTCTGGACAACATAAGTCAGCGTGGTGTCCAACATTAGGCGTTCACGACCGACAAGACTTAAAGTTTGAAGATATATACCTTGGTCAAGGTACATCTAAGAGAAGTATTGTAGGATATGCTACAAGTACAACTGGTCGAGTACCCATAGTTGTTACCGAAGAAGATGTACAACTAGACCAACCAAACATTCCACCACCAGGCATCACCAGTATAATTACCGAAAGGAGTACTACTGGACCTATGGGCGTTCGTGGTGGCCTATTTAAAGCGACGATAAAGATAACTGCATATTCTGTTGGTCAGTTAAATGCATTAATGAAGTATTTCATGCGACCAGCTACCAGAGTTGTATTAGAATATGGTAGACTAGCATCGGACCAAAATCCAGAGGATATAGAACCATACAATTGGACATTTGATAAACAAGGTAATATACGTACAGACTCTTCGGTCATAAACGATTCAGAAGATGGATTTAAGAAATTAATTACTTTGGAAAGTAGCCAAACGGCGTTCATAGAAAAGTATGTTTACAGAAATAATGGAAACTATGAAATTTTCATTGGGTACGTAGTAAAGTTTGGACTCAAATACGGAAAGAACAATACATACGAAATCGAACTTACGGTACACTCAGTACAACAATTTGAAATACCGTCAAAGTATACTGGAGCAAAACCTTTATGTCGTACTGGTACATCAGTAAGTGACCCAGAATGCAAGGTTACAGACGTACACGAATATTTTGATGATGCAGCGTCCAGAAAAACAAATTCGTTACAATATCTATTAACGAAAGTAATTACAGATGATAGTTCGGAAATTTCAAAAGAATGGATTAGTCACGTAGTACCTATCGCAACAACAAATGCAACCGACGGTGGTAATCAATCTACTGGGGCTAACAATCCAGACGCCGGTACAGGTATTGGTGGATATTTCGTATCATGGAAGTTCTTTGTGAACGTAATATTAAATGATAAGAATTATGGTTTAATGAGTTTGTTCGGTAACAACAGTGTAGAAAACGAAACATATCTACGTTCAAACTTTATCAAGCCACTTGGTGATAGAGGGACACAACCATCATCAGACAGAAACTTATTGTTGGCAGATGAAGTTGCATACAATCCGGCTCTTCGGTCAACAAATCCAGGCGTAATGTTAATATACAATTCTGGGCAGCAAGAATTGTATGATGCTACATTTGAATATGTTAATGTATTGGCAGAAGCGGTACGAAGAGCTGAACAGACGGGCACAACCCCACCAACGAATTTTTCAGATAGTAGTATTTTTGGTAAAATCGTAGGAAATCAAGATGTTGGTGATTTCAAGAGTGATGGAGATACTTCATTCTTAAGTAATGGTGTATGGATTAACACCAACGCTATCAAACAAGCATTTACTGCAGCGGACACGGTATCCGCTGGAATCAGTAATTTATTAGGATATATGAACGCCAGTGTAAGTGGGTATTGGAACTTACAATTAATTTCCAACGATACCTCACGACCCGGAATGCACGTTATTGATACCTTACCAAAATTCCCAGAAAATACACAAACTGTTTCTGATTTAGATGCGATGGATGAATCCAGTATTACTAGAACCGATGACCCAAAGCTTCAGCTAGAAGGGTTTACTGGTGAGAAGAAAACAATACAAGTAAGTAGTACCGAATCTATACAAATTAATCGACCAAAATATTTGTATATGTTTAATCGTAAAACAAAGCAACTGACTGACGACGATTTGGGTAGTGAACTTCTCGATATCAATATTTCATTTGATTTACCACAAGTTATTGCAGTACAAGCAATCGCAAATATCGGTGGGGTTGCTCAACGTGGAACTATCAATGCTATCGATATTAATGAATTACAAAGCTTGTCATTAATTCCAGAAATTTATGCAACTTGTAGTGCAGCAACCACAACGGGTACGTGTCCAGATGATGTAAGAGTTGAAGTAACTGCGGCATCACTAAATCCACCAACACAACGTCCAGAATTTTTGGGAGGGGCAGCTCCATCTCCATCCGCAACTCTATTAACCACGGGGTTTAGTCCATTTAGTGGTGGATTTGGTTCTACCGAAGCATTAACAACACAATTCGAAGAACGTACAGCTACGGCAAAAGCACTAGTGACTCAAAATCCAAATGGAGTGGCTGCGGTTCGTGAATATGGATATCTTGGTCAAGCTATACAACTTATCGAATTAAATCCACCTAAGATGTTAAAGGCATTGGATAGTAATAGTGGTGGTACTGGAACAAGAGATAAAGTGCATCCATTTAATAGTAGTAATTTAACAAAGAGCATTGTTGATTTAACTATGCCTGGTATCGGTGGAATTCAACTGTTCCAAACATTTGCAGTGGACCGTGTACCTCAAATATTAAAACGTGGAGTATATATAGTTACAAAGATAGTTCACGAATTTAATTTACAAACTGGATGGATTACCAAAGTTCAAGGACGCTTTAGATATAGACCACAAAATGAAGAATAATTTTACAATCCCATATGGGACAGTACCAAAAATAACTTTAGATGATATACGAGCCGGGTATGTTACTCGGTACTTCTTGCAGATTTTATCTAATAAAACGGTGATTGAAATAGATAAGACACAATATGATAGATTTGGTAAGAATCCATTATATGCTGTGATTTCTTTTAAATGGTATATTAACGGAAGATTAGAAGATACTGAATCTGCTAATGGAGTAATCAAGGGTGTACTAAGTAAAAATTCTACTATACTAAACTATTATAAAGTAATCATGCCAGAATTAACATATATTATCCGAAGTAATTCGCAGTATGTAATAGGGGTTGACAATCGTACTGAGTAATACTATATTTAAAATATAATATATTATTGAGGAACGAATGGTTATTACAAATCTAGATGATGTTACAAAACTCACCAACCGCTTACAGGAAGAGACTGCTTATGTCTATCCCGTGGCGGTTGATGCGTTTCTACATCCCGTCCAGAATAAATTGTCCTCGCTCCATTTCCGATTCGAAGATGGGACATTCTATACAGTATCGATAAATCATCCCGATGCCCCACACTTTGAGATTGACCTGTCACGTGCCTATAAGCTGGTGACCCTTTATCAAAAGGAACTTCGTCATCTCACTAATGCGATTAATGTGATTGATTTGGCAACGGTGTTACATCTCAACAATGATGTGATTCCGATATATCGTGAATTCTATACGATGGGTATTCATCAAATCAAAAATCAGTTCAAGTTCAAGAATCTTCATTATAGTATCCCATTGACTTCGTGGGTAGAAACGGCAGAAGCATTTCTCCAACATTGTGAACATCTCCATAAACGATACGAATCTATGGAACTTGACCCATCGTTCCAGTTTATCAATCAAATAACGATTCCTACATTGGCGAATATCGAGAAGTCGGGAATATACACGACGGACGGAATGGTATACTCTGATTACAATATCTATACATCGACAGGTCGTCCAAGTAATGCCTTCGGTGGTATCAACTTTGCCGCCCTCAATAAGAACGATGGTAGTCGTGAGAAGTTCATCAGTAGGTTTGGTGAGAACGGAACATTGGTTCAGTTCGATTATGAGGCGTTCCACTTGCGGTTGGCTGGGAAGTTGATGGATTACCAACTCCCACCCACCTCACTTCACACCTATCTCGCTCAGCAGTATTATGGAGTGGATGAAGTGACCGAAGAGCAGTATGAGGAGTCTAAGGCCCGTACCTTTGCCTTGATGTATGGTCAGTCCGACGATACGGGTGGCGTAGAGTTCTTCCAAAAGATTAAGGGGTATTCCTCCAAACTGTGGGACGAATACCGTCAGAATGGATTTGTATTGTCAGGAACGGGTCGCAAAGTGACCTTGGTGGACTCTTCAAAGAACAAGGTATTCAATTATATGATGCAATTGACCGAAACCGAAGAAGCCATATCCAGAGTTGAGGATGTCTACCGTTTCTTGGGGATGTATGAATCCAAGGTCATTCTCTATACCTATGATGCAATTCTACTGGATGTGCACAACGATGAGCTGAATTCTATGGACAATGTATCCAAGTTATTGAGTGCTGGTGGATACCCCGTTCGTCAGTATCGTGGTCATAATTATAATGAATTAAATCTATACAAAATATAGTGTTATTGAAGTAAATTTGATACTTATAAGATGACGGAAATAAACAGTCTTACGAGTATCTTATGAACGAAACTCAGCTACTTTGCACTTTTATTCCAGCAGCGGAATTAGATGTGCACATTAAATCTATACAAGATTCTTATACCCTCGCTTTCAATAATATTTATGTATTGGAAAATGTTGATGACGCCAATCAACTTATTTTAACATACAATATTATTGTTGGGTCATTAAAATCTGGACATCAACCACCTGCTTCTACCATTTCAGTACATAGAAAGAAGCAAACAAATACAATATATACAATTAATGCACTTAATGCATTGATTGCAAGTAAGAACGGCGGTAAGATAGATAAGTCCTATAAGATTGATTGGGATGAATTAAAGAATTCTATTTTAGTAACCGCACACGGTCAATTAAAAATAGTTAAAACCAAAATAAAAGAAATAT